GGGTCTTGCTAAGAAAGCTAAGAATGTGACTTGCGTAGATTTTACGAGAACTCCTAAATTAGGTATTAAATTGGATTAATTATAGGGATACTTTTTAAGCGCATTTAGAAGCGATTTAACAGACTTTGACAGGCTCAGATATATAAATCTATATCTGAGCCTATTTTGTTATGTTAGAGAGCAAATATGAGAGTAATTAAATATCCAATAAAAAACCTGACCAAAGCCAGGTTTTATATCTCCATGCATGGAGCAAATATAAAGATATTTTATAAGAATTTTTAAACTTGAGCTACATCCTTAGCCAGCTTGGAAAGTACTGCTAATTTCACAGGATCATTCTTAAACTTTTCCGTAAGGGCTTCAATGCGCTCCTTATAAGAATTTATTTTATTATTCTTAAATTCTTCTTCTAATTTCTCCTGTTCATCTATAGAAGTATTTTCTAAGACATTGCTTACAATCTCCGCATAGTTTTCATCAAGAGATACATTGGTTTTTGATTTGATAAAGGAAAGTGCGTTAATAGCGTCTTCATTAATAGTCCATTTAGGATGCCTATTGGATTGTAAAAGCGTGGCATAGAGATTATTACCGGATTCTATAACAACAAATTTATCGTTCTTTGTAGAGTATATTGTCGTATTATCCATGCTCAGAATCTTATCATAGTTCTCACATGTCAGGGCAATGGCTTCAAGAACACCTGCTAAGTTATTACGATGATGGGGATTGGTGGCAGTGAGGATAAGGCGATTGTTATCGCGCAATTGCTCCAGAGTCATCTTGATATCACCTTCCTTGCCATGTTTTGTGATGTTATCGGCTTCAGAGATTTCATAAGTGGCATTGGGAGCCTTAATAATGATTGTATCAGAATTTACTTCGCATATGCTGGATTCTAAAAGGGACGATACAGTTTTGAAAGTATTAGATACTTCATTCCATTGACATTCTTGGATATTCTTATCATCATCTAATTTATAAAGAGTTCCTGCTACTTCAAAGCAAAATCCATCGCCTACATTTTCTATCATAGATACCGGAGTAGCCTTGAGATAATCAGCCGAAGCTTCTACAACAGGTTGATTTTTATATACTTGTTTAGCAATATTACGGAAGCCTTCGCAATACATAACATTTTTAAGGGCGCCTGCTTTAATATACTTAACAACATCTTCTTCTTGCATCTCGAGAAGTTTTTCAACATGTTTTACAGCATTCTTATTAAGATAGTTATACGAGGCATTGCTATGATTTATTGATTCACATACAGTAGCAAGAGCCCAGGAAGTTTTGTTGCAGTTGATATAATCAGCAACAGATTCAAGTATTTGATTTATACCATTGTCATAACGACAAATTTGAGCTTCTTTTACAAACGAATTAACAAGATCATAAGTAATCTCATGATTCATTATAAAGGATTTATACTTGTTTAATAATTCAGCGCCTGTTTGAGTCCGCGCGTGAGCTTCATTAATAACTGTATTGAACTCTAAATCTGCTAAAATCTTATTCATACTATTATAGTTTATTTGTTATGTTTTGTTTATATAATAAAAAGCTTAGGAAGATCTTTCAATTATCTTCCTAAGCTCTTATATATGAATGTACCAGAAATATTAGTTCATCGTAGTGGAAACATTGTACCTATTATTTGTAAAATACATTATATCACTTGCTTTTTTAGTATTTGTTGGATATTGAGTAGTTTTTAATCGTTTGAAATAAAGTTCTCTATCAGAAATGTCTATAGGACATGAACATATAAACTCCCAAAAGTCATTAGACATGGCTTTAATAGTCTTAATAATATCTTTTTTATTGCATGTCCTTATAGTATATTCATACAGTTCCATTATATAATTCTTTTATTTCATTATAATGTTTTTTAATAAACCCTAATGTTAATAATCCTGCATTTAATGTTATTAAAATATCTTCTGTAAATTGTAAAGTAACTGGATGTATTATAAAATTATGTTTGGTATTATTAAACCATTCAAGCTCTTTTTTATAATCAATAATTCCATTATAAGTCTTTTGGGCAGCCAACCAATCAGCAATCATTTCAAGCATGCATTCAAAGGGCATTTTAATAGGTTCTATTTTGCCTTTATTATAATCTATCCAGTACTCAAAATGATGATCATTATGCCCGTGATGATGCTGCCAAGCCTTTGAATATCCTTTATCTAATTTACAAAGAGGAATGGGAGAGATCTTTTTATCATAATATTTAGAGGACTCTATAAATTCTTTATAATGAAATTTTGACAGGTCATGTACGAGCCCTCTCCAATACAAGCCAATTTTCCAACAAATCTTTAAGACTTCTTTTTTGTGTTTAATAACTCTATAAAAATGTCTATAATAATTACTTATATTCATATTGTTCAGTATCTTCATTAAAAAATTTATCGCGGATTTTTATGGGTTCTCCTATGCTTTCATAATATTTTTCAACAACCTCTTTATTACTCGTAGGACTGAAATTGGCAATATTTAACTTAAAGATCATCTCCTCTCGATTAAACCTATAAAATTCCTTACAATCTTTGATACACTCCAGGACTTTATCTATATCATGAATATCTATACCATGTTTTTCAACATATTCTTTGACAATGTCTATATAATCACTCCAATGAGATTCTATGTTATAAGCACGCATATAATTATCCATGATACTTAAATATTCTTCTTTGGATAGATAATGTTGTTCATAAAATTTTACATTGGGATCTTGTTTGGCTAATTTGCTCATTTGCGCCAAGGAAATCTTTGGCTGAGACTTTTTATACATTTCATTTAAGCATTTCTTAATAGCCTCACTTATAATAAAATCTCTGGTAATCATATTTGAATCAATCTATTATAATAATTAATGAATAAATTAAAATCTTCTTTATAAAATGACATATTTGTAGAGCCTATGATATTGTTATTATTAAATATCTTAAAATCTATTAATAAAAATTCTTCATCATCTTTATCTACTTCCGATACAAGACCTTTACCCATGAACTCTATTAAATACTTTATAATATGTTTATTACCAGGCTTGACAATTCTTTGACCATTTATAATCATTATTTGAGAATTGTCTGTTGCTTCTGATGTTTTAATATATATAATTTCATCATCACTTTTAAATCCTTCTCCGATAAGATGATCTTTAATATCTTTTATTAATAAATCCATATCCTAAATTTTATTTAAGGTCTTGAGATTCATTACATTATATTCAACACCACCTATAAATTCTTCGAGATTTTTATGGCCTGTATATGACATTGTAGAGGATATTACATCACAAAAATCTTTGCGGAATTGATCTATGGAGGTTTTTATAGGAATTTTCTTTTCGACACCCTCTTCATGTTTTAATACATTTCCTTTACTAATTTCATTTTGGGCCCGATGTGTAGACATTCCATAATATTCCCTACATATACCTTTTTCATTATCATATACTACTTTACCACAAGCTTCTTTCATCGCAGCTGCCAAGCGCCCTATCATAACATAATCAGCCCCCAGTGCAAGTGCTTTGATAATCTGACTAATATTAGTAAATCCCCCATCTGCAATTATAAGAGGTACTGATTTATATTCATTTTTAGTGGCTTTGATAGTCTCTATAATATCTTGATGGGTAACAGCACTATTAAGGGATTCAATGTCTATATCCAATGATTCCTTGACAAATTTCTTTGCTGCATAAGTTTCTATTATAAGTGTTGCCATGGGGTAGTGTATACCTGTCTGTATAGAAGTGGTACACACATTGCCTGATCCTATACCTATTCTCACAGCATCTATACCAGCTTTTGCATATTCATAGTAAGTAACAGGATTAGCTATATTACCGGTCATTATCCATATTTCTTCACCCAGTAATGTTTTGAAATCCTTGCAAAGATTTATAAGTTCTTCCATATGACCATTAGCCTGATCTATACATATATGGGCAGTATATCCAAGTTTAGACATTTTACGGCTCAGGATATCATCAAAATAATCATAAAGATAAGAAGCCTCTTTGAATCCAAAAGCAACTACTATACCACTGCTAAGTATTTCAATCCTTTTATTAAATTCTACTGAACGTGGCACAATAGTATTATAATGACCTTGCTCAAATAATTGTATATTATTTTCATCAAGGACTGATGACATTGGTGAGATGTATATAGGTAGCTTATAGTCACAAGAAGCACTATTGTAAAGTGGTATGCATTCTTTGCGACTTTTGATGGTTGTTATTTTTGTAGGAATAAGGCAAATTTCATCAAGATTGTAAAGCATAATTTTATAAAGTTTTATATTATATATTTATATAACAAAATAAGAGGAGATATTTATATACCTCCTCTTAAAAATTATCTAAAAACTATTAATTATTTCACCGTTGCTATTACGATTCGATTGAAAGGTTTATCCCCAAATTCATCGGTGGCACCAAAAGCTTTTGTTTCGAGTCGATTAGCGGGCACTCCAAATTTAATCAATTGATCTTTAATAACATTGGCTCGTTGCTCAGAAAGTTTTTGATTAAACTCCTTAGTACCTTCTACAGACGCATATCCAGATATTACATAAGTCTTATCATTGGACTTCATGAACTCAGCGATGTCTTTAATCATCGGAAGAGACGTTTCATTAATTTCATAAGAACCTTTCTTGAAACCTATAGGACTATCAGGAGCCTCAGGAATTTCATTATCGTTGCTTTTCTTAAGTTCATTAGAAAGCGTTTCATTAGTACCCTGAAGATCTTGGATGATCAACAGACATTCATCGACTCGCTTATTAGCATCATCACATTGCTTGCGCAGATCATTAATTTGATCATTCATAGTGTCCATTTGAGCTTGTGTATAAAGCTTGTCACTGAATACAAATCCATGCGTTCCATTGGAGTTCTTAAAGTGATATGTATAAGCTACCGCCAATTGGAGATTAGCCCTGTTTATGCTATAATCTGCCTGATAATCATGCGTATGCATATTCCATACAACACCAGGTCGGAATGAAATAGTATGCTGTCGGAACTCCCCAAGATTTACATTGAAATTCAATTCAGTCTTAGTTTCCACAAAGTTTTTATCATAGCCAATTACATAGGGGTTATCACTATGGCCATAAATATGTCCCCAACCTACCCCAAGAATCATATCGATTTCAAAAGCTCGGCGATTGCCTTTATATCCACCAAAGAGATTCATAAGATTTGTAATAGTTCTAACGCCTACATATTGGTGTTCAAATCTAATGTTTTCAGAGGCATTACATGCATCTTTAATTGTCCATTCACCCTCTACACCCAAACCAAAAGTCGGAGTAATCATTTTATTAAATTCAAGACCTACAAGAGGATCAACGGTTGTGAAAGAATGGTGTAGAGGTGTCGAGACACCAGCTTTAAGTGTTACAGAAATATTATCTGTAATATTACTGGGTTCAAGAGGTTTCTGCGCAAAAGTGCTCACGGCAAAGATTGTTGCCAACAAAACTGTAAAAAACTTTTTCATAATTGTTTGAAAATTAATTTGTTAAAAACTTTTATTATATTCTAAATTCTTTATTAAAAAATTCATTGCTTCTATTTCCCCATATGTCAAACTAAATGTTTTCATAACAGGTTCTTCATATATTGAGATGTCATATCCTTCACTGTTATCCCATTCTACAATTTCTATATAGTCACCAACATTAGCTGCAGGATCGTAATTTTTAAGGGTATCACTTATAGATATTCGTTGTTTCATTTCCATATTAATACTTTCTTTCTACTATATAACACCATTTAACATTATTAAACATTATATATAATTCACTTTGGCCTGTGGTTCTCATGAGAAGCTTCATAGTACCTCTATCACCATCTTGATCAATAAATTTATATATCATATTATAGTCTCCATCGGAATCATAAAAATTATTTACGTGTTCCGTTATTTTATATATTTGAGTCTGAGGAGAATATATAATTACTATATGATAAGTGTCATTAATAATCATCCTCATATTGCTGGGTTGTACATCAGACCAATCTTCCCAGTATTGTAATTGTTCATTATAAAATTTTGAGGCAAATCCCACTGTTCTAAATTCATATACCTCAGCAGAGTATAGGCTAATGGAACAAAAGATTCCCAAAATTATTAATAGTAATTTTTTCATATTATGACTTTATGTATTTATATATTAATTCGCCCTGGAATCTTTAAGTATTTCCTTAAAATCTTTTTGAAGAGGTATAGCTATTTGCTGGGCCATAGGGTGTGCAACTTTATCAGCGCGCCTATAAAAGAAATTCTCCCAGGCATCACCGAATCCACATGATATGAGCTCTGATTTAATATCCAGTGGAAGGACATCACGGGCATCTTGCGCCTTAAATCCTTGTTCGAGCATGCTAAAATAATTCTTTTCAGATTCACGGCAGCATTTTAGGAAAAATTCTCTGTTATTCCAATCTTTCTTTTCCCACCAGTGCGGTAATATAAAGGTTACCTCATTCTCAAATCGATCTTTATTATAAGAACAGAAACGCGTACTTTCAGCTAAATGACTGAGAGAGACATGCGTACGGAATTCATCCATGACACCCCTATTGATTATAAAATGTACTGTATAACGTTTATAATGCTTAGTAGGCTCTGAAAGATACTTAAGAAGACTTTCCATATGATCTCCTATAATGACTCTATAATTCGTGGTGATATATAATTTGTCATCATAAAGGTATTTTGTATATGGATTCCTCAATATCTTCATTTCGTTATTAGTAAGTTTGGTTTCATGCCCATATACAATAGGTACTGTTAAGTATACTGTGCCCAATTCAAGGGGTCTTCCATGATCATTTTTTATAAGGTTTTGTACAAATTGTTTATAAGAATCTTCTGTAATCTTATCTTCGGATTTATAAGATACACGAGCACATTTTTCTACGAATTTTTCTATGCCTTCTATGCTGAAATCTGTTTGATTAATTATTTCGTAGCTTTGCTTGATTATTTTCATATTTCAATAAGTTTTTCTTTAATGTCTTTACAAAAATCTTCGGCTTCTTCGTTTGTCTTAAAGACCTTCTCTATATTCTTTCCAGAGGTCTCTATGACAACATATGGTAAACTGTACAATTCTTTACCACGGATTGTATAATATCCATTAAAGGTATTGACGTAATCTTGTAAGTCATATATTTTTTGGTATCCTAAACAACAATGATATACCCAATATTCCTTTGATATGCCATACCAATGTTTCTTAGGAGGATAATATTTAATATTGCTTTCTAAAGCCTCAAAAAATACTTTTATAGATATTATATGATCTCTATTTATATAGATTTTCATACATTATAATTAAAAGTATCCGAGGGCTCTATGTTTCCGGTAATTTGAACAATATCTTGGCAAATCAATCTGAGATTTTCTTCTGAGCAATTTTGAATGATTTTAATAATCATATCTCTTTGTGTTTCAATAGGATATGATGAGAAGTCTTTGCCATTGACTTCCATGATATCTACTTTCAAATTGTTTTCGAGTCTTGCTTTGTATTTCATTTTTTAATATTTTAATGGTATTTATATTTAGTCTTGTGAAGAACTTTTTTGTTTTTCCATTGCTTTCTTTGCATGGGAATATTCTTTTAAATTCATTATAATCCTTCCAACTTATCAATTAGCCTCGCTTGATACTTTTTAATAGCACCCATAATATCAAGAAGAAGATCTTCATCATAGCTATTTAGTGTCCAAACTCTCCAGGAATAAAAATCTTTTTCATCACCTACATTTATACTAATTTCCAGTTTCTTTTTATCTTTATATTCCTCTAAAGATTTACAATGGGTAATAACCTCAATGTATCTCTTTGCTTCATCAAGGGAAGTCTTTGTTTTGTTATATTCTTCAATAGTCATTACCATTCAATTTTAGTTTCTATAAATTCATTACTAATATCATCGCACAATTCAAACACGCCTTCTTCAGTTATTTCAGAACCAAGTTCAAATATTCTAAAGTTACAAGCTAAATAATCTTTCTTAGCTTTCTCTATAAATTTAGCAATATCTTCTTTAGACGATACCACATTATAATTTGGAATATGGTCTCCATTTTCCAATGTCAAATAAAGTATTATGTATTTCATTCCCAATCAATAGAATTAGTTAAGTTTCGTTCTTCATATACCTCATAGTTGAGAGTGGCTCCGTAAGATTTTCTTAGTTTCCTTATTCTTTTTCTCACGGCAGATACATCTCCATCAATGTATATTTTGCCTGGAAATGGATAATGTTCATTTAATATAGACCGAAATTCTATTCTATAGATAAAATTAGGGTTATTCTGTGCTATATGCTCTTGTTTTATATTATCTCTTTTACATATATAATTTTCAGAAATAATGTAGAATATACTTACAATAATTGTAATTACAAGTAATCCCCCTATTATTAATAATGCTATCATATTAGTTATCTTTTTCTTTTGAATAACTTAAACATATCCGTATGATTTATATCGTTATATATTGATATAACAAATACTACATAATAATTTAATGGATATTATAAAAATCTACAGCATTACTCATATGCATATCTAATAAAACAAATCTTATATTATCTATGATTTCAATATAATGTTGATGGTAATGACCATATATCCAATATTTTATGGGGTTATTGTTTTCTTTTAAAGTATTATATATATTCGTCATTATGTTCCTTTCATTATCAATGTCTTGCTCTAATAAAGGATCCCCTATAAGATATTTTATAATACCTTCTTTAGTATGAGGATAACAGAAATTGGGACATGTATGTGTACATACTATATCAATATTTTTTAAGTTATATAAAATATCTTTATCAATATAAGGCGCCTCATCTCCCCAATATTCTTTTCTAATATCAGAGCTATTATATCTATTTTTGAGGATCATGTCTCCATTCATCCTCATTTTCCGATATGTTCTATCAATCGAAATAGCACCACCAACACAAAGAATGTTATGATTGATGGTTTTAATTACAGACCAATCATGCACTGTAATAACTCTTCCCGTTTTATATAAACCTGAATTAAAATATGAAGGATCATCATGATTGCCTCTTATAAAGAATATATATATATTTCTCTCGCGACATAACTTATTGATTTTTTTAAAGATATTGTCATAATATTCTTTCTTATGGAATCCTATTCCTATATCACCACAGTATATTAATATAGAATCTTTAATATCATATTTTTTGATATTAAATATCACATCTCCAAATCTTCCATGGAGATCTCCAAATATATATATATTATTGAGCTCTACAGTATAATTCATAAGTTTTTTCAAATTCTTTGATATGTATTTTATATACATCCCAGTCTTTCGTATATACTACATAATCCCCTATGACAAACTCAACATGTATGAGCTCACCCGTTTTGATGTTTTTATAAGATTTTCTTTCCTTTATCATTATGATCTAAAAATGATATGATTAAAACCATGAGACAACATATAAGTGTCCCGTAAAAATATTCTATTTCCATTCTAATTATATATAACAAACCCAGGAAAGATCTTTATTGCTCCCTGGGTTGTTTTTTATATAAGTGATTTGAATTTATTGACTTTTAAGAACTCTTTAATCTTTGGAAGATCTTTTATCTGTCCCGGCCCTATATTATATTTTAATATATCATCTCTTTGTTGATCTGTCATGTCCTTAACTATTCGATATCCACAGAAATATGATAAATCATCAGTACATCCTCCCAACATAGACCCATCTCCTACTTCTCTTTTAAATCTTGCAAGCATCGTAAATACCTTTTTATCAGGAAATTCGGGAGCAAGTTCTTTGACATATTTGAAAAGATCCCAGAAATCCATTTTATTGAGTTGGTAAGACACAACTGTTTTAATGGCTATATTAAACATTACATTGGGTTTGACTTTCTTGACTTTATGCAATGAATTATATACAGCCAAGCCTTCGTCTAATGTATTTCTGCCAGGCAAGCCAAATAGGAATAAATATAACCCGGTTTTAAGTCCATAATACCTTCTTCCTATATGCCCATCTACTTCATGCCTTTTAAGACCTTCTATATCTTCTTTAGAGAACTTAGATTGTGTCTTGACATACATGGTTTTATTAGGTCTAACAGACATCCTGGGAAGTAATTCATCGTTTAATTTAACGATCCAGTGATATTCTTTAGAATCTATATAATTCTGTATGATCTTAGCAACTTTATCCCCAGGGATATTCCTATCAGTAGTTAAGGATTCATCAAATTTAGTGTTTTTAATAACTTCAAGTGCTTTCTGATAATTTTCTAAAGATGGCAGAAGACTTTTTCGAGACATATAATATGGGGCCGATTCAAGACCCATAAAATATTTTATAATATCCAATTGGTCCGTTATAAGTTGTATATAATATTCAGATAAGAAACATCTAAAATTCCTAAATTCTTTTAATAAAGTCTCACCAAGTTGTATATGATAGTCTGTTAAGGTGTTAGGTTGGAGTTTAAATATAGGATTGTATTTAATACTTGTTTTGAGGTGTTTATTAAAGAGCTCCCATTGTTCATCTAAATTGACTATAATATGTGCATCATAAGATTCTTTGCATTTCATTATAAACTCATAATATAACTTGTCCAATTTCAATAATTTATCTTTATCTTCCTGAGATAATAGATAAGGAGATGTTGTTATATATTCATTAAAAGTTTTCATCCGCGAAAAAGTTTTTTAATATTTATATCGGACCTTATAAAATTATTAATAGAATCTTTCCATTTTAATATATCAGATTCAGTATAAGTTACTTTATTGTTTTTCAAAAAGATCTGTTGCTTAGGGCTTATATCGGACCCATAAAACATTTTATTAATATCTCCTTGAGTGAGTTGTATAGGGTTCTTACCAAAATATGCTAAACTCACCCATGAAAGATCTATATAAAGATTATTATAATCCTTCATAAATTCCCTTACATGTGACCAAGCATATTCTTCGTAACTTTGAGTCATACCTGCATGACATAAGATTATAGGTGTATATGGGTAATTACTTAAAAGATTATTAAATCTTTCTACGTCACTTTTGTTTTTAATATTAAAATGTATATAAACGGGTAAGTTGCCCACACTCTCAGAAAATTTACAAACATCCTTAGCAAAAGATATTTTCTTGAGATTTATTTTTTCTCCACGGGAAGTATCATAAAGTTTTAACTCGCCAAAACCTGAGATTTTGTCAGGATTTTGATTATAAATCTTTTTAATATCTTCTATATTCAATGATGTTGCCAAAAGTTTATTATTAGGATTTTCAAAGAACTCAGGGCGGTCTTCTATAAACTTTTTATATAAACAGGAATATCTTTATATTCTTTTAAAGAATCTAATTCAATGTCTATAAATCCTATACAAGAATCACATCCGTATTTATAAAGGTCCTTTAAGCTACCTCTATGTGAAAAGAGATGAACATGCCCATCTATGGTTATGTTATTATTATTTATATAATTATATAAAGGTATCATTTCTTCTTAGATTTCTTTTTCTGTACTTGAAGAGCAGCGTTAGTGATTTTCTTTATATACTCAGGATCGATCTTCTTCTGCTTCCAGTAATTTAATATGGCTTCGCGAGTTTTCTTAAAAAATCTCCCCTCAGTAAAAACTACCCGAGACCAAACATTAGTTGTCAAAGGCCTGATATTTCTCATTAATTCAGGAATATACTCTCTAATACCTATATCAAGCTTTGCTTTTTGTAATTGATATATAATATATCTATAATCAAAATTAGGATTAGCAACAGTCATTTTAGTATCCCAGTGTTTCATATAAAATCCCTTAAATATACTAAATATCTTATCCATAAGGGCATATCTAATAGCAGGGGGATAATAATGCATATTAAACCCCAAGACACGAAACCCATGATCAGTCTTCCTAACACCGAAGAATATAGTGCAAGGCATAGCATCATAATACTCAAGTTCTTCTTTATATTTAGGTTGAAAATAATCAAACATTATGAGTTGTCCTGGTACTATATATTTTTTCCAGTTCATATTAACATCAAAATGCCTTGTTATAAAATTTCTAACGGTCTTATCTCGTTTAACCACATTAGTTTTATATACAGCATCTTCTTTAATAGCTTTAAGCATATTAAATTTAGAATCAGGTTTTTTATGTAGTTTTTCCTGTTCTTCTTTATACTTCGCACTATTTTTCTTTATTATTGCCATTAAAAGATATTCAGTCTTTTTTTATTAGGATTTTCTTCAGTACTATTAATATTAAAATAATCAGAAATCATAAAATTATTATGAGGATTTTCAAACGGATTATATATATTACTTTTAATCTCTAATCTTTCGTCAAATTGATCTCTTAAAATCTTATATTGCAGAGTTTTCTTTACAAAATTTAATTGAATCTGTGACATAACCATATCATCATGTCCATAAGAAGCCTTAAAATGATTTGTCCCATCATTACAGAATTTTTCGAGTTCAAACATAAAAGCATCTGAATCATTCTTTATAACTCCTTTTTCATAATCTTCTTTAAACATTAGACAAGCTGTTGTTTTATTACCAGAAGTTATCTTAATGCCATTTAAGTATCTTGAGCCAGATTCATTATAATACTTCACTATATTAGATGGGTCAAATCCCCTCATAATTTCTTGATTATTATCCATATTATCATATAAATAAGATAAGAACAATTCTCCATAAGTATTCCATTCAAAAGATACTATATATTGATTAGAGTTCATATAATAGGAACATAACAATTGCAATGCAAGAGCGCTTTGATTTCGTTCTGTTTTATTAGATCTAAAATACCCTATACATTCTGTTTCGTTCGTAGTAGAATTTAATATACGATTTATCATAAAAACAGTATAATCCCTTCCAATCCCTTCAGATATATCACAAGTAACTATTATATAATCCTTTTTAAGTTCATCCATAGGTTCATACGAAGGTTTCCAAAAGAAATACTCTGAACACGGAACTCCTGCTAAATCTTTATTAACAAACCTCTCCGTTTCTTTTCTTTTCTTTATAAGTACTTTCTGAGCTATAAGTGTATTAGCAGATACATCGAAATTAGTGCCGAATTGTGAATTAAATGCTTCTTCAGAACCATAATTAGCTACTTGCATCTGATGCCAAGCCTCATCACGTTTCTCCCAACATTTCTTTTCAGGATTCCATTCAGGTACCTCCCACCAATCGGTTTTAAATGGTGCATACTCAGACTCTCTATTAATAGCCGCTTGCCATATCTTATAAAATAAATTGTATCCGTTCTGAGTAGATGTTATCATAAATCTTGCTCGAGATGCTGTAATCGTAGGGAAAATGTTATTATAAAATTTATCTATAATATTCGGAGGAATATGAGCAAACTCATCGGCAAGAATACAATGGAATGTATAAGATATACCTGAGTTTATGGTAGTTGCTTCCGCCATGATTCTGCATCCATTATCCAAAACAATTTCACCTTCATTCCATTTATATATTCCTGGTCGTAAAAAGAAAGGGAGCTCAATGAACACTTTTCTCGTTTTATCTAAGATTTCGATTGAGGTTCTGCGTTTATTGCCGAGCACCAGAGCATTTTTATCGAAATTAAAACAAATATAATGCAGCATAAATAATGCAGACATAGTTGTTTTTGAGCATTGCCTACATGCTAAATAAATACTTAAACGATTCTTTTCAAGATGTCTTAAATACTTCTTTTGATAATCTCTTAAGTGTATATGCTGAATACCTTCTGGGGTCATTAATTTACAATACTTTTCAGCAAAATATAATATATCATCTTTGCATTTCTTCCATTCTTCTATTTCTTCTTCAGTCCTTTCAAATACAAGATCTCCCTTTAATAGTCTTGTATTATTTTCATAAAAAGGATTTGCTTTGAGTTTTTTACCTTCTTCAAGACCTTTAATGGCAAGGTTAAGGGATTCGGTGGACCAAATCATTCTTTTAGCGATCTTACCAGAGTCGTCTTCTTTAACCGGATTAAAAACTTCTTTTTTCTTTTTCATGATTTAAATATTAATTTGAGTACCAAGCGTATGTACTTTGTCCTGCATCATAAATTTCTACAAATCCATAAGATCTCATTAATTCTTCATTAGAACTTCCCTTACCATAATTTGTATGAAATATATTATCAAATCCTTTTTTTAATAATAAATTATCTGTTATATGGGTTTTTGTTTTGCTATTATACCAATGCCTTGAAGGATTTCCTCTTGATATTAGTTTAAATCCTAATTTATTATACACATTACCTGAAAATTTGGAATTATCACAATAAGATATAATGGATTGAGGATTAGATTCTTTTATAAAATAATTAAATAACTTTTCTGCACCCCCAATAATTATATATTCAAACTTTGTACAAAGCCTAATTAATTCATATTCGAATTTTTTATTATATCTTGGTTTGCCAAAAGACATTACTTGAATCAATTCATTATTATAATACAATCCTAATCTAACGCTTTGATTTCTACATGTATTCTGAAAATGATATTGATTTAGAAATTCATCTAAAATTTTCTTATTTATACGTTTAATGGTACAATTTCTGGCGTATAATTTATTCTTTTTAATTAAAGATTTTGCTATTTTAGATTTATCATCCCAATCCCATATATTAATTATCCTATAATTATTATCCCGCGCCAATTTAGTCTTATCATAATGATATGTTTTTCCTATCATTTTTCCTCCAAATGGATTCCAATTAATATTATGTGTAGGATATGGATTGATCTCAATTAAAGTATTGTTAACTAAAAAATCAAAAGACTTTCCGCATAAGTATTTTTCTTTTTCATATTTTATATTATTTTCAATTAATAAATCTTTAAAATTTTCATTTGGTTTACTTTGAGAATTTCTTGAATTATGAGCTTTTTGTGATAAACACATATACTCTACACCATATCTTTCAAGACATGTCCCTCTTAATTTTTTCTTTGTATCCTCTGATTGAATAGCATATTCATGGCCATATTTCTCAAGACATGTCTTTCGTGATTTTTCTAAACATTCTTTTCTTTTACGATCATACTCTTCTGAACGGAAATAATATTCATTACCATATCTTTCAAGACATGTTTGTTTCGATTTATCTTGTATTGTGTTAGATTTCATTGGGTTATTAACTCCATATCTTTCAAGACATGTTTGTTTAGCTTTTTCACGAAATTCTGGGATACTGCTTATGTTTTCTACTCCATATCTTTTGAGACATGTTTGTTTGCCTTTTTTAATAAATTGCTCAGTATAATTATCCCCATATTTTTGTATATTAGATTTTTTATATTTTTCACGAACTTCTTTATCATTTTGCGCGCATTTACTTGAACAAAACTCTCCAAATCCCTTAACATACCCATGAAAATTAACAGGTTTACCACAAGCTTTGCATAAAGGTTTCTCTTCTATATTATTATAAAACATATATAATGCTTCTTTTGTAGTGCAATCTACATAATGGTCTTTTAAAAATTGGTAAAATTCACTATAATATCTTATAAGCCAATTATCCAAAGATAAACGTCCTGTTATAATATTTTTATAGGAATCTGGGTGAGTCATATAAATTATTTTTAACTATATAATATTAATTACAATTGAGATTTTTAATAAAATCCTTCAAAAATACTTAACAAAATACTATATATAATATATTCTATACAAAAAAAAATATTTGTATATGTCTCAAGACTATAATGAACTTGAATCTCAAATAGGTGACCTGGGTGGTGAAGAGAAGCCTAAGAATATGGGTAAGCTCCAACACAGAGCTTCTTATGGCCAGAAAGAAGAACTTGATAGCGATGAGAAACAATCATTGGATACATTCCTTAAAAAGACCAAAAGAGAACATGATAAAATAATTGAAGGTTCTACTCCTATCTCTCATGGATGGATCCCTATAGATCGTGCTGAGATGGGTATAAGAAGCGACTTTTATCCTTCTGACTGGACTTTTTATATAAAACCCGCGCAGATGTCCGCTATAAAAAATTGGACGGCTATTGACGAGGAGCGCCCCGATGTTGTTAATAATGTCTTTAATGAGATTATCAAGACATCTCTTAAGATCGAAGGTGGTGATGGTAAAGGTATTTCTTGGACTCAAATAAATTCTTGGGATCGTTTCTGGTTTATTCTTAAAGTCCGCGAATATACTTTTGCAGAGGGTGAGTCTAAGATTGAATTTGAAGATACCTGCTCGGAATGTGATACTGAAATTACTTATAATCTGACTTCTTCTAATCTCTTCTATGAATTTCCGGATGATGATCTTATAGAAAAATATTGGCAAGACGGTAAATGGGTCATTAATCCACAGGAATATGGGGTAGATCATAATCCTATTATATTATTTACCCCCAAGCTCGGTAAAGACGAGGCTGTTATTGAATGGGCTACAGCACGAGCTCGTAATAAACAGAAGATCGATGAAACTTTTGTTAAGTTCCTAATATGGATGTTGGATAAACCTGCTAAGGATCCATCTATGCTCGATAGACAGATTCAAAAGATTTATAAAGAATATCAGTCATGGGATTATGATATGTTTTCTTTTATGAATGATGTAGTAAACAATATCACTATAAATCCATCGGAAAAACTTCGTTGTACTTGTCCGAATTGTGGCCAGGAGGCTACCTCTACAGTCCAGTTTCCGAACGGCATCAAAATTCTCTTCACGGTTGAGTCTAAAGTTAAGAAATTTGGGTCTCGCTAAGTATGGTTGGTTGACCGATATAGATCTTGAATGGCCTCCTGAGAGATTGACAAACGAATATGTGGAAGCAGCTATTTATGGGTTGTTCAAATTAGATATAATGAATTATATCAAAATGAAAGCTGTCCTTGCCAAACAATTTCATATACAACCTTCTGAGATCGATATATTACCAGCTTGGGAGTATGAATTATTTATAAAGCAACTTAATGATATCGTTAAAGAAGAGAATGATAAACAGAAGTCAGAAATGAAAAAATATCATGTAAATGAATATATGGATATGGCGAAACCCAGTAATATGAATAAGATGATGTCAAATTCAATGCCTAAAATGGCTTCTCCTAATTTTAATACGGGCTCCCCAAATTCAATGAATATGCCTAAATTTTAATATAAAGGATCCCTATAAAGGATCCTTTTTTTATGTTATTATATAACTATGAAATACGATGCAATATTATATATAGATCCGCTTATAAACGAAGACGATCGTTATAATGCCAAAAAAAATCCCTCATCAGTAGATAAAGGTCCCGGTATATATGTCGATGTTGACGATCCTCGTATGCATGCCAATAACAATTTCGGCCGAGCTCTTCAAAGCGCAGTTAATAGCTTTGGGACAAATTACTTTGCTGAAGTTACTGATTTTGGTAAATGGGTAGTAGCTACTGTAGGCTATCATGATTATATTGCAGGTCATACATCTAAAAAGACTTTTTTAATAGTCTTTAAGGATAAAGGAGATGGTATTGTAATGGCTTCATCAACTAAATGGCGTTCTATATCGGGTGTTGATCAAGCAATATCATATATAAGATCGGTATCAGGATCACTTCAATCAGAGGCTCAAAGAAAACTTTAATATGTCTTGTGGTATAAAAAGAATATTGCAATTTCAAGAGGCTGTTAGATATCAAGAGATTAAAGTAATTGATTCCTTTGGTATTGATATTACTATGCAATGTCAATATAGTTGGTCTTCTGATGGTGTTTGCTGGACCAATTGGGTTGATTATAATGAATATAAAAGAATCACTTCCAATTACGAATCGGATTTTTATTTAAGGGTTCTTTTATTTGGGTCTTTTGATAAAATTTCTTTAGGAGGTCTTTATACTAAATGTTATAGTATCTGCCTTGATTCAACATTATCTTTCTTACAAGACTTTTGTGGTGACGAGAATCTTTTTCAACCTTATAACAATCTTGATTGTGCACTGTTATTACAACAACAATTAGCTGATTCTATAATATGTATGTTAGGTCTCCCTATATATTACTTCAGAACATCACCTAAGGAAGATACTGCTGATTATACTTTTAAGGAATTTACTCTGCATGATGTTGTAGCTGTAAAACAACTTAAACTTATGATTCAGGATGGTACTATGCCCTCGTCTAATCCTAAGATAGGGGATTTTGATTTTGATTGGCAAACCGACTGGGAAACAGAACTTTCAAAGACACAATTTGCTAAGGCTTTTGGTGATACAGCTTTCCCTAAGGCTAAAGATTTCTTATATATACCTATGATGAAGCGCATGTGGCAAGTTAATGCTGCTTATGATGAAAAAGCTGAGGGGCTCCTTTGGAGGTCTACTACTTGGAAATTATCATTGGTTAAATATAATGAATCTACTAATATAGACAATGGTGATTTTGAAGGCATTATAGATAATTGGCTTATAAATACTTATGATGAAACCTTTGGTGAATTAGAAAGGACTGAGCAAGAAAGAGAAGTTGGTGCAGACCCTATAAGTTCTCCCATATTTGCTGCTACAAACCTTTATAATATATTTAATGAAGATGCTGTGAGAAAGCAGTATACAAAGAATGATATAAGTATTATGGATAAATTTTATTGTCATAATAATAATATCATAGCAAGGAATATATATAACCCTTTGAATAAGAATGCTTGTATAGTATATCAAAAAGGCACATGTGGAGAATCTGGCACCATATCTTTTATAATAGATATAGATAAATTTATTAATACAAATAAAAGTATCTTAAACTTCGGTCCTATAAATATATATATACAATCTCAAAAAGATAAGTATATATTGGGTGTTGATAGTCTTAAATGTGAATTAGACAAGGGTGTTTATATAGTTATATATAGATGGAACAGAGACAATTTTACAACGGAGCTTAATATATACCAACAAATATATGATAAGACTTTACCTATATATAAATTAAGACCCGAATCTTATCATTTTGATTTTGAAAATCCTATTTGTGAATTAACCGATATTTATAACAACGATTTTATATTGAGTTCACCCGAGATTTGTAAAATCTTCCCGTGGCCAACTAAGTTAACTAATATAAAGTATTATAATAGATATCTGAATAAAGAAGAAGCTATTAAAGAATCATTAAAATACGTTACTAAAAACGAAAAATGTGTTATTAATGATTTAGCCAGGCCTATATTATCTGGCCATGGATATGATGTGAAATAGAAATTCTATACAAAAAAAATAAAATGGAAAATCTTAGAAATTACTTAGAGAGTATAAACGAAGCAATTAAAACACCTGAAGAATGGATGCATGATGATGACGCTGTTATAGTTAGATTGCCTGGTAATCCTTCTGTTGATGATATTATGGAAATTACCGATGGAATAGTAACTTGGAAGGGGCCTCAAGATATTAATTATGGTGATGGTGTTGAATTTGCCGAGCCCATACCTAATTTTATAAAATTTGATGAGGATTCTTGGTCGAATGTCCCTGTAACTATTAGCTTCAGTGTTCGGAATCAAAAAGATATTGATGTGATCCCCGGTAAGATAGTAGATGTTTATGAAAGTATTAAGAAGCCCAATATAGTACTTAAAAACATAGGTATTATGAAACATCAATATACGGGCTTCAAAATTGTAGCTACGAAACTCAAGAATTTAACACTTGATCTAAGTGCTTGGAATAGCAAATATAGAGCACAATGGCCTGGTAAAGAATACTTTGTGGTAGAGCAGAATGGCGTGAGGACTCCTATGAATGATAATGAATTTTATAATTTTGCCTCAAATATTAGGTTGATTAATAACACGGACAAAGCAACTTTTATGGATACTAATTCAAAAGGTGCTAAGATGGTTCTTAAGGAATTTAAAGCTGATCCTGAAAAATGGTACAAAAAACATCTTAAATTCATTCAAACAATGAAAGAAAACGGATTTAATATGTTAATACTTCCTCGCACGGATATTCCTTTAGAGAAAGAAGAAGCATTAAAGAAATATAAGAAACTCAAATTAGATTTTATGAAATAATTTAGAAGCTCATATACGCAACAAAATAGGCTCGATATAGATTTATATGTCTGAGCCTATTTTGATCGAAATTTGATATATTTATTCGTGTTCAATAATATGTACAATATTCTTCACTTATTCATGAAATAATATAATTGCCTTTTTTAAGTTTATATGAAATATATCTCGGTTCATCATTTATAAAATATGCGAAATTAATAAAATGAATGTTTAGTTTCTTAGCATGTTCTATAAAAGGTCTATATTTGTCTATATTACATATATTAACACATTCTTCTTGCGATATTCCAGGATTTATAAGTGTTATAGAGGATTTATTGAAATTATGAAAGTGTAGTTCTGTAATATTATTTATATCATATCCAAACGAATCTATTCGACAGTCAATTAAATTATTTGCTTTTGATGTTATATGAACATTCTTAAATTGACATGGGCCTTCGAAGATAATACTATTAGCCTTTGTATAAAATGTTAGATCTTCAATATTGCTATTATTAGTTACTTTGTGGATACTTGGAAATGCATCGATGTCTTTTTGTGAATGTATGATAAATCCTATGGTATTTTCAATAAAACAATCTTTATCTATTATAAGCCATTCAGGAAGCGGTGTAAGAAATTCTGCGATGAGAGGCATATTGCATTTAATAATAAATTTATTGCCTGATGGAATTATCTTAACAAATCGTTTCCAGTCTTCTTGATGCCGGACATCACCATGATTCCATACGATGTTTTTTGAAATCCAATTAGACGCTATTATAGAAGGATTTTTATCAAGGATTTCATCCTCAGATTCAAAGAGTGACATCTTGAATAATTTTATCAATCTGTTTAATGCGTTCTTCTACGGTGCCGGTGATTGTATAATATTGGATACCAATACCATCCAAAATATTTTTAATATTCTCGTCTATGTCATGTCTAAATTCCTCATTAATAGATCTTACTCCGTCATCTACTACAGGAAATTCTATAGGAAAATAACATGTTATTACATCTGTATTATTATTATAAAATTCCGTGATATCTACTAATTGATATAAAGACTCCAATCGAAGATCTAAATTATCGTTTTTTATACCCAAATAGGAAGTATATGCTGTTACGTCAGTAAGACCTCTATCTGATATATAAGATTTTTCTTTATTAAGAGTTTTTCTATATTCACTAAAGATTCTTTTTTGACCATCTAAATCACCCATTTCGTTGATTTTAACACCTTCTTTAGAGAGATTTCTAACTACTTCTGTGATGATATTATAACCTTGTTTTTTATAATGATTTAAAATAGTTGTCTTGCCAGTTCCTTGTGCCCCTGTAAAGATTATTTTCATAATGATTTATAGTTTTTATATAATGTATCTATATTAGTTTCTTTTTTGATCTTGTTATGAAGATATTTAAGTTGTACCTCATATTTAGTATTGGAGGCATATCGATGACCTGTATGTGATATAAAGTTTTTCATAAGATCTTCCTCAGTTTTTCCACTAATCAGATATCGATTTCTTAAAAGATTTATATAAGGACCTATAGAAGAATTGGGGTGTTTATAACCTTTGCCAGACCTTAATATTTTTTCTGATGAATAACCATCATAAGATCCTACATTCCATACAGAATTTGTCTTAGCTGCTATACCGCGTGTTCCAAAACCTGATTCTAAATGCCCCTGTGCAAGAACAAATACAATGTCTATATCATATTTAGCGCAAGAATCTATTATGTGCTCAGCTGAAATCTTATGGCCAGGGGCATATGAATTCATATAAGTTTCTATTTCATTCACCAAAGAATCTCTATAGATATATGTAGAATCTATTTGTTCTGTTATAGGTTCCTGATAATATGATATATAAGTTTTTTTATTAAAATCCGGACATATCATCAATAAAGCACTTAATGCATGCCAAAAGATGATCCATGATAAAATTATTTTACTTAATACTTTCATAATATAAAAAAGCTCTGTTATATATTGATATAACAAAGCTTTATAATAAATTTAGCCTTTTTTCTTAGTTTTTTTAGGAGGATTATACAAGTCATCCCAATAAGGATCTATTGTAAGGTTCTCTAATACAAATGTTTTGAGATCTACCTTGCTCACTTTGATCCTTTCGTTATTTCTTATTCTTTTATTATTCATTCATATCGTCATTATTTTCTTCATCGGTTAGATCAATACCCATCTTAGTACCACATACACACGTCAAAGAACCTTTACCATGTTTATCAAACATTTTGGCGCTTACTTTAACCTCATATCCACAATTCGGACAGAACATTACATAAGTACTTTTTTTACGCTCCTTCTTTTCCTTCTCATGGAAGACTACTGGAGTACCAGGGAATTTACCATAGAGTTTAGTAAGTTCTTCATAAGCACTGTCTATGAGATCACTAAGATGTGAAGAAGGATTATAAGATTTATAAGGTTTTTCAAAATAATATTTTTCAGCGAGTTTCTTAAATCGCTTAGAACCTACGGATTTTTCATTGAAGAAAGCATGGATACATTCCAATGCAAGATTTCCCAAAAGTTGCTTAGGGTCTTTAATAGTATAATTTATTGAAATCGTGGTGGGAAAGAAATCTTCCAATTTAACATCTTCACCATCATAAGGTTGTATGACTTCAGTAAGTTTTTTACCAGCTGTCTTACCCCAGGAGACTTGAAAGGGATGATTAAGCAAATCTAAATCACCTTCGAAAACAATACTATCAAGTACTTCTACTGCATGTCGAATCCATTCTTCGTTAGTCATAATATTCTTAAATGTTTGATTTATAATTATTTAATTGATCTTCAAGATATTCAATATATCTTTCATTGATATATTTATCTCCTCTTATTTTCTTTATATTCTCTATATATTCTTTTGCATCCTCATATGAGAGCTTTATAGGATCTTTTATATATTCTCCAGATATCTCATAATGGCTCACTATATAACTCTTAACATCACTCGGAGTCATTACCCTGATGACGTTTTGATTATTTTCTTCAAATTTATAAAAAAATTTCTTTTCCATGTTTTTATATAAAAAAATCCTTCTAAATATTTAGAAGGATTCAATTATTAATTATCAAAATTTTTATATGGTTCTTTTAAAAAGTCTTTATCTAATCGTCTCACAACTTCTTTACCTTCATCAGTATATCTAACCCAACGGCCGAGTTTTGAATCAACGTCCCTAAGTTTTTCGATAGGGAGTTCCTTATTGGAATTTATATAATTCAATATAGCCTCCCAATAATCTTCATCTTTAAGAGTATTTCCTGTAGGATTTATATTCCAAATAGAAAAAGATAATCCAAAAAATACTATTGTAAATTGCCCCGGAAACTCAAATCGATAATCACCGTATTTAGTCTTCCACATGATATCCCAATTAAATATATCAAAAGCCGTCCATATAGGGAGTTCATATTGAGGTTTGAAATATTTTGTAAAGAATGGGTGGTTTTTCTTGAAATCTTCATTCCATTTACCCAATATCTGATGCTTAGAAAAAAGCCTTATAATAGACCCTCTTCGATATATAGGGAGACATGGGTCTTTTTTCCAGGGACCAAAAAAGAATTTTAATTTTGGATTAACAAAAACGTCTTTGACTTTTTTATATGTATTATTAAGTTTAAGCATACCCTCTTAATTTATTTCTTCTATATCTACTTCATTATTATCATGTTGTTTTGCTTCTCGAGCATAAAAAGATTTTGCCTTGAGTTTCCAAGCCTCTGGTTTAATATCCCCATCTATTCTTATAACTATTCCTTCTCGAGGGACTTTATTAATACACATAGGCTCTTCATATTCAAGTCCAAAAGTCGGATCATTTTTAAGTCGTTCGATAAAATTTTCTCTCCAATGATCATCTATAGGTATTTTATATAAGTCTTTGGCAAGGCCTCTATATAATACTTTTATGGGGAGGATTTTATTATGTCCTTCAAGATTATTTACATCACAAGACCATTTCCAAACTTCATTAACATTATATTCTATAGGCCTCGTAGAGCAATTCTTGACTATTCTATAAGGCATGAATTTCCAAGTGCCTTCTTTACACCCATAATCATAATCTTTTTGAATGAATTTATTAGTACCTTCTTCGTATCCAACAATCTCACCATAAACAGTCATATCAGGTTCTATGTATTGTCCGAAATCTCTATTGACACATCCCCAGATATCAGTTCCATAATAAGAAGAATTATTAAAATTCTTTATAACTTTTCTGGAGGAATATATATTCATATACTTTTGACCTATCTTCTTAAATCCTAAAGACTTAAAGAATTTTCCAAAGAATCCTAAGGGTTTCTGGCAAAGCATATTAGAAAGGATCACTGAAGTCCCATGGACTTTTATAGAGATCGTTATACGGTCTTCGGGAGATATTTCATTAATATATTCGCCGAGTTGTTTAGTGTCATAATGAAATTTGAAGTCACCTAAGATCTCAGGATATTTTTTAAGAGCCTTTTGAGCTTTATTAAAGTTTTTAACTGGTTGGTTTATAGGATTACATACATACTTCTTACATATCCATTCATCATTAATATGACTTACATGGGCACCTACTAAAGAATTCCAATAAGTATCTTTTAATTCAGGCCAAGTGTTTATAAGTGTTTGGATAGGTGCTATAAATCCTTGTGAATATTCCCCGCGCAATTTAATAATCCTCACACGGCCATTCTTACCAAAAAATCCACATAATTCTCTTTTATTCGATTCATTTACGAGGTCTTTATTGGAATTTAATCGGTAATTTGAATAATCATATAGGTTATTGGCAGAAAGATATTTAGGATTTATACAACATTCACATGGGAAATATACCATAATATCCCCTTTTTGAATATCTTTAGAGCATATTATGTCATACCCATTGATAGTGGTCTTAATTAAATTGTTAGAGTTTTTAATAGGTATGATGTTATCAATCCTTACAATGGTCATTAAGTAATTAGGATTGGCATCTTTTTTCTTTATTAACATGGCTTTTTCTGTTTATATTTCGATATTAAATAACCCAGTTTTGATGATACAAATATTATGCATAGAATAAAAATAGGAAGACATAATGTAAATCCTATAGCAGCAAATAGACCGATCAAAACCCAGATAATAATTCTGATTAATGTACTGATGAAAGTAAACATAATGTTTTTGTTTTTATATATAAAAAGTTTTTCAATGATTTAGTTTTTAAGAGTTATTATTAAGTCATATAATATAAAATATGGCCAAAGACTCTACAAAGCCCGTAAATCAAAATGATTTGGTAAAAATTATTGAATCTCAACTTAAAGCCTCTTCTCAGGTTTTAGAAGTGGTTGTTAAGACTATGTATAAAAAAGATGCTTATATATCAGCGAAAACTGCAAATGATGTCAAGAAATTTCAAGAGACACTTAATGTGGTTTTTGGAGATGACGGTATCATGGCAAGTATCTTAACGTCTGCTGAAAGTATTGCTAAAGCTGAAAAAATTAAGAGATCTCAAATAAAATTAGTAAAGAAGATTATTAATGACATTATTAATCTTGGGTATTTCATTATTAAACAAGCTCGTAGAAGAACTGCCCTGATAAACTTCAGCGGTAATCCCATAAAGCCTATAGTAGATGTTATAAAATCTGTTAATGAGTCCATTGATGAACTTAAAAAGATAAGTGTTAAGAAATTATTAGTGCTTAAATGGAAAATTAAGATATTTAAGAAAACTATAGGAAATATTATAGACTTCGGTAATTGGCTTGATAGTTCAGGATTGAAATCTATAGATGCTGATGTTCTTGTAAAGAATATAAATGCCATAGAAGAAATTTCTGAGGGTTTGAGGTCTATAATGAAAATTATTAGAAAAATCCATACCCATAGCGTAGATAAAAAACTCGCGAAGATATATCCTATTCTTAACAAACTCGAACATCTATTGAATAGGATTAATAGGATGAAAAATACAAGGCGAGCTCGACATAAAATAAAGAATTTACTCAAGACTATGATAATGTTGGGTAAATTAATGTGGGTAATATTGCTTTTAGTTCCTATAATGGCATTGTTTGTAATGTTCTCACCTATAATAATTTTATGTTTTATGGCTTTTGGTTTTGTTATGAAAATTATTATTAAAGTCATAGCTAAATTCTTATCAGCCAAACTCTTTGTAGCTCTTGCCTTATTGGGATTAGTCTTTTTGGCATTTACTATTATAGCAGTTTTATTACTTATACTTATATTTATTGTTACGCCTATTGTCAAAGGTCTTAAAAATCTTTTAATATTCTTTTTGGGATTCTTAGCAATAGTTGGTATTATAGCTCTTATGGGTTATATCATGGGCTTAGCGCTTCCCGCTCTTTTTGTAGCCGCTATAGGTATCTTAGCGGTCACTGTGGTCATAGGCCTTATCTTGCTCACAGCTGTCTTTTTAAGAATGCTGCAAGAAATAAAACTTGATAAAGAAAGAATTCTTGAAAATGTGGGAGTTATAATGGATACTGCATGGTCTATTATAGAATCTATATTTGATCGAGATGATCCTGATAGTAATCCTGCAACTAAATCCTGGTATTCTCCTGTATTAAATTTCTTTAAAGGTATAGCAGGTATTATAGAAGCTATTCTTGCTGTTGCATTTTTAGCAGCAACTTTTGTTTCAATCATGCTTATCTTATTCATGGCTGGTGCATTAAGATTATTGCAGGAGGTGAAATTGGATCCTGGCCAAATACAGGAGAATGTTAGGATGGTCATTGAGACCGCTTGGTTAGTTATTGATAGTATTTGGGATGGTGTTGATGATAAGAATAATGATTCCAATAGGGGAATATTTGGTGCAGTCATAGAATTTGTCGGTGGTACAAAACTTTTAATGATTTGGGATGCTATCATGGCTGTAGCTTTCCTGGCTCTTTCACTCATTTCTGTAACACTCATATTATTCATGGCCGGTGAATTAAGATTATTACAGGAGATTAATTTAGATGGCGAAAAAATCTCTAATAATGTATCTTTAGTTATAAAAACTTCTTGGGATGTTATAAATAAACTTTGGGATCCTGAAGATGATAAAGATAATAAGTCTGGTCGCGGATTATTTGGTGCAGTGCTTAGTTTCTTAGGATTGGGTCAATTGGCTGCTATATGGGATGCTATTCTTACTATAGCATTCTTAGCACTTACTTTAATATCTATAAATCTTATTAATTTTATTGCCCTGAGTTTAATGGGATTGCAAAAGATTGAGTTGGATGATATAAAAATTAAAAACAATCTGGATTTAGTAATTCAAACCGCGGGTACTGTTAACAATGCTTTATGGGATGCTCAAGATGATAAAGATAATAAGTCTGAGAAAGGATTTTTTGAGTCCATTTTAAGTTTCTTTAGCAGTGGTTTAGTTGAGATTTGGAATGCTATTCAAAACATAGCTTATTTAGCTCTTACTTTATCTTCTATAGAAATTATCAAGGGTATTGCAAAAAATCTTAATGAAATTGGTAATATTACAATAAGTGATAATATAGATACTAAACTTAAATCTATTATAAATACCTCTAATAAAGTTATAGATGCTGTAAACCAACCGGATGATACAATGAATCAATCCTCTTCAGGTTGGGCGGATTTACTTAGTTTCTTTGTTGTTGGCATGAGCGCTAAACAATATAATGCAATGGCCACAGCTGGTTATTTAACAGAAGTATCCACATGTATTGAGGCATTAAGATATATGTCTAATAATCTTATGGAAATTAGTAAATTTCAAGAACCGAAAGGACTCTCGGAAAAAATCGATAGCATTATGACCTACGCTAATACAGTAACTACTAAGGTGGTGGGTATGTTCATAGGAGATAATGCTAAATATAAAGATATTGATCCAGATGATATTGAAAATGTCGCCAATATCATTAAAAATTATAGTAGTATCATAGGTAGTTTAATGACCATGGGTACTAATATGAAGAAAATGAATGAATTGGATATACCTTTAATGAATGCTATAGAAAATAGAATAGGGGGCATTGAAATTGATAGTGGTCAAGGATTGCGTAATAAACTTGCAAGCATAGTAAATTTCATGGATGAAATTGTTCATGCATGTTATGCGTTGACCAATACAAAATATAAAAATAACGACAAAGCGGATATTATAGGTAATGGTAGTAAAATTATTCAAGGCATCACAAGCATAATATCTAAAGATTTTGCTAAGCTAACCACACAGATGACCTCTTTAGAATCATGGAAAGACAATACTTCGGCTCTTGATGGTGCAAAAAATATTTTAAGTTCTGCGCAATCAGTAATAGAGCAAATAACATTATTTTCTGGTACCGCTTTGGTTGATAATGAAAAGAAATCTCGAAGGATACAAAATATAATGAAAAATGTTGTTGATATATTCCCCAAGAAAGATAATATATCTTTGGCATCTCGATTGAATTTCATTCAAAAGTCAACCGAACAATATATGAAATTCATGGATAAGGTCAATTCAATGGATCTTCAAAAACTCCAGTCTGCAGAACGTTTATTTGAGCATATGGCCGATTTCTCACAATCTATAAATGGCAACTTCCAAGATCTTGCTGAAGCCTTAAATGACCGAATAGCTCCTCTCCTTGAGGAATTAAAAGAATTGTTATCAAAAATTCCAAAGAAAATGGAAGATATTGCTGTTGGTGATGTAACTCCGGAAAAGCCTGGAAAAGATACTGATACTACTGATGAAAATATATCCGATAAGCCTATAAATTACTTAAAAAATAAAGCCTCGACAATCATATCTAATGGTGTTGGAAATAGTGCCGCAGAACGAATGGCAAGAATAAAAGCATTTAATAAGAATAGGACAAATGCCATAAGCGAAGACTTTATGGGTATAAGCGAGATCTTAGATGTCTTGACGGGTGTCGGAGTACATGCAAATGGCGTAAAAGTGAGAATGGTATAAAAATTCTTATAAAATCCTTAACCTATTATAAATACTTCACTTATTCTTAAGAAAAATCTTAGAATCAAGTGAAGTATTTTATTGTAGGCTTACATAGCTCAGGCAAGCAAGAAATATTAGATATTTTAAGTCAATATAAAATCCCTTGTGGAAAATTATTTTCTAATATATCAGAGCCACGTGCAGAGATTTATAATAGTTTTAATTACGAATTATATACTGATAAAGATATTAAAGACATTTTCGAAAACAATGCATATGTTTTTATCCAAGAAATTCCTTGTGGAATCACATCAGAATCTTATAAGTACTTCGAAGGTCTGTCAAAATATTCTTTAGACCACAATGAGGTCTTTGCTGTATCTCCTGATCAATTTTTAAGTATTATTCCAAATTCTATAAATGATGACATATGTTTTATATGGTTAGATGGAACTACAATAAATAGAAAAACTCGATATCTCAATGAAAAATATGCTTATAACTTCAAAGAACGAGATAATGTTGAATCGCGGGATATCCAAAGCTTTGTAAAGTCTTTATATTCTTTTAAGAACTCCCCAGTACTTTATTTCGCTAATGAAGAACCTTCTCGTGTAGCAACTATTATATATACACTTATTAAACACCCCGAATTATTAGAAATATACTCAAAATCATTTAATTAATTATGTTGAATAACTTATCCTTTAGTGGTGAAGGACCTGTAATGTCCGGTACCTGGTATAATCCTCAGACAGGAGATTCTTTTACAGTAGAAGATTCTTATTTCCAAGATAATCAATATCTTGTCAAAACAACAGATGGGAGAATGCTTGATTATAATTTTATACAGAATTATATTAAGTCTGATGCACCTATATCTAAACAATCTCCTCAATCAAGCACTCCTACAAAATCTCAAACATACCCGCAAGACGTACTTGATATGATCCAACCGGAATCCGATATATTACCTGAAGATCAATATCTTATCTCAGGAAATTCATTTGTCGGCCCTACAAATAGTTATATAAATAACTCTTTACAAACCACAACTTATAAAGAAGATCCTATAATATCTCGAGCGTTATCCAGAAAACCTCTTCCGAAGATAGATTTTAAGATAGATGATAAGTCCTTTCCTAAGAAAGCTATCGATATGCTTATAGAAATCATGGGAATAACAGAAGAAGAAATTGTTGAGTGGTATATAAATAAGATTGATATTAATGTTATAAAAGAAGGTATTAAAGAATCCCTTAAAAAGATTTTTGAAGCACAAGATAAAGAAGAAGAACACATTGAACCTTTTTATATACCAGAACCCAAAAAAGAAGTTATAAAAGAAATTCCTAAGAAGACTATTAAAAAATCTAAGAAGTAATGGAAGACCTTGAGAAAGAAATTTTTGAGCAAAGGCAAAAATCCGGGGACGAGCTTTTTGACATAGATGGAGAAAACCTCATTACAATTGACCTATCTGATATAGATGATTCCTCTATAAAAGATGCTAGGGATATGATTAATAATCTCTCGCAATTTTATTATGATGAGGAATTTATCAAGAGTCATCCTACCATCAAAAAACGTATAGATTCTGAATTAGAATCTATGAGAGTTCTTATCAAGATGCGAAAGGCGGATGAAAGGGCTCATGACGCTATTTTACAAGCCATTTCAACGAATAATAATAATGCTTCTTTATATAGAGCCCTTACAGAAATTCAAAAAACTATTATATCAATTACGACAAAGATGGGTGAGATCGTAACAAGTCTTAATAATATGATGAAAGGATTTCAATTAGAAATGAATTTTGACAAGAATACTGATGAGGAAATAGAAGTCAATCAAAACACCCATAGAGGTTCTAAAGATTTTATTAAGAGTATGTTAAAGGAATCTGAGGAGGATTAGATAATCTTTTAATATCTGTTATTATTTATTTATAAAATTCTATTTATGAAAGATATTAAAGAATATATAATAAAATCCTTTAATGAATCTCTTTTCGATAAAGAAGATGATTTATTGGATAAGACACCCAATCAATCTATGATTGACTGGTTCAAAGATCCTATAAATGCTCGTGGATTATGGGACAATGATAATAGGAAATTAGCCAATGATTTTTTCATTAATCCTGAAGGAAAGGTAGACATCAAGAGGACATTTAGAGATTCTTTAGGTAGGAGTTTAAGATTATTTAATCCGATTCCGAAATGGATTAAATTAGAAGAAGAACCCTGGAATAAAGTAATAATCATAAATATAGAATATCCTATCAAATCTCAAAAGGATATTCCCGGCGCAGGACTAATATCTTTTATAGAAAATAATAAGGATATCAAAAACATAAATATAAATGTTTCTGGTAAAATGGATGAACAGTCAATTCTTAAATTAAAAGGGATTAATTCCATCCGAAATCTCAATTTAAAATTTATTGATCATAGTGCTGTGATTAGATTTATATCCATTATAAATTCCAATGTAAATTTTTACGATCTCAGTAATATACAATCCGAAGGTAAAAAATTGTTTAGAATAATTTTTACAGATGAGAAAGGCCCTGTAATTAAATATCTTAAAAATGTCTATAAAGAAATGAAAGATCATGGTCTTAATAGATACATAATATCTGATCATATTAAAGAGTTCAGTCAAATGGTTGATAACGGAATTGATGGATTTTATCTTAACTCCAAAGGCCTCCTACAATTGGTAACTCGCGGTGGAGATCCTATTCTTCTCCTCTGGGCGACAAATAATGTAGAAAGTGACATAGTTCGCTCCATGAAAGATTACGCGTAAAACCTCTCAAATTTCGATCAAAATAGGCTTAGATATAGATTTATATACCTAAGCCTATTTCTCTTTGTTAAATCTCTTCTATGCGTGTTATAGAGGTATGTTATGATATATTTACAAAGTCTATCATCAAATATTCTTTATCAGTACCTTTTTGAATATTCTTTTTATTAAATAATTTTGCGTAAATCCACGGACAGAGATCATCTAAGATCCATCCTGAACAATTCTTAGCGAGTTTATTATTGGAAGCATATTTATCAAGATATGTAGGCTCATGACCAGGGAAGTTATATACAATTTCCCAATTGTGTTTGTCTCGCCCCCCTATAAAGTTTATATGAGGAAATCTTTTTACAAGGTAATCACAGAACTCTCTAAATCTTTTATAATATTTTTTTGATTTATTTTCAAGGAGGATTCTTACCGTAACTCCTTCTTTATTATTAAGATATGTAAAGACATCTTCTATTTTAGCTTTATAAGTTATTAATCCGTGACCAAAATATGCATCTTCTTTAGTATCAAATTTAATTCTTATATCAAAGAATCTTATATTATATTCTTCATATTGAGTTTTAAGGTCTTTTGATTGGCATCTTGCCATGTACTTAAAGGGTATTAAATACCAATTCTTTACAGGAAGATATGTGAGTGAATTGTGAGAGGCTATTTTGAACATTGCTTTAATTTTTTTATATATAATAAAAAAGCCTATCATATGATAGGCTAAAAAATAATTATATGAATGATTCTAATTCTTATATGAACACATTAAGACTTTATTTATAGGATTCGGCTGCTATCGCTTAATTTGCATTTCTTTAACGATCTTATGCATTTCTTCGATCTATCCATATCTTTTACAACGTCTTTTAGCACCAAAAACTTTAGTGTTTACGAAGTTTCTTTTGATGAAATATTTCATATACCACTAATGCTATTGCAAGCACCCCTCCTGATACTATAATAGTTTCAAAATCAAGGAGCGAGTAAAGTATATATGAAATAGGTATAAAGAAAAGGATTGTTAAAATTATTATAAAGAAAATGTCCCGTTTCATTGTGATATTCGTTTTAGTGTTGTATATGATTCTTCATAGAATGGGTCAGGGTCATTGGGAAAGATCTGTGACATAAAATTTTGAGTGATTTCCGAAGGAAAACTACATCTGTAATCTGGTAGGATATAATTACATATGATTTGCCCGAATCTCTGCTGAGGTATTCCTTCTACGCATTGTGATATAGGCTGCCAAAGATATTTATATTGATCTCCATATTTCTTTTCAAGTCGTGTAAGGATAACTCTATTAAAATCTTGACGTTTTGATATTTGTTCTTTGATATTCATATGAGTTTTATTATAAAGATTTGTATCATATAACCTATAAGACCTCCTATTGTGGTCATTGCGAAGTCTATGAGGTCAAATTTATTTCCATATTGCTCATCTTTAAATTCCATTCCCCAACCAACACCGATTGCGAACCAAAAATTTATAAAGAGTCCTAATAGAAATCCTCCGAAGAAATGCTTATCCTATTACTTTCCGTAAACCAACTCATGAATTATTTCTTTGATTTTTAAGAGATTACTATAAGATCCCATTTTAGTAAATACGTGATAATCACTTTGATACCATTTCTTTCGCAGTATCCAGAACCTACTATTTCTATCAGTGAGGATTCTATATTGTGGTTTGAAAGGATTCTTCATGAAGGATCTTTTTTATATATAATAAGATCTTTTATTCTCCATGTGAGGCATCAATAGCAGCGGTGTAAAACCAGTAAGAACATAGAATAGATATGCAGCTACCAAGAATACATACGTCTGGTGCAGATTTCCATATAAAAGAAAGACCTATAGTGCTACAAAGGACTATTAATATTGCGATTGTTATTATCAACTTTTTCATATCTTTGTTGGTTTTACTGCGTTAGTTATATATTCTTTTATGTATTGATATAACAAATGGTTTTAAAAAATTTAGTATAGGACACAAAAAATCCTCCGAAATTTCTTTCAGAGGATTTTTTGTCAAGCACATTATTACTGGCATGTGCAGCTATACCATCCGACCTACGATTCAGACCAATCAAGTGTGCATGGGAGGTTCTTCTCGAGTTTTCCCTCTCAGTGGGCCTATTGAGTATTACGTTGTTCCAGGTGGATCCAACCATGAACTTTTTTCCTGAGCTCCTAATCGGAATCGAACCAATATAACCTCATTACAAGTGAGGTGTAATAACCATTATACTATAGGAGCGTTTTGTGAAGGAGGTGGGAGTCGAACCCACAACATCTATTACAGATGCCAATTTAGAAGATTGGTGCATGAATCCATTCTGCTTCTCCTCCTTATATCCGCGGTTCTTATAGGGCTCGAACCTATAACCTATTGATTAACAGTCAATTGCTCTACCATTGAGCTAAAGAACCATCAGTGGAACTGCTCGTTACCACCATACTCTTACCTACGATTAAGAAATAACAGCCTAAAGTGTTATTGAGTTACGTTGACCATCCAGTTGCGCACCTGTGGTCTTTATTTTGTGATTATAACAAGATTTAAACTTGTATTTCTCCTGCTAAAAGTTTGATAAATCAGGAGCATTTCAGAATTATCTTTGCGAAAAGGTTATCTAATGGAGAAACTTATAATTTCTAACAGCATTAGAATTGCTTTTCTCTTTTATCAAAGTCTATTCTGTTTCCATTAAACTATATAACCTATTTTATAGTACCACCAGTGAGAGTCGAACTCACACGAGCATTCCTGCTCAGCAGATTTTCATATGCTTTTTCAAGCACTTGGACTATGTCTTCTCCATATTCATATAGAACTTAGGAGGCGGGTATATAGTCTCTACACATTTATGAATAATTCATATTCAACTTAGCTCGGCGTTCTACATAATTTATAAGGCCTATGTCATTCACCGAATTAGCCCGCTTCTACATCTCGAATTTCTTCGGGTGCACTCCTGACCTGATATTTATCTGAGGTTATTTTTGGCTTATATTCTTTTTTTATTTCTCCATTCTGAATTAATGCACCATATTTTCCTGTGCATTGTTTAGAACAAAAATAACCAGAATTATGTCTGTTTCTATCATTTAATCTGGATCCCTTCACAATAAATTCTTTCCTACACATTCTACATTTTACTTTTAAATCTTTGTTACGATAAGCATCATTATAACAATGAATTTTTCTTTTAAGAATGCGTAAATTATTTATATCATTATTTAAAGGATTTCCATCAATATGATCTACAGTTTCATCTTTATCCAGATATCTATCTAAATAAACCTCCATTAAATATTTTGGATAAGAAATTATTTTCATCTTATTTTTAAAGACTAAATTACATCTCAATCTATTATCTTTTTTATTTAAATAAGGCCCGTATACTTTATAGTTTTCATATACCATAGTTTGATTTTTGAACAAAGTCTGCCATGTCTACCATTCCATCATGGTGGCTTTTCAACAACAATGTCAAAGAACTCTTTAAGTGGTCCTTGTAGGGCTTGAACCTACGACCTTTAGATTATGAGTCTACTGCTCTCAACCAACTGAGCTAAAGGACCTTAGTTAAGATTCATCAATCTCTCTTACATTTATATATAATAAATCATCATCAAATCTTTAACAGGAGCACAACAAAAATCGAAAAGAAAATCCAGAGTTCTATCCAATATATATAACACCTCTTCCAAGTCTTCGAGCCCAGTACCATTAAAATTATCCCCAATAATACTAATAAAAGTACTTGCCAAGAATTAAATATAAAGATTATAGAAAGAATTGCTATAAGCGCTCCTATATAAGAACCCATGGAATGTACTTTATATATCAATCCAAATTTCTTAAAATCTGGTGCAGCGCACATAAAGAATATTGCAGTAGGACATAAAAAACCTGTAAATTGCCAAAGAGAACCTTCTAAGGCACCCAGCCAAGTGATCATAGTAAGAACCCCGCAGATCCCTATAGTAACAGGGAAGAACCATCCAAGGTCATAATAAGTCGAGCTAAGATTTTCTGGAATGCCTTTAGAAAAGATATAATAAAGATTATATATAAGGAATAATATAAGAGCTGCTAATATCATTCTTTGATATTCTTAAGATAACTATAACCACGCTTTTCATTCAGCAATGTAAAAGGCTTTAAAAAATCATATATAAAATCAACCATATCCTCTACAGAACCCTCAAGCATTTCTTTAAGGTCATCACAAGAAAGCTTTATCTCCAGTGATTCTTCCAAGGAATCACCAAGTACTATCATATCTTTCAAAGACATATTAAGATCCTCTATAAATCTCGTTTCATTTTCTATTTGAGAATCCTTAAACATACTATTAATACATTGCAATGTCTTTTCACGAACTTCAGTCTTTCTCATGATGTATCTTTTTTTTGTATATAATATAGGCTCCTTTTAAGATTCTTTATTCTTTTTCAAAAAATCTTCTAAAAAAATCTTATCATGATTAGCAGAAGATTCGGTATCATAATATAAAGGCACTATACAACCATCGCTATATATTACATCATACTCAGCCCAAGATCTTGATACATTATCATTATGAAAACTGACAGAATCTACTTGTGAGATCCCGTCAGTTTCTATTACTTTTTTTGAAGGCAATTGTAAAATCATTCTTTAAGGACTTCTTTAACTATATAATAATAATCTGGAAAGTCATTGTACAATTGATGAAGTTTATCTACAGCTTTATATATTTCATCATATTCAAATTCTGTAGGTTCATATTTGGGGTTGATGTTGAGATTACCATTGATCATAATAGGTGACCGTTCGATTACATAAATTTTCATTTCAAATTCTTTATTTGCTCTGTGATGATATTATATTGTATTATATATTCTTTTGCATCCTTATGTTTAAGCTGTAGATTATATATTTTGTGATATAAGTTCATTTTTCGCTTTTTAAGCTCTTCTAAGGTCTCGGATGAGGATTTCTGCATATCTTGCTTAGATTGCGAAATTTGAGCGTTTTTTGTGCGTTGTACAGGCTGTTTACGAGCTTCTCCAGTATCAGATCTTTTCCTGCGAGGGATTTTGATGATTTTTTCTTTAAGGATATATTCAAGAACTTCCTTAAAGATCTTTGTCCAGTCCCAATCACCGGCTTCAAAGACTTCTGCTGTGGGCCATATAAAGACTTTAAGGATTTTATCACCTTTAGAGAGTTCAAAAGTGGTGTCTGTAGACCTCCTATTGTCGTTAGAGATAAGTTCTCCGTCTAAAGAAGCCCATTCAGATATTATATCCCAAGCCTGATCCCAAGTGGTTAGTTTAGTTGCTTGTGGATTGATCTTTTGAACTATATTAATGACATATGAAGATGCTTTTTTGGGTATTTTATCTTCCATTGTATTTATAAGTTAGTTATTAATGTATCTATATAACAAAACATGGATGAATCTTTAGTGATCTATCCATGTTTCTTTTTAAAAATTGATATGTAATCCATAGGATATTTGTGGACCTATGTCAAATTGTTTGTTAAGTATCCCATACTGTACACCCAAGCCTATTGTGAGACCATGTGTGATCTTAGGTTTTTTAATTATAGATGATTTGTCAAGAATAGCTCCTTCGATGCTCGTGATGCTCATATAAGGATTTGTTGGTTCTACAAATATATTATAATCTTTAGTGAGACCTACTTTGAGAGCTGTGGGTATTGTTATATCAAAGATTTGAGTGGATGGTATAGAATCTTTTATAAGTGTATGGCCGCGGAAACTTAACCATTCGTCATTGTGCTTAAAAGTATAATCGAGATCTCCATTTCGATATATAATAGAATCTTTAGTAGTATTTATAGTGTCATATTTAATAATAGTTTGAATATCAGTTATATAAATAGGCCGCCCGGCTTTTTTCTTGATTTCTTTGAGTTCTTCTTTTGTCATATTAAGTTGTTTAAGAAGATCTTTTTCATTGAGTATATAAGCAGCTTTTTCATATAAAAGATTTCCATTGCTTAATTTAACCACTTCTATAGTATCTTGAGCTGCTCTGAGGTTTTGTTTTAAGATGTTTATTTGATCTCTATTACACTTATAAACACACCCAGAGATACTAAATATGAATATTAAAACAGTTATTATTAAGGCTATAATGTTATTCTTCATAATTTTCATTTCCCATTATTTCTCTTTTTCCAAACCCTATGACTTCAAAAGACTTAATTACTTTATTCTGCATAAATTGCTGATATTGTTGCACTATAGTATTTTGTAGGGTTATTAATTCATTTTTTATATATAAATAGGATAACTTCTCTTTTTGAATCTTTAATATATTATATAATCTCCATTTTCGGGCCTTAAAATATCTTTCATTGATATCTATAAAATTCTGAATCATATTGGTCAGAGCCTGTATATGTTCTTCTGACGTAAGTGTTTCAGCAGTCGATATGATTTTATAATAAGCTTTTATATTATAGTCGTTTATATTCATATTGAGTAAAAATAAATCCCCGATATTACTACCGAGGATTTTATAAGTTCTTATTTTTGAATTACTTAAAGATCTCTCGCATGAGTTTCATAATGCTATTATAGAGGTCTTCTTTAGTATCTTCCTTAGATTTACATTCAGTGCAATCACAAGACTGACAAGTACACTCTTCAGGTTCTTCCGTATTCTTCATAGAAGTTTCAAGCCATTCATCCAACGATGTTACAACATCAGTGAAATGCTCCTTATAAAGATCTATGACTATATCAGCGTGTTGAGCGATCTTCAATTGCTCCTCGAGGTCCTTGATCTCTTCCTTAGCGGTTTCAATCTTCTTGCAAAGACTCTTGATAGTAGCCTGATTACGATCTCTATCATCCGCGACATCATCTACAGCGGCTTTATAGCGCTCTATAAGAGCTGCTACATCAATATCCTCATGATTATCTTCGATGGCATTAAGGATTTCTTCCGTGCGTATTTGCAAGCGCTCTCGTTCGTCAGCATAAGCCCATGCATCGTCTTCGTCGTCGCCGTTTACAAGGCGATCAGCATATAGGAATCCATCTTTATAGATATCCTCAGAAGGATCAAGATAACTAAAGTCATCAGGTTCTTCGGTTTCTTCCTCAGATTCTGTTTTGGATGTAGCTTTGACAGCTTCACCACTATTTATAGCTTTCAGGAGTGCTTCATTATATGCTTTAACATCATCAAACTCCTTACCATTTACTGTTCCTTTGAAAATTGTTTTCATTTCTTTTTTCTTTTTGTATTTAACTTCTTATGTATCTAAATAACAAACTCACATTAAAAATTTAAGTTTTACAGGGAAAATTTTATATAAAAATTTCTTTTTCTTCTTGAAATAATCTTTTAAATCTATAATACGTTGATTTTTAGAACCCCTGAAAGGCAAACTTAAATCTTTTTTATCTATCTCAAAAGGACCATCAACAAGATAATCACAGTATTTTAAGACTTCCTTTTGAGATTTATTAAGATCCTTAAATTCATATCCAGTATATAACCAGATGTCTTTTTTGTCTTTATATAAGATTCTTAGTACTTTCAAAAAATTTTCAAGGTCTTTGAGGGATTTCTTATCTTGATCTAAAGGATCTCCTCCAGATATTGTAAGGCCTTTAACATGTTCGTTATCAAGTATTTCTATGATATCTCTTTTAATAACCTGATCGAAATCTTTTCCTATATTATAATCTTGTGCCCATTGATTATGACACCCAAGGCATTTATGAGTACATCCTGAGACCCAGAGAGTTACTCTACATCCAAGACCATTATTGATATCCGGGTATGTTATTTTTATATATTTCATGTACTATGATGTTTTAGATTATATATAAATATTATTATCAGTTTTTAATATGCTTAACTCGATCCTCAACTTCTTCTATCTTACCTTCATTGAATCTTCTATAATCCGTTGTAAGATACCCAGTTACTCTTTTAAGTCTTAGGATATCATTTGATCCGCATTTAGGGCAAGTACCCCCGATATCACCTTGATAATGACATTCTTGGCATGTGTCACAGGGGCTATTCAAAGCAAAGTATGGAATGTCTTCATCCATAGCATATTTGACAATATCTTCAAGGGCTTCAATGTTATTTATAGCTGTACTGGGAAGTTCGACATAAGTTATGCATCCAGCATTTGAATAACCCGTTAATTGAGATTCTATATTAATCTTTTGATAAGGATTTACTTCTTTCCATACAGGCACATGCATTGAATTAGTAAAGTATTTTTTATCGGAGACGTTAGGGATCTCCCCATACTTCTTCTTAAATTTATCCATAGCGGTCTTACATAAGTTCTCCGCGGGTGTATAATAAACTCCGAAGTTCATATGGTATTCCTCTTTAAATTCATTACAGCGGTCTAAAAAGAGTTGTTCAATATTCTTAGCAAGATTCATTCCTTCAGATGTTGTATGATCTTTTCCTATAAGAATATACAAAGTCTCTGCAAGACCTAATTGACCTATTACAATCGTCCCATGTTTAAGCGCAGAAATGATTCCCTCAGACTCATTATATCCTGACATAGTACCATTATCATACATAAACTTAGCTGCTTTGGGTGATTGTGATGATATATGGTCAAAACGTTCTAAGAGCATATCCTTAGCCTCGTAAATTTTCTTATTAAGGATATCCATAAAACATTCTATAATATCATCTCCTGTTTTTTGTGAAAGTTCTTTGGCTTCCATGGCAAGTGTCGGGAGAATAATCGTTACAGGACATATATTACCTCTACCATCTTTTTGAGCTGCTGACCAGAGATCAGGATATTTGAAGGGGGTTCCTTCTAAGGCGCATTGAACATTTTCTTTATAGCAATCGAGAAAATTTATATCAAAACCATTGACTGTGCGACAACCCATTGTGGAAAAGTCTTCATATGGGTGAATTTTACTCATAATTTTAAGGTTTTTTGAGCAAATTGTTAAATCCAAAAACTCTCCTATCTCAGGTTGTTCTTCTATAATTTTTAATAGTTTAGAATAATCTTCTTGCGCAAGACTGTCAATATATTCTTGTTTGTCTTTACGGTCTTTTTTAACCCAATCTATTTGATTACTCCAGTCGCAATTGGCATAATTAGGATAAAGTCTCTGTGCAGTGGACCTTAAGGCTAATTTGAAAAGATCATAATTAGGAGTTCCTGGTCGGTCATTTATGCCTTTTTTGTATTGGAATATTCCACAGGGGAATATCGAAGTCTTGCCATATTTTCCTGTGCCTTCAATAGATTTGTCAAGAATGGCCCGAATTACTAATTGACCTTCGGGGAGAGTGCATGTACCGTAATTTATAGAGGAGAAGGGGAGCTGGCAACCACTGCGCGACTGCAGGGTATTCAGGTTATGAAAACATGCTTCAACCGCTTGATAAACTTCCCTTTTAGTCATTTCCATCGCATATTCATATGCCTTGGGATGTTCTTTATAAGCTTCATCATCTATGGATCTGTCTTGTAGTTCATAAAAATTACCTTTAAGATTTTCCATAAACTTCAATGCATCTTTATAATGTTTATAAAAAGACTTCCTTACAAAAGGCACCATAGACCAATCAAGATGAGTTGCTGAGACTCCTCCGAATTGTTGCAGTGATTGTAATTGAAAGAGGACCGCTACAAGTTGCATAGCAGTGCTTATAGAGCCGCTTCCACGGACATCCGTCTGTTGTGTTTGAAAGCCGTCTTTAAGAAGTTTGTCTATGGGTACCGAAAGACAGTTATGCATTCCAGCAGTATATGAATCGAGATCATGGATATATATCTCATTATTTTCATGATTTTTACGAGATTTTTTGGACATTCTATACTTTAATGCATCATTCTTAGAAACTATACGAGCAGCTTCTCCTATACGACCACCAAAGGATTCTTCATCAACATTCGCATTTTGATTTTCTATATTAGATCCTTGAAGTTTGTTCTTAATATTTTTTATAAGGTCAGATTTCTGCTCTCGGATCTCAGCTCGTTTGTTCCTATATAATATAAAAGATTCTACAACTTCATATTTATTACGCTTAATAAGTTCATTTTGAATAATATCCTGAATATCCTCTACATCTATTTCGTCTTTCTTGATCTTATCAAAAGAACCCATAAGTTGTTCTAAAAATTTATCGGGTACCTCTTGCTGAACACTATTAAAAGCTTTTGTGATAACTGCTTTGATCTTATCAGGTGAAAAATCTTGTTTTGATCCATCTCGTTTTATTACTTTCATATATAAAAATTGTTTTTGTGATGTTTTCTTAAAATATATATTTATAAGGTATTTTTTAAGGATTTTTGCGCACCCTACAAATCTTTATATATAAATAAAAACATATATTTATCAGGTCCTTATTTTTATTATATATACATGAAAACTTTACAAGACTTTATACTTGAGCAAAGAGGCGATATAATATCTGATGATGCTATATATTATGTTATTGCTAAACATAAATATGGGAATAATTCAGTCACAATTAAATGGGATAAAGATTATAATATAAAGAATTTAAACGGTACCGATAAAAGAAAGGCCCTTATAAAAGCTATAAAAGACAAGACCCCGAGGATCTTGCAAGATCAAAGAGAGCTTATTCCAAGAAAATATTGGGATCTTACTTCACTCATAGGAGAAACTGAGAAGCAACTTATGTCGCAAGATTATTATACTATGATGAAGTATATGAGGGAGAATAATAAGAGACAACACGATATTTTATCAATCCTTGAATGCTCTAATGCTAAGCCTTATTGCGATATGGATGTTTATAAAAGAGTATATTTAGATAAATATAGGCCGTTTACAGACTACTGTAGTGGTACCGCTTTTGGTGTTGTTCCATTTGAATATAGTATGTATTATCCCTTTAGATATGATGAATGGAATCATACATTAGAACAAGAAGATATATTAGAGAAATATACATATGTATCTAAATGTAGGTTCTTATCATATTTCAAAGCCATGGGTTATAAGAAATGTGTGGTAGCTATGCAACATTTGCAAAACCAAAAGTTTTTATATGAAATCTGGAGAGATAATATAGATAATGCTAAGGATTGGATGTATATAGTAAATACTCCTGAACAATTCAAGAAATATTGCGATAAATTATTACCAGAGTTCGATAATAATAAAGGATTGGTTATAATGAGATTACAATCTAATCCGTTATTTCATAAAAGATATCAAAGACTTCTTAAAAAATGTTTGGATGCAGACCAGCAAAAAGACTTTGATGAATTACTTGAAATTCTTGATATAGAATCACAAACAGAATATAAAGAGAAACTCAAAGAATTTAATAAAAAACATAATATAGAACCTTATGATATTTATGGAGGATCTGATGATACACTTAAATTAAGACCTTTCAAATCCGATATAGATAGAGATAAGGTAGAGAATTATAAAGAGTATTTTAAGAAATTCCTTGAAAATGTTCCTAAAGAATATGATAGTGCATTGAAGGATGAAAAATATCATAAGCACTTTATAATATTTTCTATATTAGATGTCCTGATGAAGAAATGGGATAAAAAGATATTAGAAAACATTGATGTTGAATATTATAACCTCAAAAAAGCCATAGAAGAAACGCTTAGTAATAATAAAGATTACATAAAACTTGATTGGTTTATATATTGCTATAAACCACTGGTAGATGAATTAGGTCTTGAAAGGTCCAGAGATATACAGACGAGCTTGGAATGACCCAATTTAATGATAGTAGGATAAAATAATTTTATATGAAGATCATGAATCAATATATTAACGGTGTCTTAGATTAAAATATATAATAAACTCACATAAACATATTAAATTTCGATCAAAATAGGCTCGGATATATAAATCTATATCGAGCCTATTTCTCTTTGTTAAATCACATTTATGAAATCCTCCTCTTTAATGCAACATTATAAAAGGAAAGCATTGATCTCCTTCCTTAAAAGACCCTTTAATGATCTTCAATAAGATATCATATTGTTTGTTATTTATGAGATTTTCCATTTTATTAAAGATATCCGTCATAGAGTCTTTATTAGTAACATTAAGATATTTCATCCAAAGAGCTCTGGGTGATTTACCTACTTGATATGTCGTACCGTCTATACTAAAATCTAATGATTCTCTTCCGAAGGTCCTGAGAACACATGTAATAGTCCTTGTTTGATCTTCTCCGTCTATATAATCAACTTTAAATTTAATACCTCTGCCTTCTTTGGAAGGATCTTGTTTATTGGATGTCCGAGTGAAACCATAGATTTCTTTAATAGATTTTATATGGATCTTACCATTGTTAAATTCATAAACGCCTTTACTATTCTTACCGAGCTTTTTGAGGGATATTCCGATGACTTCTTTAGTATTAAAAAGTTTCTCGCGAAATTCTTTGATGTCTTCGATGGATTTTAAGAGATTTATAATCGAACCTTCGTTTTGTTTTTTATATAGTATTACGTCAGAAGGATCTACAGTATTTCTATCTTTGTGTCCTATTTTAATTCTATAACGATTTACCATGCCCTCGTAGGCGGCCCCTATGGGGGAACTTTTATCAACTCGAGCCATTTTATAATCACCGGGAGCTCCACCAAACGATTCTATATAATTTATAATAGATATCAATTGCATTTTATAAGATTTCACCCATGTCTTATCTATAGCCAAATCACGGGCGATATTTTCAATATCCTCTAAAGATTCCTGCACAAGATTAGAATAGTTGTTATAAAGTCTTATTGTATTACTTTCCTGATCTTTTGTTGAGACCCGATTTACAGAGCCGTTACCAAGTTCTATACATTTCTTTTTATTATAATAAAAATTACATTTACTGCCACTATAAGGACCTTTAGTGAATACTCCATTAGATTTTTTTGCTGCAATGGTAAGATATTCATCATATATATAAGGAATCTTTATATAAGAACACCCACCATCATTCCTGCATATAAACTTTATATCAGTCTCACCAGTGTTTTCTATAAATTTTTTGAAGATGCTATATGGAGGAAATTTAGATGTATCTATATAATTGTATATATCTTTAACGTCTCTGGCTATTGTTTGCCAAGCTTGATCTTTTTCTGTTATAAAGGATTTAAATTTTTTTATCATATGATTTTGATAGTCCTATTATTTTATTAATAATACTAAACGATCCTGTCCATTTATAGGTTTGATTATTGTAATTGAATACTACACCTTCAAGGGGGTTTATAGTAGAACCTCCAGTAACATATTCATGATAAATCTTACTGGCGATATTTATTGTGTGTTGATTACCACACTTAATCAATCTATCAATAGCGTCATTTATTTCTTTTCGCAGAATATCCTGAGCTTTATATTTATAAATTTGATTAATATAACAATCTGCATCCCTTAATAGAACATCTCCTATTTCTATAAGAGTTTTCCTAAGTTCTCCATAACAAGTATATTTGACATCTTGTTTAAGATCTATTAAGGTTTTTATAATATTCTCAGTACAAAATTCCTCCGGATCTTTGTATATCTTTTTTAAGTCCCTAAGATTAAACGAATTATCATCTTTGAAGATTCTATTAAAGATATATTTAATATACTCAGGATGTTTAAAAGCATGTGCAAAGTCTTTTTTAAGGTATATTAAAAACTCCCTTTGATATAGTTCTTCTATGGTCTTACATTGACCGAATATGGAATCTATGGTGTCATTATAATATTTATATAAAGATTTGTAGGAATCTTTAAGTTCTATATATACATAAGGATCACACAAGAACTGAAAATATCCTTTATTAACATCATTAAAGTCTGTTATAATCACTTCATTGCTATCGAGATCCCATTCCCAGATATTATGGATAGCTACTCCACCGAACTCATAAGGAACTACATTAGTGATTCCTGCTTTGAAGCACTCACAATTATATGTTACAATGCTATTCTTAAACTTTGGAGTGTATGCGGGAAGACCTCGTTGAAATGTGAACAGAGTATCGGATAAGATCATATAAGCATCTTTATAAACATCAAATATATCTTTTTTATTAAACCATCGATTACATATTCCGTCAAGATCCATACCCCCATTTAAGAGGTCCTTTTTATTTCTTGCGAAGCGGAGTTCACCGTCTTTTATAAAGAAGTGGATGTTGAATCCATCAATTTTTTCTTTGAAACAAAAACGATTTTCAAAAGATCTCTGGATGATTTCTTTAAGGTCTGCTTTAGTCAGACTTAGGTCCTCCCAAAGATTTAACATATGTCCTGATAATCCACTCATAATTTATTTTATATAAGTTAGTAGTTATATATCTTATATATTTAATATTATATGAAATTTTAACGTCATATTTACAATTTGTTTTTTTTTTGGATATTATAAATAAAAAACGAGATAATGAAATCTTTACAGCAATTTATAACAGAGTCTAATGCAATGGATGTAATATCAAACTTACAAAAAATTCTAATAGGTGAAACATCAATGAGCTCTAAAATGGATGATAAGAAAAAGATTAAATATGTCAAATCAGAACTTCGAGATTACTTAAAGAGTATTAGGGATGTTCTTTCCTTCAAAAAATTAAAACAATTGTTAGATAGAGGGTTAAGAAGAAATTTAGATATAGCAACTCATGATGAATTTTCAGGATATGTTGGATATAATGAGAAGAATATAACTGATATGATTACTGTATATGAGGCATTTATAGATTATATAGAAGAAATGATGGATTCCATTCCTTCAGATGATATTAACATGACCAATGATATCCTTGAAATTATGACCCCGCAAGGCCTTTGGGACAATGATCAAGCTGCAAGGGATCTTATAAATATCTATTATAAACAACACCATGGCACATTAAGCAAAGACTCATGCGAAGATAATGTAAGTTTTTTATTGAACATATGGAATAATTTCTGCTTAGAAGTCATTTATACTGAATGGTGCGATCCTTATAATATACGTTAAAATATATGCGAGATATTAAATTATATTTATCAGAAGGATTATTTGATAACGAGGAACATCTCGTAGATAAAAACCCAACAGAAGCCATATATTCATGGTTGAAACAGTATACAAATCTAAAAAATCCGGAAAAACTTCTTTTAACAGGCCCTAAGGGTCTTTATTCAAAGTATGGTCGGCAAATCATATTATATGATCATATCCCAGATTTTATCCAATTTGATATGTCAAAGAATAACCTGACCTGGATGATAAATATATCCGATTTAACTCAAAAGGATTTAGATAAATTGCCTGGGACAATAATGTCTATTAATGATCCTGTGCAGACATCTATGTTTGCAGGTAAATCCACTATATTAAAAGATTTAAATATAAAAGCTTATTCAGATATTAGACTCTGTGGAATAGAGGAATTAAAAAATGTCAATATAGACTTTAAGGTCAAGAAAAATAGAAATATAAGCATATTAAATAGTTTTCGCCAATATGGTGCAAAATCTGTCCAGGGATTGACTGTTAATAAAAGAATCGCAGACGGCATATTTACACTTGAATTGCCAAGCTCCTCAATGCTTGATGAAAAACAACTTAAAAATTTGTTACCATATATAATAAAAAATATAGGCGCAAATTTGGTTGTAAATCACAAGGTTAAATATGGTTATGCTTTTTTAGATAAAACAAAAACAACAAAAAATCATAGAGAATATACTCAAGATATATCAAAAGGTGAGTGGGTTAAAATTATTTATGAGTAATTTATATTATTCCATATTACATAAAAAAGAGACCTTAAGGTCTCTTTTTTATTTTATTGGCATTTTTAACAAAATTACTTCCAATATTGACCTGTGGTTGCCTTACATAAATTATCTAATTTGCTCCAGGCGCTTTCCAAATGCTTAATATAACGTTTGCGCGAAGCTTCGGCTGGGAGAATATGTCTCTTCATAGCTCGGTTAATAACCTTATCCATATAAGGTATTTGCATAATTTGATTTTTTTGATAGTTGAGAACTCCAAAAACATCCTTTAAGGGATCATCAAAAAGCTCAGCATTATCGAAAAGATTATATAGTAGATTTACCACTTCTTTGAGGAAATATTGGTGCCTATATACTGAACATTCATCAACATCAGGATATAACGTCCCTATGAAGAAGTCATCATCCACTTTCATAGACATTTTCAAAAGAATCTTTTTCAAACCATCAACTTTATTGTCGATAATTTCGCTTGTAATTTCATCATCATCATTCGCATCATTCGCATCATTTAAGATATCTTTTATACTATTATTGAACCTGTTTACTACGCTTGATTTTAAGCCTCGCGATACTTTAAGAATTTTATATCCTACACTCATGATAGTAATTTTTATATGTTAATATTAATTAAGTTATTTATATATTTCATCTAAACGATTTCTAATTTTATTATGCATGGTGGTTCTATAAAGTGATTTCGCATATTTTTTATATGAATCATGATTAAAGTCCTCGACCATCATCATAATCTCATATCGTTTTTCTTCTATATGGGTTAATATTAAGTATATCAATGATGGTATTGTAAAATATCCTATAAGCCCAATGACCCATATCTGTGAACTTGTAAAAGTTACACTTTCATGAGCCGTGGTTGTACCAAAAATATTCCAAATTATAGATAATACATAAAGGATTATCATTTGCACCGAGATAGCAAACACAATTCGGGAACCTTTATTATCAGTCGGCACTTTTTCACGATAAGTGTAACCTTCATATTCAGGAGTGTCATCACGATAAGCATATCCAAAGAAAAGAAATTTCTTGAAGGGATTGAATATTCTTAGCTGATGAATTTTTGTTATATCATATTGTTCAAACTCTTTCATCTTAGTTAGTTTTATAAGTTAATTATATTATCTTTTATGTATTGATATAACAAATGATTATAAAATCTTTAGTGACCCTCCCAAAAATTTCGTGTGATTTCTAATAAAATCTTAGGATTTTTAAGGAGAGGTTCTCCATCAGTACCTATGCCTATTTCTTCACCAGAAAGTATGTATACAGGTCTTTTATCGTTTATTAATATATTTAATGTGTGGATTCCTCTATGAGTTATTGGTTTAGGTAGTATTATATGCCATCCATCGGTCATTAAAACAGTATCATATGCAGATACACCAAGTTCCTGGCCTATGATCTGATTATTTAACCAGATGTTTGATAGACCATTAACAGGAATATCTCCAAAGCGCAGATAATATTTCATGCAAAGAGGATTATACAATATATTAAGATACTTAATCCTAATACAATATCAGCTAAGATACATGTTTTATTTATTTTATGATGTTTCATATTTTTCTTGCAATAATTTAATAAGACTATCAGCTTGTTTTATTGACATTTGCGCAATATAGTCTTCTGATTTATTAAGTTTTATAAATTCTTTAAGGGATGTTATGACTATATCAGTATAAATCTTAAACCAATCGGGTGCAGTACTCGATGGAATAATTATATTAGTAATGTCTAACTGATCTTTAGTATAGGTCTGACCCGCAGAGTCTTGATAAAGGACATCGGAGTTATTATATATACCTTTTATCTGAGTTATTTCTATGCTCTTCGTAGTTCCTTTAATACGCGCTTTCATGTATAGGCTTTTTTATAATAACCTTATAATAATAAAAACAAAGCCCTCAAGTATATCTTAAGGGCTCGTTAACAATGTTTACAAAATATTTAACGGATCAAAGCATTAAAGTCTTCATAAGAAATTTCATCGTCAAATTTAGATCCTTTTATATCCTTAGTAATCACCGCTATAGCATTATGATCATGCAGACTTTCTAAATGGCTTAGGATAATCCTGTAATCAATTACATCAGGCATTTCATCAAGCATATTAGCAAATATTCGAGCTGCATCCTCTACGAATTTGGGTTGAGCACCATTTAAGATCGCAAATTGCATTTCATCGATTCTTTTGCAGAACACCAAAGTCTCCGTAGGAACCACTTCTCGGCATTTTGAAATAACATCTTCGATCCATATAAGTTTATCAAATTCAATACCTAATTTAACTACAGATCGTTGTGAATGGGGTATTCCATAAACCCCCCTAGTATACGCAGCATATTCCGATAGAGCGGTGCTACAAGGGCATGCACTGGAATATATATAATCAATATACATAACTTTTCTGAATTGACCTTCTTTATTAAGATTAACATCAAAAGTCACGTCATAATATTGCCAGCCCCCTTCAGGTTCTCCAGAGCCTTTTTTAGATTTCAGCGCGTTCTGCCAGAGTCTATAAGGAAATTTCATAATAATATGAGCATCGAAGCTATGAAGGTCTTTTTTATAATTCGTAAGGACATCGCAAAGTTTATCAATGCTAAAGATATCATCTACTGATTTATAAGCAGTTCTGATAATACGGGACATATTAATACCTGCTTTATTGGCCTCTAATGAAACTGTACCAGTTATTGTAGCCATAACCTCTTGAGACCCTCCATCTTTTTGAATAACCTTAAGAGGCATTTTGAAATTATGTATACCTACTTTATTAATGCGATATTTAGAACTATAAGGGGCGTTTTGCATATCAGGCATAGAATCTAAATAATCTTCTGTGGGTTCAAATCCCATATCATAATCTCTCTTGAGATCTTTTACTTTAATGTCTTTGTTCATATTCTTATTTTGTTGTAATATGATATTATATATTAAAATGTAACCACATTTTTAATATTCCACTCGATCTTCTATGATCTTAAATTTTTCTTTAAGTTCTTTAGGAATAAGACTTTTTATAATAGTTGTGAGATCATAACTTCTCAAGGATTCGCAATCAATGTCTCCTATAGAAGTTTTATTCGGTATTATGCGAAGATTCTTATATTTTTTTGTATAATATGATAACTTATCATTATATTCTTTTACAGACATTTTATTGTCATCTATATATATCTCTATATAATCATTATTATTAAATGTATGATTTTCAAATATTTCATCATTATATATCCTATGGAATTTTATAGAATATTCATTGGGTATAAATTCGAGGTTATCTCCTTCTAATTTATAAAAACCTCTTTCACTATTTGAATCACCAAAATTGAGTGCATAACAAGATCCAAGATTCCTTATAGGTCCTTTGATGTAAGGTATATGTATATGACCCGAATATACATTGCAGCTTGTTACAGGACATCCTTCAGTTACTATATCAGCATGTGTAAAGATATTTTTTATATTACTTTTATTAACTCTTTCTTGAATCTTTATAGGATCCCATTGATACCACGGAATGAACATATCAGATCCTTTGATGAGAATATTTCTATTTATTATATGAATATCCATATTCTTCAATAAAAGACTTAAAGTATCAACCTCATCTGAATTGGGTGAGTAATAGTCATGATTTCCATCTATTATTATAAATTCTTCAACAACCTCTCGCAATAACCTGAAAATTTTTACTATACGAGATGCCACCAGTGTTGAGATAGTTGAGCGGGAATCAAAAACATCCCCCAGGTGTATTAATTGAACTGATTGTTTAAGATTTTTTATATAAGGTATTAATTGCTTCTCTATAAAATCACATTGAGAATTAAGCCATATTATAGAATTTTGTTTAATACCAAAATGAGTGTCTGTTATAAGTATTTTTATCATAACCTTCTAAATTTCTCAATATTGTCTATTATAAGAGCCTTTGTCATGGGGCTTAGAGGAATTGACATAAAATCATCAATGATAATATTAGGTTTTTCCTTTTCTTCAAAGAGTTTCTCACCTGCTATACCACACTTGACAGGATATCCTGTATCCATGGTCTGAAAATTTCTGTAAAAGACTTTTTCTATGGGGCAATGCGAACCCAATATATGCACATGACCCATCTCTTCTAAAAGATCTTTATGATCTCTCATGAATTGTATCCTACCCATAGCATATAAATGATCTTTATTAATCATTCCAAATTGCTCTTCAAAAAATTCTTTAATATCACTATCAACTTTATATTCAGTATAAAAATAATTATGAAAAGGTATTGCAATAGCTCTTATGCCTAATTTTTTATATTCTTTAAGACACTCTACCATTTCTTCAGGCGTATTGCCTTGCAGTGTCCCCATTGGATCCGGTGATAAACTATTAATGGGTTTATTTAAGAACTTCTTTGATAATTCTAACGTCTTATCTTTATTCATAAGGACATCAGGAAGTATATAAAAGTCAGGAATAAGATCATCGATAGCTTCTCTATATAAATCCATATTAAGTTCCTCGCCTTTTATATAAAATTCATAAGCAGAATTATCTAATATACAGAATCTACTGAGATTCTTATAATATATCCTATAATCCGGATTAGAATTATATAAATGAAATAATACAAAGTCATATTCATTAAGTCTTTTATTTTCACTTAATAAACATATCGGAAGTTCACTATTGATCTTTATCATAATATTAAAAGTGTATATATAAAAATATATAAAAAAGGCCCCTATAATTTATTTATAGAGGCCTTCACAACTAACTATATAATAACTAACTTAAACTTTTCTCTTGTCACCCCAGATTCTGATATGGAGTCTATCAGTGAATCTCCAGCCATTCTTTATACATACTTCGACAGCTTCTTTAGATGACCTCTGAACCTGCTCCAATATTTGACCTTCTGGCATGAGCATTATTTGCAAGTCCTCGTTGAAATGTTCTTGGAATGTAAAAGAATTTGTCGTAGTAGATCCATAATCATAAATTTGTTTAAGAAGTTCTTTAATTTCCTCTTCATTAGAACTATCTGAATAAACAAATTTCATCTGGACTTTACGAGAAGACATAATAATATCATATAAAGACTTGATGTTTATACGATTTTTATTATGAAGTTCTTGTAATTCCTTTAGTATATCAGTTCCTTCGAAGCATGCTGATGTAGAAAGTTTTGGTGATACTGACCAGAAGTCCACATAATAATAAAATTCTTCCAATGGACTTATAGAACCATTTGTTTCAACTGTAATAGTAGGGAGATTTACCGGATTTTCCTCAAGATTTTTAAGTACTTCTATAAGAGCCTTTTGTTGAATCATAGGCTCGCCGCCAGTGATGACCAGATGATGTACATTGGGATTTTCTTTAAAGATCTTTTTAAGTTCATCTATAACATCCTTTGTATCTGTATATTCAGACATTCCCGGGTGATGCGAAGTATATGCAGTGTCGCATATAGAACCTCCAGCAAAACAACATCTTAGATTACATCCATTAGTCCTTAGGAATACTGATGGAACACCCGAAAAGATTCCTTCACCTTGGATAGAACAAAATATCTCGCTTATTTGTATTTTCATATTTTTTACCAGTTCTTTTTTACCTGTTGTTCAGCTATTTCATTATAAACCAACCCCTCGTCATAAAGATACTTAAATATTTCATTATCGTGATCTTCTATGATCTTCATAAGGTCTTCTGACCATTCATCCTTAACACCTTGAGAGAATTGTACTTCTTTAAGGAATTTTTCCGGAAACCATGTATTAAGATCCTCTTCAAAACATGTTGCGGATCCTGTTGTAGTTTCGTGATATTTAACTGAATAAACACTTATAGGACCTTCGCCATTTTCGGGAACAGTATGGTTCATGATGAACTTTATATACTGGAATATAAAAGCCGAGAGAAATTCTGCTGAAGGTGATACAGGAAGTGATATCCAGCGTTTATTAAATTCTTTGATAAAACTAACATATTTTGGATCATCATAATTATAAAGTAGTGCTGCATGATCCATGGACTCGATGAATTGTTTAATGGTACCTTTCATAAGACCAAAATCATAAACCATACCACCGTTATCTGGTTGGGTTCCTTTGAATGTCACCTCGATAACAGCAGAATGTCCATGACAGGAATATTTGCAGTATTTACTCGAGCAATTGACCACTCGATGCATTGATTCAGCCTTAAAAATTTTTGTAATAAGCATGTCTATATATATTTTAGTTAAAAATATTGAACCATATGTATTAATTAAGCAGATCCATCAAAGATTCTTTAAGATCTTTATCTTGCCTTATATATTCTATTATATGCTTAACTATTTGTGATACACGACCTTCAGAGACCTTAAAGTGTTTCGCTATATCCTTACATTTGTACTCATCATAATCTTTGAGAGAGAATGTCATGTAAAAGATCTTTATATCCCTCTCGGAAAATTTTCCCTCAAGTTTTTTATACATCCCATCCATAATTTTTGCATAACCCGGTTTGATCTCTTCATAAAGTTTATATCGATATTCTTTAGAGGTCATATCAGAATCCTCCGATCCATTTGTTCCTGATATAGCTGTCATAGATACCGATGTAAAAGAAGGAAGTCCCTGATCCGAAGCCTTTTTTTGTGCATATGCTGACATTCGCACTGTTCTCAGTTCATAGTCTATAGAAGTTAATATATTATTTCTTATGGAATACGCTGCAAATTGTACAAAAGTCATGTTAGATCTGTCTGGATCATAGCTACGAAAGGCCAGGACAAGACCTTCCCACGCCATTGAACTGATATCATTCCATGGCATCTTAACAGAGTTTACGAATTGCTTTGTTATTTTATATACAAGAGGGGCATACTGTTGTACATTGTAATTTTCTTCCTTAATCTTTGATCCTATCATATAAATCTTGTTAAAACGTTATGTATTGATATAACAAATTTATAGGGATCTTTAGTGATTGAACCTTAAAATTTCTTAATAAATATCTATATTATTATCTCTTTGAGTTTCAATAAGATAATTAACTGTGCTCTTTATAATATTTAATTCAGATTCTGTCCCTTGGTATATATAAGTATTTATATACTCTTTTCGATCAGGAAATTCTGAGAACTCTGCATTTACTTGTTTGATTTTTAATATTTTAAGGTAATTCTGGATGATCTTTATATTATTTGTTTTTGAGTTCCATGCAATATTTATATAAAACTTTTTTCGATCATTAGAGGGTTTAATAATTTTTTGATGAGATTCTTTGGTGCCTGCTTTATTATACCTTAGATAAACAGTGCCAGAACGAGTTGCAGTTTTAATACCTATGTCTTTGAGTTCTTTAATAGTCTCATAATATTCATCCAGTAAGGGTGTTGTATCGCGTTTCTCATCAAAACGTACTCTTAACATTTTTCTTATCGCTTCTCTTTTATGTAAAAGCCATTTACCGTCTCTGTTGTACATGTTATTATATATTTAATTATACAGGATTATTAAATGCTTTCATTATCTCCGAGATTTGATTTATTTAGATTTGAATTACCCAAAGATTTTTTACCCGATCCTATAGTGGATAAGTATCAAAAGATCTTAGATAAAAATCCCGGGGTGATAAATACTCCTATAGATTATCTTAATGAGTCAATACAAGGCATAAGCTTCCCCGGTATTTCTGATGTGGTTATTTCGCAAGCACAGCACAGTTCTAATTCATTCGAGAGGAAATTGGGCAAGTTTAATATAGAACCTAAAACGGATATTACTTATGTAACCCCTTCTAATCCAATAGATAAGATTGATAAGAAATTCAAAATAACCTTTAGGATGAATCAGGGATTATATAATTATTTTATGTTGTATGAAACAATTTTTTATAGGGTATGCAAACCTCTTGATTATGGGCCCGATAAAGTATTATATATAGAATTACTTGATGAGGATGGGACCATAACATCTCGTATAAAGTTCTTTGATGTATATATAAATGGCATAGAAGGTCTTGATTTTAATTTTAATAAATTAGAAAGAGATTCGGGGACTTTTGACGTAGAGTTTAGTTTCAATAATATTGATTATGAATTTGTAAATGTATAAAAAAAGGATCCGTATACGGATCCTTTTTTTTGTACTATTAATATTCCTTTAACAAATCTTCAAAATAGGCTTGAGATTGCATTTCTCCAGACATCCCTCAGTGATTATATAAGGATCTTGGTGTTGTACTTGCTGAACATCTTTATTGAAATAAGTTTCTTCTTCGAAACCCTCAATACCTACCATAAGTTCATCGCCGGGTTTGTAGTCAACTATCTCTGAGGGATTGCATTGAACCATACCGGTAATATTCAATTCAGGTATTTCAACGAAGACCCCACATTTCTTAGAAGAATTTATAATACCTGTCACAAGGCCACCAAAACGAGCATTTTTGGTTTCTTGCCAGATCTCATCAGATTCGGTCCAGTGCTTGAACATCTCTACCATAGTAGAATCTCCGTAAAATTTAAGGAGTTCTTTGGTGGAGCATATAAGGGACATTTTATTGTCTGCTCCAGGCTTCGGTATATAATTTACTATAAAAGCCTCTACATCTTTTCCTATAAAACTCTCAAAGTCCTTAGTAATATTCAATACAATTTGCGAACCCGGTATAAAAGCCTCTACTGTATAATCCTCTCCAACAAATCCTGAGGTACTCGGAATAACAGCTTGACCGATGAACCCACCGCGGGACAATTGAAGATTCTTTACAAGAATTTTATGTGGATTCTTAAGATCTTTTTGCTTCCAAGGATCTTTAACAAAAGGCAAGACATAACCTTCAGTGAGTAGTGTCAGTGGATCGATATAAGTTGTCCCCCTCGAGACATTTGTAACACGCGCTTCGACTGATTCCTTGGGAATATTATTCTTGAAGCGATTATACTTCCAAAGGTTGACTGAAGAACTTAGGTTTGCCTTGACATTAGTTGAATCAAATTCAACATGATTCTTCTGAACATCTCGAATAAACACCTTGATAATATCACCTACGCGGAGATCTCGTGGTGTCTCATCAGATACTTCTGTAGGCTTGATCTTGAGGTTATAGGCCTTATTAAAAGCATCAGCAATGCTCATTTGAGCGTAAGCCTGTGAATTATACCGAATACGATCTTTATCTCGGTTGAAAGCAGGCCATTCAAATTTTTTTTGTTTCATCAATAATTAAAAATAAAAGTGTTAATAAAAAATATATAATTACTTACTCATGAGTTTCTTACAATATTCTTTGGCAATATTCCTATCTCTCTCAGATGCCACATTAGTGGACCACCAGCGACAATAGGAAGGATCCTCCTTCATTACTTTATATATATCAGAATCCTTATACTTACCTACTGCAAATACTATAAGAGGTTCTGAATCAGTTCCTTGAGCGTATCTTATAGAACCCCCTATGGAGAGTAAATTATTTTCATTCCAGTTGGAGATCTCTTCGATATTCAAATTATATCTCTTAATTTGACTTTGAAATACTTTTATTGTGGCATTTACATCTGCCAGAGAATCGTGCGAATTTTCAAAGACTTCCCCTGTATAATTTTTATAAACAGAGCTTAGGTCTCGGGGAGAAAATTTACATTCCATAGCATAACTGTCATAGAACTTCCTATTTTCTATAGGAAAATCATAACCAGCTAATTTAAAGTCTTTAACTAAAAACTTAAAATCAAAGTTATTACCATTATATGTAAGGTAATCAGAATCCCCTATAAACTTTATAATATATTCAGCTATATCTTTGATATAGACTCCATTATCTTTTATAAATTCTTCTGTATAACCATGTGTTCGAAGAGCTCCCGGAGATATTATAAATTTATGTTGAGGAATAATTATATAATCAATACTACCTAAAATTTCCGGTTCAAGATCAAATATGCTATCAGAGTTAAATTTCACAGCACTTAATTGTACTATATAATCATTTTGAGGATCTAACCCGGTGGTTTCTATGTCTATTGCTACTATTGTATGCACTTTATTAATATTTTAGTACGTTAAAAATCTTTTAATGGATTTATATATTAAAACATAAGAAAAAATTTAGACGAGCATGATTAAAATCTTATATAAGAAAGATGATCTCAGATATATCTTTATGCAAGGAGACCCCAAAGAACTTAAAGAACTCGAAGGATATCTTAATAAAATCCCTCAGTATATGTTCTTACCTTCTTTTTCAGGAGTTCCTAAGCCAGAGGTCTTTCTTAATAAATTTAAGTCTAAGACAGGAGATCTTATATATTATTGTCATTCCGGTCTATGGCGAGAGGTTTATGGGTTCTGTCAAAAAAATAATATAGAAGTATCTGGAATAGACAATTATTTCAAGTATAATGATTTTGATATGACACTTGAAGATTTTACTTTATATATAAATAAATGGGATCTTAATATACAACCAAGGGATTATCAAATCAAGGCTGCATGGCTTATATTGAAATATCGTCAGAGTCTCTCTCAACTCGCAACTCGTGCCGGTAAGACTTTAATAGCTTATATAATATTTCGTTATATGCTTGAACATGGAGCTAAAAAAATTCTTATGGTAGTACCTTCTATTCAATTAGTTAAGCAAGGAGTAGAAGATTTTAAGGAGTATAAAGAATTTTTTCAAGCAGAAGCTATATGGGCTAAATCGGAATATTGTGAATCTGCTAATCTCACTATAGGTACTTATCAATCTCTTGTACAACGCGCGGATAAAAGAAATAAAAAGTATAATCCCAGTTTCTTCAAAGATTATGATGTAATATGTATAGACGAAGCCCATCATTTGGTTTGTAAGTCTATTAATACAATTTTATCGCAAGACTTTATAAAGAATGCTAAGATCAAATTTGGGTTTACGGGTACACTTCCACAGGAATCGACCATAGAATCCTTTTGTTGTCAATCACTTATGGGTCCCCAAATACAGGATTTATCAGCTCGCGAATTGATAGATGAAGGATTTCTTGCCGAGCCTGTTATAAAACAATATAGAATATCTTATGACGAGAGTGATCTAGAAAATGATTATATAAAATGTGGTGAATATCTCTGCAGCTCCGATAAAATTATTAACGGTAAAAAAGTTTTATTACCAAAAAAACAAAGGTCTTTTACTATAACCCATGAAAAAGTATTACCATATACATTAAAGAACCTTAAAAATCTTTATAATAATAAAGAATATATATCATATCTTATAGACCTATGTAAATCAAAGGGTTCGAATCTTTTAATACTTGAGCAAATGCTCGTGCATAGGTCGAAGAAGAGAATAAAAGTTATTAATAATATTATAAGGGGCCTACAAAAAAATATTATAGTATTTGCTCATCATACGGAATACTTAAATTATCTTGAAAAAGTCTTTAAGCAAGAATTTCCTGACAAAATAATATATAAAATTACAGGGGCCACCAATATCAAAAAAAGACAAGCAATTCTTGATGAAATGCTTGTTAATGATAATGTTATATTAATTGCTTCTTATGGTTGTTGTGGTACAGGCTTGACTTTTAAAAATGTTGATTATGGTATTTTTGCGCAATCTTTTAAGTCTGAGGTTATTAATAAACAATCATTAGGAAGACTTATGCTTAAGACCAAAGAGAAGTCTAAGTTTTATTTATATGACATTGTAGATATATTTCCTACTAAAAAATTATACCTACAAGGCCTTGCCAAGATCAGGACTTATAAGAAGGAAGGTTATGATTATAGTATTATTAATGTTTAATCATTATATCTCACATCTTTCTCTCCACTGACCTTTTGATATCACGTCAGTAATGTTATCGGACATATCTAAATATTCTAAAAAATATTTTTCTCTACCCCCATAATTACCAACTATTACAGAACAATGGAGATCCTTTATAACATGCTTAGAAAAATCAGGATCACTCAATAGCATATTTTTAATATCGTTATAATCATTCTGGTTAATTATACGGAGACATACTTCCGGATCCTTTCCCTGAACAGATAAATTCATAATATCTTTAGGGGTTAGTTTATTCTGCTTTCTTTTACCAATAGTTATTGCAATATTAGTATATTCTTCAACAGGCTTAAGTATAACATTATTAAAAATATTCACTTCCTGTAAATCAAGAGCCTTGTATATAGGAATAGTTAATTTAGACAATCTATTAGATTTTATTAACCAGACCCCACCAGGAAGCCTATCCAAATCTTCCTGAGATATTCCATTATAACTTAATAAAGAAATAATATTATCACCACAGGATTTTTTATCAAAATTTATATAAGAAGGCATAGGGCTTTCGATGGTAAATGTAAATTGATCACTTCCTCTATAGTATATTATACCATTCTTTATATAAAATTCCTCATCTACATATTTAACTTGATGTGATAGGACTATGCTTTTCAAATAATCAAATATTACTTGATCTGGGTTCTTATCAAGTAAATCATCTTCGTCATCAAAAAGTGACTCGTTTATATATTCTTTTATATTTTTCATTTTATTTTTTTAATTTATACATTAAAGGATATTCTAAAAATATATTTATAATGCGCATAAACATATCAAATTTCGCGCAAAATATATTTTATATAGATTTATATATCTTAACCTATTTTGGAGTGTTAGATAGAGGATTCTTTTGTTTTGTTTCTAAAGATATAATTCTTGAATCGAGCCGAGTTAAATATTGTTCCAAATCTTGATTTTCTCCCCCAATATTGATTTTAATCCCACCAGTTATTTTAATCCCATTACTGGCAGTAATATTTAATGGTTTCTCAGTTGATATAATGTCTTCTGTATAAAATCTCTGTGATGATAATGTTCTGAAATATCCGCTGCTTGCCAAAACCCTATTTGCATGGACTAAATAGTAATTATCAAGATTCAATTCAGGCCATGTTGAATCTTCATCTGTAGGCTTCCATTTAATAGCTTCCCATTGATCATTTTTATTTTTTCTATATGGGCTAATAGCTAAACTGTTTTTTCTTGTTCCTTCATCACTACCTTTATAAACATACATGGCGTGATAAGTGTCTTTGTCATCTCCCCAAGGAATCAAAATTTTATCATCATAAGTTTGTTTATATATAGGAATGTCCGTTTGATTACTTCCTAAAGCCCAACACCAGGTTTCTTTATTAGTATTATAATAAATGCTTTGAGAAATAGGGTTTTGAGTGAATAAGATTCTTAGCCCGTCGCGCGGAGATATATTTTCGAAAGTATAAATGCCCGTTTTATCTTTTTTATCATTAGGTAGATTTAAATTTTCAGAATAAAAATTTTTATCTATATAAAAGAACGGCATAATATCAATTAAGATATTTTCTACGACAGATAAAAGATTTTTACTGGTTGACCACGGTGTCTTGCCCGCTACATATAAAGACCAAAAGCTTTTTAAAATAGGATTTTCTATATCATTAATAATTACTGAAACTTCTATTTTTGCATCTTTTGAAATAGGTATAGGACCTAATCCATCCTGATCTAACCCCATATATATAGCCTGGGCTATAATACCTTTTTTATAATCGTCTTTATAAGTATCTTTTACTTTATCAGTAATATCCAATCTATATGCATTTACAGAGTCTCCTTTATCACCCCTTGTAAAAGCACTTGATCCTATTTTAGTAAAGTTACTATTAATTGCATTAAATTGCGAATCAAGATTATCACCATATTTTGCATCGCTCAATTGGGGAGCTTTTATCTCTGCATATATATTATTTGTGTCACTCATATCATTTTAATGTTAATTTTATATGGAATTTTTTATGTAATTCTTTGTTTTTTAATTCAGTCTTATAAAGATCATAAGAAATATTATAAAGTCCCTTAATATATTCTCTATCATCTTCATTAAATCTCTCAAAAAAACTATTAATAATATCTTCTGTTATGTCTCCTACAATGTCTTTATCAAAACTTATATCATTTTCAAGGAGATATACTTGATTATCATTATATAGTTTATATTCAGGATATTTATTTAGTTCTTTATAATCATCATTTTTACAATATCCATAAGAATAATAACCTATAGAGGGATATAAAGGAATGTATCCAGTGCCTATATATTTTTCAAAAGGATTTTTATTGGTGTCATTTAAGATGATTTTATAATATATATAATTATTTGTCGGCCCTACAAATGTGGGTTTAATCTGACCATCATAGCGGAATACATAATTGGATTTATTATCAGATTTGTTATATTCAATCTCTTTAATATCTATTGAGGGGCCTTCTGTTTTTATAGGAGTGACTGTTTTATTAAAGTTTATAGTCCTTAATACGAGATCTTTATAATCTTCTGAGTCTTTTGTAAGACCATAATAATGAGATAAATAAGTACCATCTGAGGATACTCCTGCAAACCCATCATAGAGATTAAATATATAATCATTATGATCTTGTAAAGACCAATGGATATATTTCTGGGGGATCTTATTTTTATCTACGAAAGATAAATAATGATTATCTTGTAGATATGATAAGACATTGTCAGATTCTTTAGATGGGTCTCCCCCTTCTTTTATAAGATCTTGATAATTTGTATAAAAATCTTTCAAAGGAAGTTCTTGCCCATCTACTTTTACTGATATTTCTATATAATACTTTGTATTGGGGCTTTGATGAATATTCCATGCAACATCATCGAAATCAAAACATATATTGAAATTAAACAATTGTTTCGCTATAGACCCATTCCAACTATTAATAATTATAGAATCATTCTCCATCAGAGGTCTTTCTCTGGATACTAAATTGGATACTATATAAGAAACATCTTTAACCTCAGGCTGACCTGATTTAAGATCTATGCAGTTTATAGAAGCTTGTTTATTTTCGAGGTTTATATACATTACTTTATCATCACCTTCATTAAGACCTATATCCTTTATATAATCCTTAAAGTAATTAAAATTGTGCCCTATAACAGGTACTTCTATAGAACCCATAACATAACTCTTAGAAGCATCTTTTAATTTTATATATATAATTAAACTATCCTTTACTTGCTCCAACCAAAGAGGTACCAGGACCTCACATTGTTTATTATATACACTGTAATGGGGCCTCTTAGCACCCATTATAAAAGTATCATCATAATTTTTTATAAAATCATCATCGGATTTTATAGGCCAATTAGATTTTAATAAAGGATCTATACCATCCTCATAAAAGGATTCTATATTATTCTTATAATACCTTGAGAGATTCTCCTGATGGGTATAATTTAAGAGATTTTCATCTATATACTTATTATAAGACGACAATTCAGTTATAGGAGTTATATGAATATCATTGATATCAATGATATCATTGATATTATTTTTATTTAATATCAAATCATATTTCATATTACCACCCAGGAGGAGATTAGTACTATATAATTTATAGTTTTTCATATTAATATAATAATCATTCTACTAAATATTTCCTACCGATTTAATATATCAATACATGAAGATTAAAACTAACTTATAATGCAAAAAGTAAATATCATAATAGGTCGTTTTCAGCCATTTACATATGGCCACTTGAAATGCATTCAAAATATATATCAGGAAAAACATCTCAAGACAATAATCCTTATGATAGATACTATTAATCCTACCACAAAGAATCCTTATAAATCTTCTTTACTTTTACCCATTTACAATGAAGCACTTAAGGCTTATAAGGAGATTGAAGGGATTATATTAATAAAAAACGCCAATATTATAACTATCTCTGAAGAACTTAATAAACAGGGATATCAAGTTTCTTCTTGGGTATGTGGTACAGACAGATATGAGTCTTATAAAAGAATGTCTAAGAACTATCATGAACAGGCTAATCTTTCAGAAGATTTTACTATAACAGAAATTAAAAGAACCTCTGATGATATATCAGCCACTGAAGCCAGGAGATTGATTAAAGAAGATGATATTCAAGGATTTAGTAAAATAACTCCCTTAAAAAGATATTATAATATTCTAAGAAACACTTTATTAAATGAAAACCTTTAGTGAGTATAGAAATAACGGTAGGATACTTTTATTTGATGTGGATGATACACTTGTCCACACCACAGCTCGTATAGGCATTATAAAGGATGGTATAATAACTAAAAGAATATCTAATAAAAAATTTAATAATTACAATCTAAAACCAGGCGAATCCTTTGACTTCACTGAATTTTCTGATTATAAATGGCTTGAAAAAGAAATTCCCACAAAATATTTAGATACACTTAAAAGGGAATATAAAAAAGGATCACAAATAGGTATCCTCACCGCCAGGAATTCATGTAGTGGTATTAAGAAATTTCTCAAGAAACATAATATAGATCTTGACAAAAATCTTATATTTGCCACAGATGATCCTAAACTGGGTCTTTCCGGTACGGTTAATCAAAGGAAATCTGAAGTAATATCTATATTATATCATAGAGGATATACTACATTCATATTCTTTGATGACAGCGAAAAAAACCTCGAATCGGCTAAGGCTCTTGAAAAAGTATTTGGAATAGATGTTATAACAATCAAAACATAGATATATAATAATATCTTGATTGTATATTTGCATAACGCAATTTAACAATCAAAACATAGTCTTACAACGCGCATAAATATATCAAATTTCGATCAAAATAGGCTCGGATATATAAATCTATATCGAGCCTATTTCTCTTTGTTAAATCACATCTATGAATTTATTCTATTTTTATATATCAAACCACACAATATCACCGTCGGATCTTTCGCCTATATTAGAAGATTTCATATCCACTGCTATAAACCCATTATCCTGGGCTTCTTGCATAGCATTATAAAACCATTCATATATTACTTTATCATCACTGGATAAATTTTTTATATATTTGTCAATTTCTATTTGATCCTTTTTTGTGATTTTTTCTCCTTTCATGATTTGATTTACAATATCCCATATAGAAGTATTTTTACCGTTGATCTTAAAATATTTATTAATGGTCTTCGAATATAATTTACATTTTTGAGTATTATCTTTTAATTTCTCCATAATACAATATTTATCATTGTATTTATATATTTTAGGGAAATACTTCGATTTATTATTCAAACAATATTTATAAAATATTATATCATTTTTTTCAGGAGGTAGATTAAACCATTTTATAATTTTATCATTTCCTATAGTAAATACAGATCCATAAGAACCAGATCCTAAAATCCTGGGTAGTCTATCTGCAGGGAATTTTTGAAGTTTAATATATAAAGACATCGGATCTATGTTAGATTTGCTTTCGATCCATCCATGAAATCCAGACCAGGCTCTTTCACCGTAATTATCCGTTATACACTGTTGCATTTTTATATAAGATTCCGATTCATCATCCCAAATATTTCTTATAAAATCACATAGATCTTCAAAAGTAAAGGGTAAATCACCTATATAATTTCTTTCAAATAAAAAATCTTTTATATCTTTCATATCTTTTATATCTTTTATATCTTTCATATGTCTATCTTAATTCGTAAGGAATTTGCGCATTCTCCAGTGCGAACCTTGGCGCAAAACCACTTAAGTATTGTATATTGCCTACCACAGGAAGATCTTTTTGAGATTTAACAGGATACATGATATTAAACCATACAAATTCATCCCAATTGTTTTTATTTGTATCAACCCAATCAGGTATAGGATTGAGGAGATTCGTGATTATAAGACCTGTGCGGGGGCCTTTTAACGATTAATTCTCCTGTATTATTTATATTTAAATTCTCGGAATTTTCATCAGGGAATATAACATTATTCTCATCTAAGAACCAATTAAGAGATGCTGCGGAAGGTTTCTTATCCAGTAAATCATCTTCGTCATCAAATAACCCTTCAGATATATATTTATTCAGTGGATTCATCTATTTTTATAATGTATATTTTTGAAATTTTGCAGTTCTTTTGTATATTTCATAAGGAATATCATAGATTTCTCAAAGAAAGATAAGATACTTTTAAGAATTTCATTATTAGATTCTATAATAGTATGTGACATAAGTTTATTGAGCAAGCCATTTTTTTCATAGTCATAGGCTTGCTCTCCTGTCTTTTCAAGACCTTTATATCTCTTATATCGAGTTCCAGAAGTATTTATAATCATCATTCTAAAGTTACATTAGGAGAACTTATTTGAGGTATTGTTTGCTCTATTTTAGGCAATTGTGCTTGTAGAGCCATTGAAATGCCTTTTGTATAAGGATTTGTATCAGCAGCTAATTGAATTGCTTCGAGGGCCGTATAAATATATAATAAAGTATCTTCAATTTTATCTCCATAAGCAGCTGGGTGTGATGATTCTCCTCGAGAGCCTAATGAAATACCTGAAAGATTTACATCTATACATCTATAAGGAAATCCTGTATCCAATATAATATTTCCATCGGGATCTATTTGAATTTTACTGTCATCTCTTTTAATAACCCAACCAGATCCATCAGAGAAATATATAGTAGCCCATAGGCCCCCCCCGAATTCCCGGTTACATAAAACTTCCACATCACCTTCTTGTATAAGACCACCATTGGCTTCTTGTATATTATCCTTGCGAAACCAATACAATTGCCTATTATTATCAAGTACATTAAGAACCCATACTTCATCCCCCACAGTGGGTTCTGAATAAGTATTTGCATGGCCTCCGAAGAAGGGATATATCGGAGGGAGATTATCCAAATCCTCAGCAGAAAAAAGCCCTGGTGCAGAAGCTTTAATCTGCCCGTCTATAAGTACTTCTTCTACTATTCCTGGTCGTAATATGGCGTTGGCGAATTTCATGATATAATATCATTATTTGAATCTATGGGAGATTTATCAATATCTCCTGTTTCATGTATATTAATATTACTACTGATTTTTCTAATAATCTGATCCGTTGATATGATAGTTTTATTTGAAAAAACGGGGAAATTAGACTCGACTTCTAAAGATAATGTAAGGACTCGACACCTGTTATCTTGAGTGGTTTCATCTATATCAACTAAATGTTCTCCAGAAAAATTATCAGGTATTCTATAAGAACATTTTATAACTTGCCCCATATAAGTTATGTTATAAGTTCTTATAAAAGATAATTTAGAAATTATTTGTTGAATTAATTCAAGCATATCTGTATAAGAACCTATATAATATTTTAATTCAGAAGTTAATTTAACAGGCATCCTACGAAATTCAGCTGAGAGGGTATATATAGAATCTTCTGATTCATATTGTAAAAGACCCCTTGAATATGGATTAGTTACTTGATCAGGTATTAAATCAACATTAGAGGGACTTACTATGCACCTGGGGATAATATTATAAACATAATCTTCATTAGATACTTCATAAGGCTCTATAGAATTGTCCTGTCCTTTGACATTAAGGTACATTTGTTCATCTCCGGTATGAAGAATCATATGAGGTACCTTAATATCCCTTATAGAAATATCATCATCAAGTTTATTTATGAGGCCTTTTATGAGGATTGAAAAGAAGAGATCCTGATTATTGCAGTCGATCTCTCCCTTTCGAATCTTCATTGCCAGTGTTTTCGAATCTATCATTATAAAATATTATTTAGTAACTGTTGTAGTATACTTAATATCTTCCGTGTACTTTCTATTATTCATCAAAGCCCTATCTTGATCTGTTAATTTATTTTTACATATGACAGTAAATTCATAATTTATAGGATCTTGATAAAGAGATGGTAAGAGGTCAAAAGATATTGTTTTGGATATTTGTAATTTATCATCTTTTAACTTACTTTCAAATATTGTCTCATCTTTCCCGTTAACTTTTTTAGTTACCCATTGACCATTTTTATACTTTAACAATATTGGAATTACTATAGTATCACCAGGATTTAATAATTGATATGATATGGTACCTATATTATTACATATAAGGGACTTTTCATTAGATATGCTGGGGTATAAAGTAACACCAAAATTTTCTTTATCAAGATCTATATATCTGTTTAATGCTCCAGCTAATTCATTATTTTCTTGATATGTATCATTAGTAGGATTTTTAGTATAATATTTAGTTGTACCTATAATACTACTTGTTCTAAAATTCATAAATTGATTACATCTCTGAAGTATATAACCAGATTCACCTATTCTCATCCAAACACCCTTACTATCAAGTGTTTCATTTCCACTGGGGAATATAACTGGGGTTGTTATATTGGAATTATTTGTAGAATCATTAGTATTACTTAAGGTTACTGGAATACTTGTAGAGGTGGTGTTTGCCCTATTATTCTCATCAGTTGATTTTTCTTCTATTGTAAAAGTTATACCTTCATTAGGAGATTTTAAATAATAAATGCGTGATTTATCATAACCAATAGCAATATCCGCCGGTTTCACATTAAACTTTGAGTTATCCAAATAATATAGAGGTTTGAAATCTATTATAGATATGTTGTTGTCATCTATATTAAACTCACCGGCGCCACCAGAGGAAAATTCTATATTAAGACCACTTATCTCTATAGGATCATTGAACAATTTTTTACCATCCGTTATATTTCCATTTTCCTTTGTTACAATATAAGGGTAATACTTAATTCCTATTATTTTATATTTGGAAATAACAATGTCATTGGATGATATATCACGGGATAACTGGAAGTGGAATTCAACTTCACTCATAAACCCTTTACAAATGTTGTTTACCTTTTTTAGATCATCTGCACTAATATTTTGAGCAGGGACTTTATTTTCAGTCCAAAAATCGGCATAAATAGTATCACCTATTCTTTCAGTGGTTAATGTTCTATCTTTTGTAGATACATTATATATAATATTTTTAATACCTAAGGCCTGGGTCTTAACAAATTCTGCATCAAATTTTATACCTTCTGTTCGGATTAAATCGTATAAACTTGTTATATCTTGTTTGAACTTATCATGTTCTTGATTATTTTTATCTCTAAGATTATTTATAAATTCTTGTAACTCACTAAATTGCTGGGCAATATCACCGGAAGACACAAAAGCACCCAGAGTATACTCTGCAGCATTGTATTTAAAGTTTGGCTTATTATTAATAATCTCATTAGAACTACCAGGGAACATGGGATAAAGTTTCATAGTATGTTCTGAATTATTAGTAATAGATATATTCAAGAGAGTGCTTATAACTTGATTTTCATCTATAGTATAATTATTTATAGTAGTATTTTTTGTACCGTTATCCTTAACCAAATCAGCATAACCTTCTACGAGAATGTTATTAGATTGTAAAGGATATATTTTATTAGAGATATCACCTACACCCACAGAAACTGACAGTGCAGATGAATTAGTACCGAGCACTTCATCTTTAAGTTGTGACAGGAGATTTGAAAATTCTGCGAGCTTGTCTTTTAAGGGAATAACTCGTCTCTCAGAAGTATAAAATCCTGAAGAGATGTTTTCTGGTTTATGATAATAAGTTACATCTTGATCCTGTATTTTATCTCCAATATGTTCTGTGATACCTTGTTCTACAAGAATATTATTGAATCTATTTGTTTCGATATCAGAATTATTCTCTGAAATTATATCAAGCACTTGAACATCCTTGAGAAATTCCTGAGGAAATTCTATATTGACCGCTTCTGACCATTGTGTCGTTACCTCTGCATAAGGATAACCATAATCATATATAACCTTCAAGCGAATGTCAACGGTTTCTCCCTGAGATATAGCAATATCTATTTGATTAAAAGAAGGTTCATTTTGATTAGAAGTATCTTCCTTAACATTAAATTGATAACCATTGTCCCAGGATACTTCTTTGGTATTCATAAAACCTTTCATTTCAGTCCAGTCAGAGAACAAGAATTTGTCTGCTATGGTAGTTGCATTACCAACAGCTTTATCCATATTCTTATAACGGTACTGAACCTGTATACCCTTTATATGGCTTTCATCTATATTATTTATTTCAGCGAAAGATTTATAATCAAAGAACCCTCTGATATGATACTTAGCATTTTCTATAGGAATATCAGAAGAATTTGCTGCAAGTGATATCTCATCCACGATCTTTTGCAGGGATGTTACCAAAGAATTTTTTGTTTTGGTATATTCGGCGAGTTGTTGAGTATAAACCGTTTTGATGTTCGAAGTATCATCAAAAGACACTGATGATAATTTGCTGTTTATATCAGCTATCTTATTCTGAATATCTTGTAGATCGGCATTATATTTTAATTTCTGCGCATATAAAGATTTGATATTCTTAACAGTGGCAGTATCATTAAGATGTTTATTGATCTGGACCACCTTTAAAAGATCTGTATCAATACTTGGTTTGATGCTTTGTAGATTTTGAAAGTCCTCACCAGATAATTTAGTGAGTTCTCCGGGTGAGACCATTACAAGTTCATTTAATGCATCGCCTATATTACGAACGTTTTTTTGATAATAATCTTTAAAATTTTGATCATTATTCATTAAGTTATATGTATTCAGAACTACACCAGTACCCCATGGAGCTTGAATATTCATTCTATCATTGAGAGGTGCTATGGCTATAAATACATACTGGTCTTCTTCCAGTGGAACTCTTATATATTTATCATTATCAAAATCTATAGGGGAATAAAATTTTAGTTTGGCGAGATCCGAGATATTATAAACGTCCATATTAGTAGAATCTTCCATGAGATTGAGATATTCACCACTGAGGACTTTAACAGTGATAGTATTAGTATTCTGTTGGATTTCCGTTATCTCAACTTTGGCGGAGTCATCAAAGGTTACTAATTGATCCCCTATTTTTAAAGGTTTTTCTATAGTCTCATCAAAGAGTCTATAAGTCAATTTATTGGTGTAATTGGGATCATTTTCTATATTCAAATCGCTCCGTAACTGGAGAGTTATATATTCATCAAGATTTTCGTCTATATTATCTGATTTAATAGAACCTATGACATATGTTGATGATCCTATATTTTTTCTTATAGGAAGTTTCTTGACGGTATCATATTCAATATAATCTTTATCTTCTTCATATATATAAAGTTTTTTATATAAATCCGCATACGAATATGATTTAGAAGCAGTATTCTTATCTATTAATCCCACGAAAAAGGCTTCGAGCTCGTCAGTTTTAGGGATTATCTTCTTAATATTTACTGATGTAATGTCATTAGGTAAATCCTTGAGCGAGAATGTTATATAAGGCACAGGTGTTAAGAAGTCTTTGAATATATCATTTTGTTCTATCCCAAATTCATTAACTTCACTTAATACAACTCTATTAGGAGCATGTGTATAACCTCGCACTTCGATCGAACGAGAATTTCCATCAAGATTAAAAGTCGCTTCACCCGTCTTGGGTGCATTTATAAGGTTATTGAAATTATCTTGGAGGTTATTGATTTTATTTTCTAAGGACAGAAAAGACGGTATAGCATATTTAACATCTCCTATCTTAGCAGTTAAGTGTGTCTGATTAGAAAGGAAAGCGTCATTAATAGCTTGGAGTATATCGAGATTTTGTCTTGTGAGTTGTTGTAATTGCACTAAGCAATCTGTAACACTGGCCATTATATAACTTTTTATTATATAATAATAAGGTTTATAAATATCGTTTAAGTACCTATAATAAAAAAAAAAGAGATGCATATGCATCTCTTTTTTGTTTATATATAATATAATTTATATTATCAAGAAGCCCACAAAACTCTTAATACTGTATGACATAAATTATTCCAATTTTTATGCACATTTTGAATCATTGTAGATATTTGGTCACTATCAAAATCGTCATAATTATCTACTATATGCTCATATATATCGTTATCAACGTCGGCCCAATCTTTATTATGAATTTCTGCAGTATTTTCAATAAATCTCAATACATCATCAGGTTGTTTTTCATAACGATCTTCATAATCGTCAATGCCTGTCAATGTACTGGTAAAGATACCAATTATATTCATATATATTTCTTGCTCATGCTTATCAGTTACCCCAAATACTTTCTTAATTACAGGGGCTTTAACTTTCTTATCCAGTTCAGCGCAAACTTCTTCCATGAATTGTTTAGTGACATCGTAGTCCTCCATATCAATATAACATGCTATTTTGTCAACAATAGTTTGAGCATGTATACCCATTTCAGGGACATTCATATCAAGTGCTTCTAAAATAGAGTTTTTAAGATTTTTCATTGAATTTTTTTTGATATTTATATAATAATTAATTAAGATACTTTATTTTAACTTCTTCATCTTGAATATAAAAAGAAATATTTTGTGTATTTTCAAGCCAATTCCAAATCATTTCTTCTGGAACCCTGTCTAAAATATTATCATCAAAAATACTCATATATACATTTATATTAGTTATGTATTTATATACTAAATAGGTCCTATAAATTTAGTTTATATATAAAAAAATAGGGATCGTTTCACAACGACCTCTATTCCTCATCATTCTTCTAAAATTCTTTCTATTCTTCCATCAGATATTGACCGTATCAACTACGCATGTATCCGAAAGTTGTACAGCACTGTCAACAGTATCTACTTTTGTTGTGTCATTAACATCTGCACTTGCACCTTTTCCGCAAGATACAAAGGCCATACTCATCAAAACGGCCATCATTAAAACTAACTTTTTCATCTTCTTATTATTTTCTTTCATGATTAATAATATATAATTTATCAGGATTTTTAACAAGTACTGCGGAAATTTTTTATATCTAAATCCCAACGAGTCTGACCGGCATCATTTAATCGCACATAACCCATTTGTTCCATAACTTGTCGTTCAGTCCAGGAGGAATCATTGACCTCTTTCCAACCCCGTTTGACTATAGAATTTTTTGTAAAGGCAGATCTATGATATCTTTTACCGGTCTCAATGTCTATGTACCAATATGATTGATTGGTCTTGCCTGTGCTTACAAATCCGAGTTTTTCATAAACATTTCCTTCAGAGATGTCATTAGAAGCATATGAGTATATTAATTGTGGACCAAAGTCTTTTATGAAATGCTTGAGGAGTTTCGATGCGGCTCCTGGAATGTGATATCCGAGTTTGGAGCAGAATCTTAAAAGTTCCCATTCATTTTCATTGGAAGATTTTTTGTAATTTCCTACGCATCCTCTTTTATGACCAAAGGTCATGATGCTTATGAGTTCTCCATTACATCTTAATCCATAAGCTTCTTGAAATCCTGAACGGCCTTGGATATGATTTCTGTCCATAAACTGGAGATATTCTTTCCTATTGGTGCAGAGTTCTATTTGAGTTTGCCTTGCATAAACCGTTGTAAGACCCTGTTTAATACCTATTTTGGAGAGGAGAAGGGATTCTACAATATCTGGTTTGTTTCTTATCCAGTCTTCCCAAATATGTATAAGCCTTATTCCATGAGATTTGCAGAGAAGGGATTTGTTGAGGTGATAATCAGGATCTTTATATCTGTCACTATGTGAGAATATTCCATTACATTCAATTGCTAAGTTCTTAGAGGGAATATATATATCGAGTTCCTTGGGTTTGATTATACTTCGGTCATTGGCTATATATTCTATATTATATTTATCAAGCAATCGTTGTACGAATAATTCAATAGAAGTATTCTTAGTATTATCTTTTCCAATCGGTAATAATCTTGTGCATGGTTCGGTGTGATCATACTTCCTATCTGTAAATCTGTTTACTGGTATAATATAAAACTTCTCAGAGCACTTATTGCATTCTGGATGTGGGCATTTACAAATCCATTCCCCATTCTCAGTATAACCTATGAGATAATCATGTTTGTTTATTTCTGTTTTTCGCCTGCTATCTATTATTTTATTTATAATATCTTTATTCTTACTGGGGTGATCTACACCACACTTATCAATCCAAGTCTGTTTAATTTTTTCTTTATATCCTGGATCACAAAGTATGTTCTCAACACCATACTTTTCAATATTAGATTTTTTATATTTTTCTAATATCTCAGGAGAAGCATTTCCTACACCTCCATATCTTTCTATAATAGTACTGCGAATCTTTTGCTTAATTTCTTCAGATTGTGTAGAATTTTCAACACCATAGCGTTCTAAGCATGTTTGACGAGCTTTTTGCTTAATTTCTTCAGATTGTGCAGGCGCTATACAACCAAATTTTGCTAAACATGTTTGTTTAGTTTTTTCGACTTTAGCACTACTACCATTCATACATTTATAACAGCAATAATCGCGATATCCTTCATTGATATTTATATAATTGGTTGGTTTGCCGCAAGTCGGACATCTTGGATAATCAGTCAATCCATTATAATACCAATAAAGTTTCTCCTTAACACTTAAATCTTTCGGATATGTGTTATTAAGATACTCTAAAAATTCAGGAAAATGACATCTTAAACTGGTTTCAGCTGATCGTCCTGGGATAAAATAAGATTTGAGAGGAGCTTTAATCTGTTTATCATTATAATATATATAAGTTATATCATAATTTTTTATAGGGATTACTTCTTTCCTTTTCTTCCTAAGTTTTCTTTTTCTTGCTATTTCTTTATTTTGCATGGCGTTTTTTACACCATATTTTTCAAGACATGTTTTTTCTTTTTTATCTTTAATCTTTTGATAGTTATTTAAACATTTATGACTACAGAATGTCCTATATCCTCTATTGAACGATTGAAATTCCGGGACTTTTCCACACATAGGACATTTAGGATATTCTGTGAGCTTGCTATAATACCAATAAAGTTTTTCTGACCACTTATTGATATTTGCGTAATGTGAATTGATATAATTCCAAAATTTAGGATTATGCTTTTTCATATAAGACTCTTTGCATGTACAGCAATTTAAGTCTTCATACTTTGGGGCTTTCATTTCTTATAACTTTTTATATAAAATAATAAAAGTCACGCCATATTTTAAGTTTTTTATAAGAAACTTTTTGAAATGGGTGATGCAAAATTTGGCCGAGCAAAAAATAAGTGCCGACCACCGAAGCAGCCAGCACTTAAAAAAAGCTATAAGATATTGTTAATTAATTCATTAGAGGAGATAAGCACCATCGGTATCTACCATGAATGTGTAGTAACTTTGTTCGGGATGAAATCCCGCCGATACCACGGCGAATCGACTGTTAACCAGCAACTTAGGAGCCATCGTGCCTTCTACTACAGTCTGAACGGTGTCGCATAGTATGTAAGGCATGAATACAACGCCAGGAGTATTTCCATCGGACTTACGACCAACTAATACACGAGTGTCATCCCAGTTCATATAAGGATCTACATAGACATTTAAGCCTGCTATCGAACCTGCGAAGTAAAGGCTGTTAGAACCGTCTTGAGTAAGAGTATTTACCATCGGAGCTACCACGAAACCCGCACAGTCCTGAAGAGCGGATAAGATCTGGGTATTTGTTACGATGAACTGACCGCGACCGAAACGCGATACATTAGCGATTAAGTTAGCGGCTGCTAAGCAACGACTCATGATTCTGCGCTGGTGTGTGGTAAAGTTCTCAGCAGCAGTATTCTGGGTAGCGTTCTTAATAGCACCCCAGTCAGTTGCAACGTTCTTCTCATGGATATCAACATACTTCGAAGCACCGGTGAAATCCTTAAGATCCTTAGTAGCTGTTGTCGAAGCACCGAAGAAGAGGTTCAGGTCAACACCCTGGTAATCCTTCTGAATCTTTGCATTGGTTACACCGAGCTTGAACAGACGATCCAGGATACGGTTATTAATAGCCTGCGAAATTTCATTCTGCATCGCCTCCAGAACCTTACCAATAACATCAACACCATATAAAGGCATATCCTGTAATTGCTGACGAGTTACCGAACCAGTTACTTCATACGAACCCATTTGAACAAGCTTGGTGAACATGCGAGCACCGATAGTGTTACCTACGCCAGTCTCATTCTGCGCGCGAGTCATGGGGTCATCCTTGCCGTCGAAGAAATTCGAGAAGCCCTGTACGTGATCAGCAGCGGCAGCAACAAGGTCAGCAACAGCCTTAGTAATAGTAACAGCACTGGTAATAGTTGCAGAAGTAACCGTTACATCCTGACCAAAGACATCGGCGATCGAAGTATTTGCGTCACCACACTTAACAACCTTAACAACAATACCGTTATCGATACGCGACTTGCCGATATAAGTAGCTGTAAGGGTCTTATCACCACCGGTAAAGGTCAGTTCCTCACCAGTCTTACCCACGAGCTTATCATGAACAGCTTTAACATCGTTCAGATCACCCGACACCTTAATATATATAGGCTTGTTTTCAGTACCTTCACCCTTACCATCAAGAGAAGTTTCATTGATACGACCGAGTTTACCACCAGCATACGGGAAATCCATATACGAAAGCATTGCCCAGGGGCCGTTAGCAGGTATTACAGGCACGAGCTCAAGACCAATAGTCACAGCAGCAACTTCAAGGGCCATGGTTAAGGTGCTCATGGGAACATCACCCGAACCTACCTGATAAGCATGATTATGGAAATCAGCACCAGTATTACCAACACCAGCTCCACCCTTGTCAAAACCTACACCATTAGGCATCATGGGGTTACCCATACCAATAGTATTCAGCGGAGTTGTATAAATACCTCCGTCAACAGAACCTGTCTGCAGACCTTCATAAACTTCATGATTCTGGGCGTACTGCGACATCCAGTCAAGTTTCTTGGAATCAGTTACACCAAGTTCCTCCTTGATAATCTGAGACCATTTTTGTGAATTTTCTGTAAGTAACATATTATAAAATTTATTTAGAAATTTTTCTTAAATAATAAAATAACCATTAAATCTTTGTTAAGACATTATAAAAGAATGTTTTAAGTCATTTGTAAGTCCCATAAAATGTATTATATAAGATTTGCATGATATCTTATTATATATATTATAAAAGAATAAGAATGAGAACTATTAACGAAATTATAATACACTGCTCAGCTACTCCCGAAGGTCGTAACGTAACCGTGGAAGATATTGATAAATGGCATAAACAAAGAGGTTTTAGATGTATAGGATATCATTATGTTATATATCTTGATGGGTCTATACATGCAGGTCGTCCTGAGTCTCAAATAGGAGCCCATTGCTTAGGTCATAATGCACATTCTATAGGGGTGTGTTATATTGGTGGTGTAGCAAAAGATGGTAAAACACCTAAAGACACTCGGACAGCCGCTCAAAAAGAATCTTTAATAAAACTTATAAAAGATCTTAAAAAGAAATACCCTAAAGCTACTATACACGGTCATAGAGAATATGCCAATAAAGCATGCCCTTCTTTTGATGTACAGAAATCTGAACTTATTAATTTATGAGACGCATAGATAGAATTATAATACACTGCACAGAAAACTATCAGGATTCAAAGATTACTGTAGCTGATATTGATCGATATCATAGGGGCCCTGAGAAGAAATTTGCTAAAATAGGATATCATTATGTTATATATCAAGATGGCTCTGTACACGCAGGTCGACCAGAATCTGAGATAGGTGCTCATACAAGAGGATATAATTCTCATTCTATAGGAATAGCTTATGTGGGTGGATTGCTAAGGGGTAGTACTAAAGATAATCATATATATGGAGACACCCGCACGCCAGCGCAAATAGCATCGTTAAAAAATCTTGTACAAAAACTCAAGAATAAATATCCTAATGCTACTATACATGGACATAATGAATTTGATCACACAAAACAATGTCCATGCTTTAATGTTCAGAAAGATGATCTATCGCGGATAAAAGCACAACCAAAAAGCCCTACAAATACCACATCTACTACTTTCTTAGATGTTGCTGCGGCTATGGTTGATAATGCCGCTGCCAAGACAGATGAACATATAGGATATCTTAATGAACAAATAGAAGCTGTTAAAAAATACGAGGCATCACTTCCATCACAAGAAGGAGGTACTGTAGCAGAACCTAATATAGTTTTTGAAGATGATTATAGTTGTGAAGATGAAGTACCCATATATTTTTTAAGTACGAATAAAACAATCTCAAAATTACAGACTTCGATGACTCATTCTATAGTATGGGTTCAGGAGCAGATTAGGAAGATTAAAGAAAAGATTAAAAAATATATTAAAATAGTCTCTGACTGGATACAAAAACAGCTCAAGACTGTTGAAGAATGGATAAAGAAACAAATACAGAAAGCAGAAGATTACCTTGCGAAAAAATTAAGCGAGAAAAATAGTATCTTAGGAAGTATTAAAAATGGCATTGAAAAACTCCAGGGATATGCCTCACAAGTAACTGAAATGATTAGTAAAGCCAATCAAATCATAGCAGATTCATTAAGTGTAATAGCCAATGCAGAGGGACTCGCTAAGAATGCAACAACTATAACTGAAATGGCTGGAACTATGACAGAACTTGCTACTTCCGAAATAGGATCTATTACAGGAGAGCTTTCAAGTGCTACGCAAATGATTCCTTCAACCGATGTATTAATGTCTTCTACATCAAATATTAATATACCAGTAACAATAACTAATCCAATCTCGCCCAGTATTCCATAAAAAGAAATAAAAAATATTTATATATAATGAATTTAATAAAACTCAAAGATATTATAAAAGAAGGAGACGAATTTTACAATAAATATCTCAAAGGAAGATATGCTTATTGGATTCATATGAGATATATAGTACCCCTTGACTTAATGAGACATGAAGGATATGTTGCCTGTGAAGAGGATATCACGAAACTCCTTAAAAAAGAAGACGGTACATATCCAAAGCCTTATGGTTGCCCTTATATAGATATGTATGAATCCTGTGGGTGTAATATAACAAAATATATTGACATCGCGGAAACTGATAAAATCAATTGCACCACTTTATATAGATTACATAATGAATATGTTTCGGATGACGACATAACTATTGACGAACTCAAAAAATTCCGCTCATGGCTTGCTACACAACTTCTTAAATTCGATGAGAATAATAAAGAAGAACAATGCCATGAAATGTACACTGAAGAAGAAACCCATGTCTTAGAATATTATAAGAATGGTATGTATGATCTCGTAGTAAAATACTTATCAGAATTTGGTCAGACTGATATAAACTTAAATACTATTAATACAAGTTCTTGTGGATGTGCCGGCAATTCCAATTTAAGTTCTTTATATAACACTTCTTTATCTATATGCGATACTCTGGCTATATATAGAAGAAATATTTATAATAAAATGGTTGAGATGTTCTCTCCTGTAGATTTTTGGACGAAGTATCCCAAAGAATTTATTAAGGAATTCAAAAAATATATAGATAACATCCTGCAATGCAACTTCAAATTAACTAAATGTGATTATATATCAGACTTTGTAGACTGTGGTTGTGACAAGACAGATGAACAAGCAGCTATGCAATTGATTTTAAGAAGACTTTCCCAAGCACTTCAGTATATCATAGATGATTCTACAAAAGGCTATAAAAATTACATAAATGATGCTCTAAGAGACTGGTCAAGATACTTATACGAACGAATGGAGTGGTAAATTAGAATTTTTTGTAATATTTTTGTAAAAAGGAGCGAAAGCTCCTTTTTTTATAGTCCTTTTTCTTTTTTAATTGTTATATATATGTTTGGGATTATTGGAGATCCTAAAGAGTTATATTATCAAAGAGCTCTTTTACAAAAATATTACAAAAAAATTAAAAAAACACAAAAATTATGGCTGAAGTAATGGAAAATCATAAGGAAACTCCTTCGAATGCAAAAGTCAATGCTGCTCTTACAACTGGTATTATAGGTACTTCTTTAGCGGGTCTTTTAACTCTTGGTGGTCTCGGTAGAGGTTGTGGTCTCTTGGGTTTAGGTGGGCCTTCAAACGCTCAAATAGCACAAGCTGGCGAAGATCTTTATTTAGAGCGTAAAGAATGTCAAGATTATATAGATCTGACAAAACAGTACTACGAAGGACAAATGGCTGATCGTGAGCAGATGAATAAAAACTTCTTTGATCTTTATAAGATGAATGTTGATACTGCATGGGGATTGTATAAGAATCATATAAACGACTCTTTTGCATTATATAAGGGTCAACGAGATAATAAAGATGATCTGTTAGCGAAGATAGGTGAAGTTGACAAGAAAGTTGATATGATGGCTGCTGTAAGGCCCTATCAAGATGCTCTTATCAACGCTAAAATCGAGAATGCAAGTTTAGTAGGAGAATTTAATCTCTTCCGTAGAACGGCTCGAATGATTAATGGTGAACTTGTATTACCCTCTACTCCCACTGTAACAGGTTACCCCAGTTATTGTTGCTGCTCCTGTAATAATACCTCAACTACTACAACTAATTAATAAACCTTCTTAAAATACATATAGGGATTGGGTTATCCTGGTCCCTATATGTTTTATTAAAAAAACTTATATATAAATATGAATAACTTTGTTTTTGGATCGGATCCATTACTTTATAGTCAAATGATACCTCAAAATCATTCCAATATACAACCTGAAGATCTCAAAAGACAAATTGATATGATGGCTCTGCAATATCAAAATATGCAAGCACAGTATCCCGATAAACCTTCTCAAAAAGATCATTTGGGGGATCTTGATAATTTGTTAAAGAATTTAGACTGTTCTATAAATGATTCCTTAGCACAAAATGAAGAATTTGTACAGCTTAATGCATATATACAACAATTAATACAAAGTGAGATTATGAGGGCTGTTAAATGGCAGATAAACACTAATCCGGAAGCTGTGCAGAAGATTAATAGACTTAAGGAGATAATAAGTAATACCTCTAAAGAACATACTGAAAAAGATAAAAAGAATTTATCAGAACTTAATGATTATATAAAGAATTACTCCGATTTAACATTTAATGAATATAAACAATTAAAGCAAGGTAAATAATTATGAAAGTTTCAGAATTTAAAATAAAGACAGTAAATGGTATTAATAACCTTATAGATGACTATTTTGGTTCTAAAAGTATTAGCGAGAGGCTTATAAATTCAACATTAAAAATAGTTGTAAAACAGAACCAACATAAATTTGATAATCTCTTAGAATTCTTTTCAGATGAAAATGGTGAGATCGACACAAAAACTATTATAGAAGAATATTCTAATATATTAGGGTCTGATGGAATAGTGCTCGACCTAAGAAATTGGATTAAAAGTGATTTTATAAAATCTATATTACCCGACAAAGCACTTCGAATAACTAAAGAAGATGTTATAAATACATTTAGGTAATTATGGATGATGACGACCATAATGATATATTATCCATGGACTTTGAAAATATTAAAGAAAAATTTCAAGATGATATAATCAAACACGGATATATGTTTGATGAGGATATTTTTATAGACGTTTATTTAAGATGTATTAAAGGAACATGTAATAGAGGGTTTAATAAAAATCAATGTGTAAAATATTTATGGGTGGCTTATCTAAATAAATTAAAGCAAGTACAAAGCAAGAAAATATTTATAGGTCCCATAAATTATGATATAGAAATTATAGATGAACCTTATAATATAAGCATAGATAATTTATATAAATACCTTACTGAGGCTATTAAAAGTAAATTTGGAGCATCTATAACAAGCGCCTGGATAGATCATTTTTGTTATGATAAAACCTATAAAGAACTTGAATCTATATATAAAGGCATGAGATTTAATTTTGAGTTTAAGAGGATAAAAAAATATATATTAACAAAACTTGTTATTCATGATGAAAAACTTAAAGATCTTTTAGAAGATACATATGAATAACACCCATAAAACATATAATATACATAAAATCAAGCCAGGAAACCTTGACTTGATTTTTTTTATTATATGATTAAGAAAAATGAAATAAACATGGCCAGTTTAGTAGAACACTCGATATTTAATAATTTTGATGAAGAATTGAGAGATGCTATAATAGCAGCTGGTGGAACTGTGCCTGAAGGAACATGTCCTTGTGATTATCCTAGTATTATAAAAGATCAATTGACGACAACTAAGAATATTGTCTTAGAGGGAGGACTTGGTATAAAGATTGTTAAGGATGGCGATAAATACACTATTTCGGCTAATACAGAAGCCACTACAACGAATGATTTAAGACCTCCTTATAATATAGATAATGACCCGGATATAGATACTATTCCAGCAGGTACAAGTGCTCAAGAAGTTTTTAATAAACTCTTTGAAAATATCTTACCCTCTCTTCCTTCGGTTCTCAGTGGAGATATTATAAAAGCTTCTGATAATGGAACAGATCAATATCAAAATCCGAATTATCCAGAAACAGGTATAAAATCAGGATTGAATCCTTCAGAATATTATATAAGACTTTTCTTAGCCTCTAAACAAGAACCTATATATATTTCTTGCGCAGCTCTTATAAACAATGCGGGTGGTTCACAATATACAAGTAAAGATACTGACACTATTCTTATGGATATTAATAATAGGAATAATACTATATCTGCCGAATTGAATCCTACAGGAGTACCCTTTACAAAACAAGAGGACGGCTCTTATAATTATACTTCCGATTTACATTTTAAGGATGATGTGTATGTGACCAATGAAGAAGGCACTGAAGTGAATATGAAAGATATTTTGAAGACAACAGTGACAGATTCAATAAGTACTGATGAAATAGATGATATAATTAACCAATATAATTAAATTTATTAAAGAACAATGACAAAATATTTAGATGAAACCGGACTTAAACACCTCTGGGGACAAATTGAGTCGAAATTCGTTGATAATAATGAATTAAAAGAGAATGTAAAACTCAGTTACACAGACGGTTCTATTAAGTTAACAGTTAATGGTGAAGACGCTGGTACTATAGACGCATCTCCTTTTATCAAGGATGGAATGCTTGAGGATGTATCTATAGTAGAAGCTTCTGAGGACAATAAAATTTCTTATAATGGCGAGGAAAAGACCTCTGGTAAATTTATTAAGTTCTTATGGAATACTGATGGTGGTTCCAAGACTGATTATGTAGCCCTTGAAGACATAGCGGTATCCCCCTCTACAGCCAATACAGAACTTTCTAAGGATATCACCGTTACTGGTGTAACCGTTGGTAATCTCGCTGATGGTACTACTTTGACCGCTGGTATGACTCTGGACCAGATCCTTACACAGATTCTTATGAAGGAAATTGATGTAACTGCTACTAAACCTTCTGTAAAAATTACTTCTACAGGCACTACTGCAGGTACTTATGAAGTCGGTACGGAAATTTCTGTGACATTAGGCAATACTTATACGGACGGTAAATTCACAGGTCAAACGGGTTATAGTTACACTTTAGATGCAGGTTGTGAGCAAGGCGCTGTAACTTATAAGAAAGGCAATGCAAACCTTACAGGTAATACAGATTCAGTAGTTCTTGCTGAAGGTACTACAACATACAAATGTTCGAGTGCTTATGGAGCATCCACAGCTAAACCTGTTACCAATTTCGGTACAGAATCTTCTGTGACTATTGCAGCTGGTACTGTTACTTCTTCCAACGGTATATCCTTTACAGGTAATTATAAATATTTTATGGGCTATGCCGAGGCTACTACAATAGCACAACTCGATTCCACTGCTATCCGATCACTCAATGCAAAGACCGGGTGGTGTGTAGTTAACGGTACTACAACTATTGTAAATGCTACTGCAGTGACTTCTAATGGTAAATCTATCATCGTAGCATGTCCTGCCAAGTATAAACTTGCTTCTGTAGCTAATGGCCTCGGTGCTGATATCTTAGGTCTTTTTAGTGTTACTGGTACTGTAGAGGTTGCTCTTGCAGGTGATGTTAAGGAGAATTATAATGTTTACATATATCCTATAACCAATAACTCCCCCGTAGAGTTCAAGAATATGACCTTAGCTAAGGCTTAAATAAATTTTATATAAGAAAATGGCAGAAAAAATTTTTGATGCACAAGTAAATTATGGCTGGGGTCTAACCCTTAATATGACAGGCAAAGCTCCTGCTATCTCCAAGAGAATCTTTGACACCCTTGCAGATGCCCAGGCTTATGTTGATGACGCCAATGATAGCGCTATAGCAGGTCTTCAATTATCTGTTATAGCTGATACAGATACCTCCAAAAATGGTATATACTTCGTTTCTAAAATCGGTACAGCTTCCGAAGCGGGTACACTTGTAAAGATAGGTTCTGACGCAGCTGCTTCTATAGAAGAACTCCAGCAAAAAGTAGGGGCCCTCGAAACTGATGTAAATGCCCTTAAGTCTATTGATCATACAGCTCTTGAAAATAAGATAGAAGTTGTAAAGGTTAATGGTAAGGCTTTGGATATCAATGACAAAGCTGTTGATATAACCATTGAGACGCCTACTTATGACGCTGATGTAACAACTGCTAAGGACTCCACTACCACAGCACCCACCACTAAGGCGGTTTATGACTTCGTAGATGGTATTAAAACATCCTTAGAAGGCAAGCTTAATGCTATAGAAACTTGGAAGCTCGAAGTAGTTGATTCCTTGGAAGGCATTGCAGAAATCAACGCCAAGACTATTTATTTAGTACTCGCAGACGCTCAACATCAAGGTGATAAGAATAAATATAAAGAATATATTTATGTAAATGACACCTGGGAGCAACTGGGAGAACTCGATGTGGCCTTTGATCCTGCAGATCTTCAACAACAGATAACTGGTTTAGGTACTCGCGTTGATACTATTGAAACTAATCTTGGAAACCTCACTACTAAAGTAACGACTATTGAAAATAAGATCAAGGAAATCACTGAAGTAGGTGGTGAACCTAATGTTATCGATTATGTATCTGTTGGTGGTACTAAACTAACTCCTTCTGACGATAAAACAGTAGATGTCAAAGCGGTAGCTGTAGTAGAAGATGCTGATGCCGAAGGAGGTTCTTCTGAAGTTTCTTTAACAGAATCTGGTGTTATTAAAATTAATTCAATTACTGCAGCCGAAATAGATAATATTGTAAATACAAAATAAAATTTATATAAATGGCAGATAAAGTAAAATATTTAGATCTTGGTGGCTTAACCACTTATGATGGTAAGATCAAAGGTGTTATAGATTCTAAGGTAGCAGCCGGTGTAGATGCTATTCCTGCAATGGAGATTACAAGTGTGACTCAAAAAGATTTTGCAAGTAATGGTGGTAACACCGACGAATTTGTTATTTCCTATAAGGATAACAAAGGTGCATCAAAAACTACTACCTTTAAGATTAACACTCCGAATGCAGCTCCTACGACTTTCGATGGCTATCAGTATGGTTTGATGTCGTCTCAGGACAAATTAAATATTCAAAATAATACCAACAATCTTTCAGAATTAAGTTCCAAAGTAGACGGTCTTGTAACAGCTGGCGGTGAACCCAATAAGATCGATACAATTAGCTTAAATAGTAAAGCAGTATCCTTTACAGTAGATGCTGCTAAGAACGCTGATTTAACCCTTGATGTGGATTATGATACTACCACCAAGAAAGTTCGTTTGAAATCTGGCAATACAATTCTTTCATCATTTGATGCAAGTGCCTTTATCAAGGACGGTATGTTAAATTCCGCTGAGATCATCACAGTTCCTTCTGATGGTGAAGAAGCTACTGTTGATCGCCCCGCAGGTAAGTACATCAAGCTGACTTGGAATACAGACGCTGGTAAAGAAGCTACTTATATTCCTGTAAAGGATATTATCAAAGAATATACTTTTGCCGGAAGTGCTGATGGCATTAGTCTTCACAGTGCAACCCGCGGTAATGTTAAGATAACAGATACTTTAACAGCTACTACTGATTCCGATGGAACTATTAGGGTTAAGTCTGGTGGTTCTCTTGCTGATGGTTCTTGGTTTACAAAAGTTGATGAAGAACTGGATGCTGTTCCGACAACTTATGCTAAGGCTGCAGATGTAGATACTCTTGAAGAAAAAGTTGACAGTCTTGTAACAGCCGGTGGTGAACCCAATAAGATCGAAACCATTAGCTTAAATAGCAAGAAAGCCTCTTTCACAGTAGATGCTTCTAAGAACGCTGATTTAACTCTCGATGTAAATTATGATGCAGACACTAAGAAGGTTCAATTAAAATCTGGTGAAACTGTCCTGTCCGATTTCGATGCAAGTGCTCTTGTTAAAGATTCCGATTTAGATTCTGTAACATTAGTAACCATAGCTACTGCTGATGCTACTGATGAAAGACCTGCAGGTAAGTATTTTAAATTCACTTGGAACAAAGATGCTGGTAAGGAAGATGTTTATATAAGTGCTGAAAATGCATATCCTTATATAGATACCGCTGCTATTGGTGGTACTGGTTATAATTCCGAAACTCGAGGTTCCTGGGGAATTTACCAGACATTAAATATTACTGCACTTCCGACAGGTGATATTAAACGTGAATTTGGCATAGGTTTCCAGACCGAGGATGATGTAGATGGTAAGACTGGCAATTGGTTTAAAGCTGTAGAAGATGAATTGGATGCTATTCCAACAACTTATGCTAAGGCAGCTGATGTAACTACAAGTCTTGCTAATAAAGCTAATATAACAGATTTCGTTACAATTACCACCGACGACATTGATGCGCTCTTTGCATGAGATAATTAGAATCTCTATATAAATAAAAATAGGATCTTTATAGGTCCTATTTTTTATTATATATACATGAGAAGAAGATATTTAATGACTCAAAATCCAAAGAAACAACTTGTGTATAGAGAGGGAGAGTATATAACATGTCAATATAATGGATATTATGAGGTAGGAACGTATAGAATATTAGATGAACCTGAATTATTTGATTTATCTCAGATATATTTAATGGTTATTAGAGTACCAGGTTCAGGTATTGAGTTAGTATATGAACCATCCCGTATTTGGGGTTATAATGAATTTACTCCATATGCAGTTGAACCTGGTTCTACTTTTTATGTAGACTTCATCATGGACATGAGCAAATTCAATTCAATGGCTTTTATGTTCAGAGGATGTACTTCTTTAATTTCCTGTGACCTATCCCATATAGACTTATCTAATTGCACCTCATTATATTCTACATGGCACTCAGCAACATCCCTACAATCACTTAATTTATCCGGTAAAGATACTTCTAAAGTAACCAATTGTGCATATATGCTTTGGAATCCTGATGAAACTGCTACTTCTGCACTCACATCACTCAATATGTCAGGATGTGACTTAAGTAATGTAACAACAATGCAGGGAATGTGTCATGCACAGAACCACCCAGGAATATCTTTTAATTTTAATAATATCAAGACCTCGTCTAAACTTACAAATACTTATGCTATGTTTTACGGCTGCAAGACCACCACAGGTTTTGATTTAAGGTGTTTTAATTTCTCAGGAGTTACCAATGCAAGTCATATGTTTAATAATTGTAATACTCTTACATCGGTTCGTTTTGGATATAATATGGGAGCCGTTACAAACACTACTAATATGTTCGCTAATATAACAACTTCCGGTACCTTGTATTATCCCACCGGAGGAAATTTCTCCACTGTCATTAATGCCAAACCATCTAAATGGTCAGCAAGTACTTATTAAACGCTCATAAACATATCAAATTTCAATGAAAACAGGCTTAGATATATAAATCTATATCCGAGCCTATTTTGTTGTGTTAAATCGCATCTAAACACGTTTTTACTTTTTTGTTGTGATATTATGAATATGTGTATTTATTTAGGATTTGATCTGATCTTTCCCATGTAAGATATTTTCTAAGTATATTGTTGATCCCGAAGGAGATATTATTTCTATTATATTATTTTGATAGTATAATGTCGCCATAAGATTTTTATATATGTTAACATCAGAACATAATAGGTCTTTTATATTTGTATATAAATCTAATGGAATAATACAACTTAATTTATTTTTATTACTTTTAATTTGCCTAAGGTCTCCTATAGAATTTAATTTATAAATATAAACGTTTATTCTAACCCACTGGTCACAATATAAATTAATATTCTTAAATTTTTTGGTAATTTTTAGGAAATCTTTTATTTTTAATGTACAATTACTGATATTTACATCAACATCCACAATAGGACCTTTAATATTCTTTATATCATCTTGAGATGTAATATCACCATAAGTACTTTGTATAATACATGCGGTTTTATCCCAGAACCCGTCAAATTTAAAGTATTCAGGGAATCTTTTTTTGATATATATGCTATGCGTATAATGATCTTTTATGGAAATTATTCCATTGGATACACTACAATAACCATCTATATTTGGATTATCAAAGAACTTCGTGAGTTGCTGTAAAATACCCTCGTCAGAAGTTCTATTTATCATATCATCATCAAAAATACTCATATATACATTTATATTAGTTATGTATTGATATAACAAATTATGGGTGAATATTTAGTGGCAATTCCCATCTTTGAGTACCAGAATCATATATTTGGTAGAATCCTTTGGTTCTCATTACTTCTTGCTCCGTCCAATTTTCAGCATCTGGAGCCCAACCTTTTTTTTGTATATTTATTTTACTAAATGTGTACCTATGATATCTATGATTGTCACAATTAATATACCAATAAGATTCCTGTATATTACCTGAACATATGTATCCTAATGATTTATACAAGTGACCATTAGAAATATCATTTGAAGACCATGATAATATACTGTCTGGATTATAATCCCTTATAAATTGCTTTTGAAGTTTCGATGCACCACCAATTACTTGCATATTTAATTTATTACAGAATCTTGACAATTCATATTGCCCTTCTTTAAATTTACCACCATACCCAACTCTTCTTTTATTAAATGTCATAAGAGATATTAATTCATCTTTATAATATAAACCATATCTAATAGAAGAATTTATTTTTCCTTGCAAGTGATTTTGATTTAAAAATATATTGCTTTCTTTACTATTTACTTTTTTAATAGTACATTTACGGGCATATATTCTTTCTTTATATATACCTAATTTTGAAAGTATCAATGATTTAACAATATTTGGTTTATTCTTAATTTGATCCTCCCATATCGATAATAATTGTATACCTTTTTCTTGACATTTAATAAATTTGTCTATATGATATTTCTTATTTTTATTTTCTGTTGAATGCCAGTAAATACCATTACATTCTATTGCAATGTTCTTTGAAGGTATATAAATGTCAAGTTCCAATGGTGGTATAATATCTCGACAATTTTCTATATATTCAATATTATATTCATCTAACCAACTCTTAATCATTATTTCTTCTGAACTAATATTGAGAGCAATAGGATGAATTTTCGTACATTGTTCAGCTCCTATTTTATTTCGACTATAATATATTTGGCATTTTGTGGTATAGAACTTTTCAGAACATTTATTACATTCAGGATGAGGACATTTCATTTTCCATGAAGTACCATCGGAAGAAATAAAATCAGGATATGTTTGAGCTGCTTTTGCTATCTGTTTACTATAATATCCATATTTTTCAATACAAGTTTTCCTAAGTTTCTCTTTTATTTCTTCTGCCTTAAATACATGATCAACCCCATAGCGCTCCAAACATGTTTTCTTATATTTTTCTCTATTATTATATAAAGGATCTCCATATCGTTCTAAATTTGTTGCATGAGTCGAATCCATAACATTTTTAATCCAGTTCTTTTTAGATCCCCAATTTTTAACAATAGATTTTTCAATTTTAGCCTTTACAGAGGGTAAAGAAGCAGTATGCCCTACACCGTATTTTTTTAAATTATTTTCAATGACATGTTGCTTTACAATATTGGATTGGGATGCGATTTCAGTGCCGTACTTTTTAAGACATGTTTTTCTAATGGTTTTTTTAACATCTTCATTAGCAAATGGGTTTTCTACACCATATTTTTTAAGGCATGTTTGGATGGTTTTTTGTTTTTTATTCTTATTAGAATTTGCGCATTTTAAAGAACAGTATGTGGGATATGCTGGGGTTCTCTTCGGATTAAATTTCAATTCTTTTCCACAGGTAGCGCATTTTGGTATTCCGGGAAGATCATGTAAATACAGATATACCTGTTCTTTCCAGAATCTCCCCGATACTTGTTTAATGTTTAAATAATCATCAGGATAATTGATTCTGATATAATATTCATCTTTTTTTATCCTATAATTATTATTATAATCCTCTTTCAATTTCATAATAATATTATATATAAAAAAAGGAATGCTTTTTTAGCACCCCCTTATTCAATAAATGTTAATAATTATTCATGATACTTCTTATAAAACTCCTCATATTTTTTCTTTGCATATTCAGGATCTTGGTACTCTATAGGATCCATAAACCCTACATACGCGAAAGACTCTTCGCGTTCGACACACGATCCGCATTTAGCACAAGATCTTCCTTCAGAATCTGGATCATAACATGTATGAGTGTTTTTAAGCACCTCCATAATTTCTTCTTGAGTAAATTTAAGATCGTTCATAGCATTCACACCCTCTTCTAGCACATGCATCTTATCGATATTTATAAAAGGTGCTATATAATCAACTTTTTCAGATCCCCAATTGGAAATCTTAAAGAGATGCTCAGCTGCTTGTTGAGATTCGGGACGACAATCCGGGTAAATTGAATTGGATATTAGTACATTACCAAATTCCCCTGCAAAGAAATTATGATTTTTTTCAACTGTTATATCATATACTTTCTCTTCATCATGAGATATAGTAATGTCTGTAATTTTTGTCATTGCAGCATCACCAAACCTTATAAGCCCTTGCTTACGAGTATTATTCCCGAATTGAATTATGTAAATATTTTTTTTCTGTGAATATTTAACATAAAATCCAATAGACTTAATAAGATAAGTAAGATCTTCAATTAGTTGTTTTGATTTTGAAGAATATGTATACATACCTGATATTTTATCATAATATCCATCTCCAGACACCATAGTATTTATAAATTCATATATATATTCTTTATTCTCCTTGAGAAACTCCATAATCCAATTAGGAATTATCTTATTTGAAGATCCATTTCCACATGTTTGCATCAGCGCTGATATAGCCCCCGTAAATTGATATGTATATTCTTTAGGAAGATTATCAATCAGTTTATTAGATTTAGATACTGAAATATTTATATTAAGATTATTTAAATCTTCATTAATAGATTCACAATTCTCTAAATTTTTATAAACCGATTGAGTAAAACTACTAAGGAATCGAGAAGCTTTATTGTTCTTTTCATATTGCTTTGAAGTCATTCCTTCCGTAATATACCAAGCCATTAGATTCAATAAAGATTTAGCATCCATCTCCTCTTTGCAAGGTTTAAGTGTTTTACCATTAGGATTATAAATGATAATCTCCCCATTTTCAATATCAACGTTATATCCATTAATATTTTTATTAATAAAATCTTTAATAGGACTAAATACATTAATATTTTTAACTTTATGATCAATATTTCTGGGTAGTGTACTTGTAGATAATAGAATGTCTCCTATTTTAAGTTCCTTTGCAGATTTCTCCTGAATATTTTTAGAATATCCACTTCTATCTAATTCCCCATAAGAAACAACATATACTTTATGTTCTCCTGTAACCCTTAGTAATCCTGTTGTTGTATTAATATTGAAAATTTCATTATTAACCCCCTTTTCAATAATATCTATGCACTTATCTACTTCTATTTTGAGAGTATTAGGATTAAAAGAAAAGATAGGGTCACCAGATTTAATGTCATTAATAGTTTTATATCCATCTGGTGTAATAATCTTTGTATCACCAGTAAAACAATGATCTCCAGCATGTAACCCTAAAGTAATCAAGACGTTACTGTTAGTCTTATTAGCCCATGAAAGAGCTTTACTGTATATAATAGATCCAAAAATTACATTACGATTTTCTACAACGGTACTCTTCATAGACTCCTCACGATAATCTCCATGAGGTATTGCTTCACCTCCTTGATGAAGAGATGATGCTGAATCTGAAAAGACATCTGTAAGGTCAATGACTTGATGAGTGACTTTGAATCCCTTATCCTGAAGGAATTTAATATTCTTTTTAACTTTTGCAAGTTCTATCTCATGCTTCTGGCCATACTTAAAAGAATATGCATGAACTTCTTTACCTTCACTTAGGAGTTTCAATAGGAGACAAGTACTATCAAGACCCCCCGAAAGACTAATAACTACTTTATTTGCTGTCATATAAAAATGTTTTAATGATTAATTGTTTTAATATATAAAAGCACCTAAACATATTTAATTGGTTTCAAAAGAACTATTATTATAAAATAAAACTTAATAAAGATATGCCTAAATATCTTGATCTAACAGGTCTTGAATATAATAACAGTAAACTTATATCGAAACTTGAAAGTCTTAAAAATTCTGATACTAATATTATATCGGGGTCAAAAACCTTCTCAGGATCTTCTGTGGTATTCTTAGAAAAAGATTATACAAGTAATCTTTATCCATTGAATGAACAAGTAAATGGTTTAGATACCTTTTATGCAGAAGGAGATAGTTTTGATATTAACTCAATAGCATCTTGTATACAAGTACCTCTAATACACCCAGAAAATTTAAAGGCTGGAGATACTATTTGCGTCAACTTCTATGCCGCTAAATATGAGATTGAAAATTTAGCTATACCAAAATTAGTTATATCCACTTGGGTGAATAATAGTCTATCAAATAATATTAGTAGTTTTGTAACCGACAATTCATTTACACTCTCTGATACTTATAATTATTATCAAGCAAAAATAACCTTAACGGGTAACGGAACTGTTAATCATAAGTTATTTATAGCATTTGAAACCACTGATGATACAGCAATATTTGGTTTCTTTATTAAAATAAGTAATATAACAGCTACATTATCACAATCTCAGATGCCTTATAGTATTAATAATAATGATCTTTATGATATTATAGATGACACAAAAACCTCATTAACTACGAGTATTAATAATACTATATATAACGGTAAATTAGTTAATACAATAACTTCGGTTGCCTCTGGTGGTACTATATATTTAAAGGGTAATTACTTTAATAAGCTCACAGCGGCTGCTCCGGATAAATTCACTATAAAATTTCAAAATCCTGGAAGGGGTGAACCTGAGTATGTTTTAGATTTTACTACTGGCACCACTGCTCCTACTATTACAATGCCTTCTGGTGTAACTTGGTTGAATGGAGCAGTTCCTACATTAGAAGCTTCTACTCATTATCAATTATCAGTATTAAATAAATGTGCTATTATAGCTAAGTTTTAATGATTATGGATTTATATATTAAAGGTGATCAAAGAAAATATAGGGATCAAATAGTAATATTAACAATAGACCCCGAGGATGGCGAAGAATATCAGACTATTAATCCTACCGAAGAAATGATTTTAGCTGATGGATGGATTAAATATGTTCTTCCCGAGCCTACCATAGAGGATCTGAGAAATCTTAAATTACAAGAAATTAAAGATTATGATAAGTCTCCTGAGGTAAATACTTTTTATGTGGGGGGAATAGCTCTATGGCTTTCGAGAGAGGAGCGAATAGTTATAAAAGATCGTTTTCAGAGAGAAAAAGATGCCGGTAAAGAAAAAACTAAGCTTATCTATCAAGGTCTTACATTAGAGCTTGCTCCTGATATGGGTATACAACTTATAAATCTGGTAAGTGCTTATGCAGATGAGTGTTTTGATGTCACAGAAGCTCATAAAAGTTCTGTAAATGCTCTGTCTACGGAGGAAGAAATTAATAATTATGATTATACAACAGGATATCCTGAAAAGATCAACATAACTCTTTAATATTTATGATAAATATCTTGACAAATGTCAATTAAACTTTTTTTAAGATCTTTTAAGGATCCCTTAATTTCTATATTATAATCTATACGAATATCTTTACTAAGTTTATTTAGGTCTTTGGATTCTTTTTTATTCAAAGACCTATTTATATTTATTATAAGACCTCCTTTATTCTTTATATAAGAAACCTCTGCAGGGGTCTTGACATCAAAGTATATTTTATAATCATTATAACAATCCTCTGGTAAAATCTTATAACCAGCTTCTAATGACTTAACCCAAACATTAACACCGAAGAACCTTTGCATAACATCCATACCAAAATATATTATAAAATCTCTTAAAAGCACATATACATCCTCTGCTATTTTAGCTGGTGGAAGATCTTTTGGAATAGCATCATAAATTTTTTCATGGGAATATATTTTAAGATCCTGTGGAATTTCTTTATACTCATTAAAAGAAAAGTCTTTCAAATTGATTAATATATGATCCTTATAATAATCAGATATAAGACATTCATTTGGTATACCTGTTAATAATTCTATGAAAAACAATATATTACCAGAAAATGATTCAAATATGATATTATCAAGAGATGATTCATATATGCAATTTTCATCATTCATAACATCATCAACTAATCTATCATATAATGCATCAAAATCATCATTAATAGTTCCTTTATGATGTATTAAGTAGCTCAACGTATTGCCTAATAAATATGATATAGACACTTTACCTGCACCTCTATGACCTCTTACTCCTATATATTTCATCTTATTATAAGATTTTTTTAACAGCATCAAAAAGTACATTAGGGTCTACATTGTACTTCACTTGATTTCTTTGCATCTGCTCTATAACAGTTTGAAAAATTTGCGAGATACGCGCTATCGAAAGACCTTCCTGTTCAGCTATTTCTTTAGGTAACATAGGTCTCGGAAGTCCTATGCCGAATTTTTTGAGGAAAATACTTCTGTCGCGTTGTTTAACACCATCTAAAAGAACACTTAAACCTTTCTTAAAAATCCCATAAGATTCAGATATTTCTAAATCATTTATTTCATTTTCAGACTGAAAAAATCCTGAGATCGGTGTATCGGAATCATCCGAAACGGGTGCATCAATATCTACTATAGATTCTCTTTGATATGTCCCCGTTTCTTTTTTATCTTTATAAATTTCAGCTTTGGGTTTTTTGACTACCCTGGAGAAATTATCGAGTTCTATTAAGATATATGCACGGATCCACATTACAGCAACCGAATTGAATTTTGCATTAAAGACGTTGCTCCGAACCCATTTAATTATATCTTTTTTAAGATATGTATTACCAGGATAAAAGTATGATGCAAATTTCTTTTGTAAATCACCATAGGAAAAATATCCTTCTATAGTATTCTTTATATCAGCAAAATCAGCTACTTCGGGAAGAGTACTGACTGCGTTTAATACATCGTCTCTTAATGTTGATTTGGTTGGATCAAATTTATCAAAAGCCATGCACAACCCCATATTACCGGCTGATATGAGTTCATTTAGACTTAATCCAAGGCCTTGATATCTCTTCGCAACAGATATAACTGTTTTAAGATTCATTTTAATAATTTGATCCCGATTTTCCGGATCGAAATCTATATTATAATTATTGTGGTTCTTTTTATATATATCATTGATCTCTCTAAAATATGCTTGTGTTATATTAGATTTAGATCCATCTATAGACAGATTTGATAAGATACACTCCATACTATCTATTATAGACACCTGATATTTTACGGACATATTAAGGGATCTACTAAGTACTATATCAAAACTTGCTTTTTTATTGAGCTTTTTAATACTCTTGAAAATCCCTATAATTTCTTCTTCACAACATTCCACAGGTATTGCAGAATCTATTAAATCATATTCAGATATTAATTCTTCATTATTCTTAATAAAATTATGTAAGTTATCCTTGTATTCTTCCATAGTTCTTAAACATGCATTAATATAACCTGTTAATTAAGGTTCTTTACCATTATGTGTTAAAATTTGCTCAAAATTTATTAATTTCTTAAAAAATATAACCTAATATACCCATTTAATGATGTCTTAATAATAACTTATTATATAAATGTGGATAAAGATGGAATTATATGGACTCCTGAATTGGAGGATGAAATTGATTATCAATTCATATTAAGAGTACAATCAGAGGTTACTCAGTCATGTGCGCTGCCCTTTGCTGTGCCTATTGAGCGTATACCAGAGTTTATTATACAAGCAGCGCAATATTTTTGGCAGAACGATGATTATTCTGCTGAGGAACGACATTATTTAGTTAAGAACTCTGATATATGCAAAGGCAATAAACTTAATAAAATTATTCAATTACCTAATCAGATCTTAGGTGTACATGGTGTATATAAAATGCAGCAACATCTTAAATATGGTGCTATGGGAGATTTTTCTATAGAACGTATGATGATGTCTTCGTACTCAATGTTTGGCGGAGTAGGTACTATAGGATCGGGATTTGGTATTAATGGTGTTGGTTATACATTACATGATGTAGTTACTTCTATGTATGAAGTAGATACTTTTAATCAGACATTAAATCCCCCATTAACATATAATTATAATACTTATTCATCTAAATTAGTGATATTAGGTGATCTTGGATGGTCAGATCTTTTAATAGCATGCTCAATAAGATGTCGCATCCAGGATCTTTATAATAATTATTATTTCTTTAGATATGTTGTATGTCTCTGTAAAAGAGCACTTTCGACTATTTATGGAATATTTGAATTTAAACTTCCTGGTGGAGTTACTATAAATTATTCTAATCTTTCTGATCAAGCTTCTGAAGAAATGGAAAAGATTGATGAATGGATTCAAAACAATAGAGCTGCAGATTATTTCTTTATGCCAAATACATTATAATTTATGAAATTGCATTACATGAAACCTATAAAAGAATATATAAATGATAGCTTAACAGCGGGCAAAGAAACCTTTGATAACTTAACAGCAGTTAGAGAAGGATTATTTGATTCTGAAGACGATTTACTTAACAAAACCCCCGATCAAGCTATATATGATTATTTAAAAAGTATTGATAATAGTCATACTACAAGGAACATTGAAAAGGATTTTTCTATTAAGGATGGTATTATATATGATAATTATCCCTCAGGACGAACTTTTGAGCTCGATGCTCCACTTCCTTCTTATATAAATTTTGATAAGAAATCTTGTGATACCTTAAGATTTATATTATGTTATAATAATATCACTCAAGACCAATTGAAAAGATTACCCGGTTTTATCTCTGCTATATGTACTGATAAAGTATCCAATTTAACATTTCTGGTTAAAGATAGTTTTGATATGTCTGATGTAAGGTCTTTTAATAAGATTAAACTTAAGACAAAGAAACCTTCGAGTTGGCTTGAATTATATCTTGATAGTGCAACACCTGATGATATTATGAATATCTCCATGACAACAGATACTCGAGTAGAATTACATATAGAAGATCTGAATTCTTATGATAAATTAAGTTTTTCTACAAAACATGGAGAAATCCTTTCTAACCACTTACTTACTAAATTAAAATGCCCAACAATAATTTGTTCTGCGGGAAGATTAAGAAGTATTCTTAAATTCACTGATATAAATCAAACTGTAACCATAGATCCCAGAAAAGGTAGATGGCGCGAAAAGATAAAATAAGATCCCATAAAATTTTATTATAATAAAAAATAAGAAAATCTAATAATGGCAAAGACTACAAAAAATACCGAAAAAATAGCTGTGCAGGATAACGAAAGTGTTGAGACTCCGGTATCTGGTGCTGATCAAGGTACCACTGGCGAGGAACAACCCAAAGATCCCCAGGAACCCACTGAAGAGCCTACTAAGGACCCTATAGATGTTAAAGATCTTAAGGAAAAGAAGTTTGTGACTCAAGTAATTACACCTGAGACCCTTGATAATGATAATTTAAGTACTTACGTAACACAGACAGCGATTGCTTCTGAATTAGTGGGAAAACTGTAATGATAATTTGATAAATTAGTTTGAGTTCTAAAGAAAAATAGCAAGCATATGCTTGCTATTTTTCTATAATTTATTTATAGTTCTTTCTGTTAATATCTTAAATTTATATCCGCGAGCTCTACAAAATTCTTGAGCAGCCTTCCATTTACAAATATTTTTTACATATTCTTTATAAGCATATGAATTTTCTTGCAATGGCTTAACAGTTTGATTATGAGGTTTTATTTCAATTAATATATAATCTCCTTCTAAAGTTTCTACTAAGTAATCCGGATAATAAGTATGATATTTATTATCTAATATATTAAAATATTTTATAGGGACGCATTCAGACCCCCATTGTTTAATATTTTTATTAGATTCCAACCAGAGCATAAATTTCTTTTCATAAGAACTCCTATATATAATCTTTTCAGTTATAAGCCCAGGAAAGAGTTTTTTACAAGAATTTGTATTGATATATCCTTGATTGTAACGAGATCTTTTAGAGGGTTTGAGGTCTTTTATGTTCATTGTGTATTATTACCTTTAGTATTCTGGCCATTATTAGTCTTTTCTGACCCATTGACTATAGGTTTCTCTTTTTTCTTCGAGGCACCATTTTCTTGCTCAGCTGCGGCAAAGTATATAGAATAATCATCATGTTCACCAAACCATTTTTGTACAATATTACCGCAAGTGGCCAATTCTTGATCTGTTAAGAATACTGCGCCAAGTTCTTCAGCTTCAGCAGTATTATCTTTTAACATTGACCCTCCACCTTCTCCTGTAGAAGCAAATGCTATAACCTCATCATCAGCACTTGAAACTTCTTTGCTCTTTAAGAACTCTGCATAAGATTTTTGCAGTTCTATATCGGTTTCTAATGAATTATAATTTTCAGGAGATTTGGTGTGTTTTCTTTTATATTCTGCAGCGGATTTATACATATCCATTACCTTAGGACCCATAGAAAAATATATTCGGTCATTACCATGCATATACATCTTTTCAATTTCTCTAAGATCCCTGGGTTTACCTCTCTTGAGAGTACATGTTACCTTAAGATTCGTGGGAAAATCATCAAGTCCCAAAGGACCATAATGTTGCACTTCCGTATTCATTAAAACCATATTACCTATTGAAATTATGGGGTGGTTGGGATTACCTACCATTAAATGCCACATTCCTACAGGTTGTTCTGACAAAAGTGAATTAGCAAAAGCTCTTTGAGGTCGCCCTAATTGATTCAAGGCACCACCTAAAATCATACCGCCTAATTGATTAAGTAAGCTCTTCAACGCATTTAAAAATCCCCCTTGAGCAGATATTCCATTACGAATATTTGCTGTTACAGTACTATAATCATTTGCAAAGGCATCCATAAAATCTGTAAAGCCACCATGGCACTTAAAGATCTGTAAATTATTGAATATAGAACTTTGATGCATACCTGTGCTCCTATAACCACCACCCCAGAAACCACCTGTTGTATAAGTCACCTGTAATATATTAGAAAGTAAATCCAACATTGCTTGACGAGTGTTGATTCCGTTATAAGCACGCAATTCATATTCAAAAGTTATAGTAACCTCTTGATTAAATTCAAGACCATCTTCTGAACGCATCATAGTTGATTTAACTCGATCAATAGGACCGTAAACTTTATTACGATCTTCTTGAAAACCTGCAGGATAAGGACCAGTATCGCTACCACCATGAAGTTTATCCAGACCCGGAACCTTAAAAAATTTACCTACATAAGCATTATAAGCGGCACCACCATGACCTGATATATATTGTTTTCTATAAGCAGGGTCAAAAGCAGCTGCAATACTATTAGCGAGACCTGGTGCGGAATCAGCATTATCATTCATAGTTTCCCATTGAGCATTCTGTTCCTTATAAGGCATTTTATATGAATACTTTAGGATATTACCTATTTCATTTCCAGGAGTACCCAACCAGGTCACCATACATCCTATTTGCTGACCATTACTGTTCTTACCAAAAGTCTTTTGGTTTATACCAGTACCCAAAGTTGAAATAAAATCCCCGGGGGGTACAGGAAATCTCCGAAGTGTTATAAGATAATTATTAGGGACCTTACCTAAATATTTACAATACATAAAATCTGCATAAGAATATATAGCACGGCCTAATAAACCCTGTTCTGATTGCTGTACTAATTCTTTAACAGAACAACCAGAATGACTCCTGATTTTATCTCTATTAGAAGGCGAATCCATGAGAGGAACATTATTAGATATACGCCAACCAGATGCACCATCTCGGATATAATCATCAGAGGTGATTTTAGTGAAATCTTGCGGTAACCCACCATCAGTACCTATAAGCATACCCCCCGCTCTATTGAATATTGATCTAACTGCGGGAGAGCCCACTTCTACACCATCAAAATCTTCTTCAATAATATTCATATTACCGGCTTTGGAAGCTCTGGGTTTCTTATCTTTATCTAAAGCATATTTCTGATATTGCTTATTACCTATCTTAAATTTTCTTTTATGGGCATCATTATAAGATCTAAATACACCGAAATAATTATATGTATTAAGATCTTCAGAAATTTCTTGTGATATAAGATATTCTCTGTTAGATCTTACCTTAGATACAAGATTGCTTTGTAATATTTTAGTTCCTTTAAATAATTTATTGGGCATAATATATATTCTTATATACAATAATAATAGATCCTTTCAAATCTCTCAAAAAACACTCTAACTTTCATACTTGTGCTCTAACAAGAAAAATAGGCTTAGATATATAAATCTATATCTGAGCCTATTTCGAGCGAAATTTGATATATTTATGTGCGTTGTATGATATCTTTACGAAATATGTTCTTTGACATAATCTGGAAGAGATTTTCTTTTAGTAGCAGCAAATGCCTTTAATTGTTTATCAGTCATATCTCCATCGACTATATCAAGGACTTCTTTATCTACTTCGGACCTCTTGAGTTCTCCTTTTCGGACTGCATAAGCCATTCCCATGAGTTTTTGTTGTGCTTTGGAGACTGATGGCATTATTCTAAATTTTCTTTTATATAATCCTTAAGTGACACAAAGGATTCAGTTAGTTCTTTTAATTTATATAAGGTAGAATCTATAAGAGTTAATATATTGTCCATATCAGATTCCAATTCGGTATTTTGTTGAAGCAATCCTCTGGAATTTACACAGATATCCCTAAGATCTCCGAGATATTTAATAGGATCTTCATTGAAATCTAAGATATTTTCATAATCATCTATTTTGCCATATATGCCTTGATAATTTTCTATAATAGTATCAACAAGCTCAGGCATTTCTTTATAATATTCATCCAAAGCCATATGTGCTGAGTATTTGGATGTCTTGAGATGATTTTTCCATGAATTGACTACAGATTGTTGTAGTGTCCCAAATAATTGAGATATATTAGCGGTTCTCATTATTATATATGATTTTTTTAATAATAATTTTCTAAGATTGATATAAAATCCCTATCATCTGTAAATAATAACCATTCACCTTTAGAATGATCCTTTGTTACTTTATTAATATTCCATCTTCGCGTTCCCTTAACCATATATGCCGCAATCATGGATTTGTGGGAGTTTTTATTATAAAATGTAATCATAACAACCCCTTTATTAATCAATCCGTTTAAAAGATCTGCATATTTTTTATAATTGAGAAACAGATCATCTAATCCGTAACAGATGAGATGAACAAATTTAATATTTTTATAATTAAACTGTAAAAGTTGACCAGGATCCTTTATAGTATTATATATTCCTAATCTTAATATTTTATAGTTATCACCTATTAATGTTATATTTTTATAATCTTTAATAGAAGCTCTAAATGATAATACACTATCTGTATGAATATTAATGTTTTGCAGATATTCAGCATTACATATTTCCTGAATATTACCGTATATGCCTTCAATATCTCTTTGGGTTTTAAGTTCAAAAGCTATTGTATTAGTAGCATATTTTTCCCAGGATTCTTTATCTAATTTTATATATTCTGGAAGACGTTTATACCAACACACATCAACTTTTTGTGTTAATGATACAGTGCCATTATCAAGAATCTTAAGAAAGCGCTGGTTAATGATTATATTATTATAATTATCAAACCATTCTAATATTTCTTGAGAACTCTTTTTATCCAGTAAATCATCTTCATTATCAAATAATCCTTCTATTATATATTCTTTTATAGACTTCATGTTAAATATTATATAATATAATAAAAAACCTAACTACTTTCTCAAGCAATTAGGTTAAACAAACTACCAAGCGAGTCATTATCAAGACTCTAAAAATTCTGTCAATGCATATACTTTATTATTTTGATCTGTGCTGTTGTAATATTCTTTTTCTTTCCATAACAATTCTACTCGAGACATTTCTATAACACCATCTTTAGTAGGCCTTGATATGTTTATAAGACACTTAAAGATCTTTTCAAAGGTGTTATATAATGTTTCCATAGTCATCTGCGCAAGAGCAATATTAATGCCATTAGCAGATTCTTTCATGGCATAATTACGAGAAAAATCCGATATAAATTTTTGTAATTCAATACTTTTGACTTTTCGCCTATCAGAAAATTCATAAGCCTTTATCATAAATTCTTTGATAGGCAAATCCAATCGCTTATTTTTGTCATTATAAAGAATATTTATAAGCATCTTTATACGATTGATTGCTGCAAAGTTAAAGGTGTTATTTTTATTTCTGCAAAAATCAAAGATCTCCCTAATATCTTTTATAGCATATTGTTTAGACATAGAAATAAATATAGGTACAACCTTTTCAAAGACTTCTATGTTCTTTACTATCATCTGATGTTTTGTAATATCTTCTTTCCAAACATCACCTTTCTTAATTTCAAAAGACCCTCTAAGGACTTCTTTATATAATCCTAAACGATCTTCTGTGATAAGAGATATAAGTTCTTCTATATGGTTTGTATTGAGTTGTAATTGTTCGTCATAAGCCAGTTTAACCATATTCTTGAGATCCTTAAAGTTTTCTATGCCTTCTACTTGAATGCTTCCAAGGTCTTGAGATGATATGTTATAACCATATGCCATCATGCCTTTCATGATAACAGGTAATTGTTGTGCATATTCGCGATATTTCCTTTCAAAGTATATAAGTTTATAAGCTATCTCATTGAGATAGTATTTATTTTCAATCTCATTATATTCAATGAATTTATTGTTGTTTATAATAGATGCTATAAGGGAATTATATTTATATTCTATAGGATTTCTTTCGATCATAGCATTACATAAACGAAGTATTGAATGAACGTTTTTAATCTCCTCATCATTGAGTTTAAAATTCATTTCTTTGCATTTATGGAGATTCTTTGAATTTCCCTCTGCATCATTTTTAGAGGCGTAAAAATTTATATATAGGTCATTTGAACGCAACCTATTAGAAAATTGCTCAAGTTCTTGCGCTAGGATATTATCAATGAAATATATAGAAAAATTAAATCTATCTAAGATATCTACTCCAACACTTAAATAATTCGTGCACATAAGAATCTGAGTGTCTTTGATAGTTTTTTCAAAATTGACATCATCCATAAAAGCTTCACCCAAATTAGATTTTTTATAATACTTTAAGCGGACCTCTTCGAAGTTGGCCCAATCATTTTGAAGGAAATAAGTCACTGCCGCCCTGATTTGTTTACTATAAAGAGTTCCTTTATTAGTTGGGAATAGGATTCTTTTGCCATTCATTAGATCCTTTGCCATATTCTTACACATTATAAACATAAGGTCTGATGGAGAATCGACAAGATTAACCTTAAATTCTTTTTTACGGATATCTTCTTTAATAACCTTAAGATGAACTATCTCAGGAAAGAAAACTATTTCACCCGACGGAGTACCCGACATGAGTATTATAGGTACTTCAGTATTTCTAATCATTTCTACAACTTTAGCCATGACGGGTCGATATTCCGATTGAAATAGCAAATGAGATTCATCAATAATTATATAATCAAATCCGTGGGTCTTAACATCCATAAGATTCAGATGAGAAAATTTATCTATAGTCAGGGCAAGCCCTCCTAGGATATCTAATTTAGGGAGTTTATTACCGTAGCTATATTCCCAGTTTTTATCAGATTCTACTTTAGACTTAATGGTACTGGTAAAAGGCATTACCATCATAATTTTTTTACCATCTTTAACCAATTGTTTGATCATTTCTGTCTTGCCAACACCAGCACCAGCTTCTATAAGAGTAATCCTACCACAAGACTTTATAAGGTCGTGTCTTATATGTCCTAAATATTCATCTTTGGTTATATTAAATATCTTGAGATATTTTGATTCCTTGATAAGATTGGGATTATCTATCTTATCCATAGAATTTAATATCTCGGATTCATCAACAACACTATCTTGTATATTAAGTTTAATTTGAAATCCATGATGAGCATTTAACCTATTAACAGCCCATGCATTGACTGGTTTATTATGTCGAGCTGCTGTTATGCAATCCGCTTGTAATTCTTTATCCTTAATATTATTAGAACATATCAATCTTAAATACTTAAAACCTTTCTCTATACCATAGATCTTAACCAATGTATTAGCTAATTTCCATCGTTCGAAGTGTTTATAATGGACTTTATTATGCGCATCAAATTTTAAATCATCAGCTTTTATAACTTCTATATTAATATCTTCATTAGAATCATTGTCTTCAAACCACTCCCATCTCTTAAAGATTTCCTTAAGATCGGGATATGTAACCCAGTCTATATCAGGATGACCGATGTCTTCTACATTATCAAAATTGACATATATAAAATCTTCGAAGAATTGAGTATTTATTAAAGGATGTGAATCATAACCTATAAAAGCTCCCTGTTGTGGCTTGAACATAGATAAGTCCATCCATTTTAATATATCATCTTTAGAATATCCATATAAAGACATGCCGGAGATCAGAGATAAATATACAAAAGAATATTTATGTCGGAAATTGGTGAGATATAATAACTTCTTTTTCTTCTCGTCATTTTGTTCTGATTCTGGTATAGAAATCTTTGTATAAACATGCAATCCTCTTCCAGAAGAGGATAAAGTAACACCTAAGAACCAATTACATTTGTATAATTTATTAAAAATATAGGATTTAAGTTTCTTAACAAGTTCTTCGTCTTTAATATCAAGATCTATAACCTGAAACCCATTCCAAAGACTAAAAGCTTTTTTGCCTATAGGTCGTTCTCCGTTAGAAGTACTATATATTACTTTTCTATTAGATTTTAATATATCTTTATTAGAAGGTAATATAATACACTTTACCAAATCTTCTAAAGTACATGATATGCCTTGTGTTTGTTTAATATTAGAACATATTGTTATAGTACATTCTTTTAATCTCTTAGAAAATTGTCGGCGTTCTTCTTTACTGCATTTAAAAAGGTCGGGATCAGAAAACACTTCCTGGGCCCAGTGCTGCTTCCAAGAGTATTTTGTGGGTGTGTTCATCACCCGATATGCTTGTAATGATTGATCTAAAGTCAATTCTGACATTATTGTATTCTTTGATAGTTTGTGTTTTAATAAATATATAAAGGGCCCTTATTATTTAATTGTAATTATCTTAAAAAGATGAAGTCTATAAAAGAGTATATAAATGACGGTTTCATGACTGGCAAAGGTATCTTTGATAGCCTAAAGGTCACTGAAAGATTATTGGGTTCTGAAGATGATTTATTAAATTCTTCACCGAAGGAACCAGCATTGGATTGGATTTTTGATGAAGATAATGCAAACATTGTTCATAGTAATTATTTGACCACCGTTCCATTAGGTCACGACATAATTACACAAAATTCCGGGGGTGAATTATCCGTTGCTCAAAATGAACATTTATTAATTCATCTATATAAACCACTACCATCATTTATTAAATTTAATAAAAACGATATAAATAACGGAGATATTATTTTTGGCCTAAAATATAATATTAAAAGTCAAAAGGATGTTCCTGATGGTGCAATATCCTATGTATATGGGGATATTAATAATATAAAGATTAAGACAAACCCCAGTAAAGTAGGTACAAAATTATTTATGTATAATTGCAATTCGATTAAAAATTTTACAATAGATACCCCAAAGGATATGATTCAATTGATAATAAATATCCCGAATTCAAATATACAATTGAAAGATCTTGTGGAGATTAAAATATCTGGTGCTGATGATGGATATTATCATTGCTCTGCTATAATAAATGCAAGCGAGACGTGCCCAAATATTAAAAGATTATTTTATAATATATGCAAAGACTATAAAAAGGAATATAAAGAGAAATATATACCTTTGCAATTATTCGGTGATGCTCAATCGTATCTTAAAAAAATGTATGATAATGGAATACGACATATTATTTATATGAGATCCAAGGCATTAAGAATGTCTATAGATTCTAAAACAAATGAATTAATGATATGGAATTACACTGTAGATGGTCGAAAAATAATTGAATATGGCTCTTTTATATGAAAACTTTTAAACAATACTTAGAATGTGATGGTGGAATTGCTACCACATCAGGTAATACAATGGGTATGGGTAATCCAATGATCCCTACAGATTCTCTCTCGGGATCCGAACCATTAGTTACAGCTAAAGCTAAGAAAGAAAAAGTTAAGAGAAATAAAAAAAGGACCGATTAAAGGTCCTTTTTGTTTTTTCATAGTATTTTCTAATTCTTAAAAAGGCAATCCATTATCATCACCACTAACTTCTGCAAAGGGATCTGTGGGGTCAACTTTATTAGTATTTTCAACTGCAGGTGTTTCTGTTAGAGGTATATGGGAAGTTTCTGTAATCATAGTAGATTTCGGGTCTTTCATAGTAGCTACTGTGGAGATCCATCGATTAACGCGTTGAGTAAGAGCTTCATCCCATTCTTTATAAGCACATTCGTCTACAAGATTTAACGAATTTTCTTTAAGATAATCCATAGCCTTCTTATAAAGTTCTTTAATAGGCCCATAAACTTCTTCCAATTTCTTTTGTGCAGTTACTTTCTTGGCATCCGTCTTAGCCTTAGCAAGCTCAGCCTTAGCAGTTGCAAAAGCATCTATAATCTCCAGCTCCGATTCTGTGAAGAAAGGTGTTCCATCAACTTTTGTAATAGGAGCATATTCAGTGTCAAAATCACAGATGTCATACGAAATCTCTCGCTGTTTACGCTCGGGTGCCTTAGGGTCATCGGGACCCGGTACCACATCCATATCCAGGGGAAGGCCTATGAGATAATCCATAACCGGAACAGGTGCTTTTTTAGATTCTGGTGAAGGATTCATTTTGGCGTTCATCTTATTAAAGATCGCCTTAGGGAGTTTCATAACCTTAATTTGACCTACGAGCTCAGGCTTATTTTCATCTTCAAGAATCTGCACGAGGCACCACTGAGATTCTGTTTTGTCATACATTTCTTTAGCCCAAGCTTTCTTAGATTCATCGCCAGAAAACCAAAGTTTCTTCCAAGACTTGAAAATAGGACACTCCTTATCTCCATTACCGAGCTTTGATCGAACCATAAAGAACCCGTCTTGATCATACATTGCATAAGTTGCCTGTTGAACAATCGAACGCTTGATATCAAAAGGATTATAAATGATCTTCAAGCGGCAGTGATAATGTCCATCATCAGATTTCGAATCTTTAGGATTGGTCTTGTAAACATTCTGATCATACTGTTTAGCTTCCGGTTCATGAAACACTTCAAGATTTGTGGGATCAAAGCCCATGATGTCGTCAATAAAATCTGTCATAATTTTTTTGTTTAGTTTATTTGTTTAATGTCTATTAAATATATATAATATATACTATTTCTTAATAAGCTTACAGGCAAATTTTTTGATATATATTGTCTCGAATTTATATTCTTTATTGGATATTTCAAATACCTTATAATTTAATTCTGCTCGAAATTTATGAGCCATTAAAACATCATTAATTTCAAATTCATATCCTTGCTTAGTCTTTATAATATTTTCTGGATTGATTCCTTTTAATTTAAGAAATGTTTCTAATTGTTTTATTGTCATATTCCTTCAAATATATTAAGTATATTATCATCTTCTTTTAAAAGGACCTTATAATTATGTCTTATGTCATCTATATTAAATTCTATATAATCATTCTTTGACATAGAATTTTGTATATCCTCTGGTATAATATCTTTATTTAGCCATACAAGTTTAGTGTTGTATTTTAACATTTCTATTAAATCTTCTTTAATAAATTTGTAAGGCCTATATTTTTTCATATTAATAATATACTCAGCTATTCTTTCATAAGAACTTATAAGATCACTTATAGTATTAATATTCAAATCCTTAATTAAATTATCATAATCTTTTTGAGAGAATTTATAAGTCCTTCCGTTCTTAGTATATTTTACAAGCGCTTGAATATTATCACCTGAATCTCCACATAAGATCTTGTTTAATACTATAGTCTGAGGATTTATATAAGATGTTTGTTTAACCTTGTTTTTAAGCCCGTCGAAGATCTGCTGGGTATTCTCGGGATGTAAGAAAAAGTCCATTATATCAAATTCTTTATCAAAAGAAGAATCTACCCATAAACCATTTTTATCATTATACCATGCAGTGAAAGTGTTATTATCAGAATTTTTGTTTATAAGTTGTTTCAAATCATTATCTGAAGACCATATAAGACAATTTATATTATCTTTATTAAGTTTTTGTGACCAGTACCACACCCAGTCATCACCTTCACATTCAAAAGATTTGGAGCAGGTTAAACCAGCTTTTTTATATTGATTGAACGAGTCATTAAAAGCTTTATATATAAGATCCCAATCAAGTTCAGAAGTGAACTCTCTATTGCCTTTATATATAGTATCTTTAATAATATTAGGTTGTTTTAAGCGTTTTCTCCAAGAACCCATGTCTGATACTATAACAATATTGTCTATAATAGGGAATCTATTAAGAATGACATTTATAGACCTTGCCAGAAGATCTTGTAAGTTATTATAAGCCCATTGTCGAGTTTCTTTAGAGTTTTTTAGATTAAAGTCTTTGGCTAAGACTGACATACGGGATATAGCAAGCCAATTGAAATCTACTATAAGTGTCAATTTGTTCATCTTTACAAAAAGTAATTTATATAAAAATATGAGGTGTTGTAATAATCTTTATGTAGGCTACATAAACTATTATTATATAAGAAAACCTGTTGAAGTGAAAAGTTATAAAGATTTTGGTTCTGTTGAGGAACTTTTGGAATATTATAGTCTCAAGCCTAAAAATCTTATAAAAGAAGATAAACAAGAAGTGGAAGAAATCAGCAAAGATAATGATGAATTAACTGATGCTAAAAATTCCAATAAATATGATGTTATATATTCCGATCTTAAATCTACACCTACAAATATTTTTAAGCATATTGTAGTATTTACAAATGATAGGGATCCAAAATGTAATAAAACACTCAAAAATATTTATGAAGCTGTAGAAAACCTTAAAAAAGCTAAATGCGATATTATACCTAAAATACATGTTTTTGTAGCTGCTAAGATGGAAGCAGATGAAGATGAATCAGGTATAAAAATTATGGATGATCATGAAGAAATCTATATAAAGGAAGAATCTAATATAGACACCTTAATATTTTCTCGTTTAGGAGTTCAAGGAGAAGATCAATGTGAACATATAGTACAACTCTTGCAAGACCGAGGTTTCTTAGTCCTTAATCCGGTTAAGTATTCCGCCTTAGCTTGTGATAAATATGACTCAGCCATACTTTTTCAGAAAGGTGGTATACCACAGCCCAGTTTTACATTAATGACTAAATCAATACTTTATGATGAGGAGTCTTATAAAAACGCTATGAATGATGTTTTCCCTAAATGGGATATTAAAAATCCTGACAAAAACAAAGACTTTGATTGTGTTGTAAAAATTCTTAATGGTCATGGTGGTACGGGAGTAGCTGTTATAGATGGTAAAAGATTATATGCGTGGCTTCAATTAGTCTTTGCAGTAAATCCTGAACAAAGACTTATAATACAAAAGAAAGAAGAAGCTGATGGTGGTGATATAAGAGTTCATGTCTTAACACTTAGAGAAAAACAAGTTATATTAGCTGCCATGAAGCGTGTTAAGATTGGAGGAGACTTCCGCTCTAATGTTTCCTTAGGTGCTTCTGCAGAACCTGTGAAATTAACTCATGAGCAAGAACAAATAGCACTTAAAACAGCTAAATTATCAAAACTTCCATGGTGTGCAGTCGATATAATGCCTTTAGTTAAAGGTTCTAATAAAGAAATAGGTGATAATGTAGTACTTGAAATAAATGCTTCACCTGGTACTGCAGGTATTTCAGAAGTTATAGGGGTGAATTTTATCAATGTTTTATTAAATGAGCTTAATGACCCTACAGAATTTATGTTACAAGATAAAATAGCAGGTTATATAGAATCTGTTACATTAGATTTTGGTGAGGTCTCAAAACAATTCCTGGCTAAACTCGATACTGGTAATTCAACCAAGGCTTCAACGCTCGAAGTGGGTGATTATAAAGATGATGGTAAGAAAATTACTTTTAAAATAGATGATAAGACCTTAGTATTTGATAAAAAAGGTGATATGAATGCAATTGCTGGTGATAAGTCTTATAAAAGACCTATTATAGAAATTCCTATGCTCACCTTAGGTTTACGCAAAGCTGTTAAAGTTCCCCTGGCTATTGTCAATCATAGAGATAAAAAGACCACTAATCTTCTCTTAACCAGAGACATACTTTCAAAACTCGGATATGTAGTTCATCCTAATCAAGCCCATATTCTTACTAAAGAAATGGAAAAAGTTAATATAATATGAAAAAGAACCTTATAAATTTCATAAAAAACATGTTATCAGGCATGGGTGATGTGTCGGCTAAAAGAGTTTCCGGCATGTCATCTATGCTCATAGCATTAGCATGTATTATATATCTTGTCATAAAAGAGGGAGGTAATTCAGTTACAGAAAGTTTATTAGAAACTGTATTAATAATCTCTGCATGTCTTTTGGGTGTTACTTCTATAACTGGTATATGGAAAGAAAAGAAATCTAAGAAATAATGAAAAATATAAAAGAATATATAAACGAGTCGCTTTTCGATTCTGAAGATGATTTACTTGATAAAACTCCTACAGATGCAATCATAGAATGGTTTGATGAGAATGTTAAATTTATTAAAAGATTATATTACTATCCTATTCCAACTAAAGAAGTATTATCTATAGATGATAAAGGTATAGTATCATTTCAAATATCTCATGGTTGTGATCATATAGAATATTATAAACAACCTCCAAGTTTTATAAAATTTGACGAGAAATCATGCATGAACACCCTGACCGCGTCAGGGACCATGACGTGCATTTATTATGATGTTATATCTCAAAAGGATATAAAAAATATTCCATTAGACAAATTTAATAGAATAGCAGAGTTTCAAAATAATAAGACTCAAAATTTAATATTAAATAACTGGACCAATATTAACTCTGAAAATATAAAAAATATTACTTATAATGTTAATACAGAAGTATTGATAGGAGTAAAAGACATTGATCAATTAACTGAAATTAAGTTTTCTAAATATAGTGATCAAAATCAGATTACTTTATATTACAACGATTTAGGTCAAAAATTATCGAAAGAACATGGGAAGTTAAGAACCAAGAAATTCGTAAATAAATATAGAGATGTCCTGACTAAGATGCGAAATAATAATGTTTACGCACTTCAATTAAATGAGAAAAAGGTTTTAGTGTTAGATAATATTTTATAATAGGAAAAACTAAATATTCTTATATGATTTAATATATAAAAACATAACAGAAACTGATAGTTTCAATCACGTATATCATCTATTATTATAACCTAACTACTTTCTCAAGCAGTTAGGTTTTTTATTTACGAATTGACTCTTATATTTACTCTCTAACACAACAAAATAGGCTCAGATATATAAATCTATATCGGTGCCTATTAAAGTCTGTTAAATCGCTTCTAAATGTGCTTAAAAAGTGTATTATCGAAGAGCTTTACCGGTAGCTATCTTACAAAGGTCATTTAAGTGCATCCATGCATTTATAAAATATTTTTGGTAATCTCCTTTTTCAGCTCCGCTTCCAAGAATCTCATCACCGCTGGCAAGATCACATAAATTTTCTAATTCAGCTGATTCTAAAAATTCTTTATCTTCATATAAATAAAATTGTAATGCATTGTCAAAGGGCTCTTCAAGATCAATATCAATCAACTCAATATTATCTATCATGACATCTAATAACATTTCGGTGATACTTTTATAATATTTTACATCATCTTCGTTTGCGATGTCTTGTTTATAAATATTCTCAATAACAGCATCATTCTCAGTCTTTCTACGCATCTTCTCAAAGACTTTTTGTAATTTATAAATAGTTGTATTGATCTGATCCATCGCATCATCCGGATCTATGGATTCATCATAAACAGCTTTATTAATATCAGACTCGAGCTTTCCTAAAATACTGTTTTTATTAACACTCTCATTGATTCTCCTCGTTTTGTTATTTAAGGATTCTAAGATTGAATTTTTCAGATTTTTCATATATATATTATTTTACATCTTCAGAGTTTAAATAAATTACCTTAGTGTTCATATCTTTATATTCTAAATTAAATCCTGGATTATCAATAATAACCCAACAAAGATTCTTCATGTTTCTGGGATCTCTCTTATATTGATCTAAATAGCCATCTGTAAAGATCATTACAAGCTCGGGTTTGATTCTTTTATATCTTGGATCATTTTTTAATAAATCCCAGCAAGGTTTTAATTCTGTACCACCACGGCCTTTTACAGTTGCTTGTTTGAAATCTCTTTGCATTTCCCTGAGAGTTCTATATTCTTTGATTTCTTGGATCTTGGTATCACACTGTACAGTTATTACTTTTAAGGGTTTTTTCTTAAGAGCCATTGTATAAACTTCTGATAAACACAATCTTAATTGATCATCAGACATAGAACCTGAGGAGTCTATCCACACCATGATATAATCCACATTATCATATTTATCTTTATCAGTTCTGGCAATGCGATCTTGAGATATTAAAATATTTTTATTAGCATACGCTTGCCTTTTGTCTTCAGGGGATATTGAATGACCTACTATAGTCCTCAATTCTTTTTTCCAGTCGGTAGATGTCCTATAAGCACCTAAAATTTTTGATTTAAGATTACCCATAGCATCACCTTTCATTTTTGAGGCAGCTTTTATAGCAGCATCTTTCCATTCTCTTTCAACAGCGTCTTGACCTCCACCTTCTTTAGCATATCCTTCCTGCTCAGCTATTTTATCACCAGTACCTTTATCAATCATAGCACCTTCTTTAGCAGGGACTTTATTGAGTTGATCAGGACCTATGCAATCTTCTGGTTGTACAACTCCTTGGTTTTTAGAATTTGTCGAGGATCCTTGTTGATCTTGAGAAGAACTTTTAGATTCTCCTGAAGATCCCGGTTGATTCTGTTGATTGTTATTAGGTTGCTGCGGAGGCATTTCCATATCAGGGTCTAATTGCTTTCCTTGACCTTGGCTGTTAGGAGTACCTTTAAGAGCAGCTTTAATAGCTTCTATGGCTTCTTTATATCCTTTATCATATTCTTTCTTGTCCATAATCAAACACTTATTTTACCCTCTTTATAATCTTTCATAGCTTGATTCCAACCAGCTTTATAATCAGAAGAGTATCTATTGTTCTTTTGAGCATCTTTTTCACCTTGTTGATTTTGCTGAGAATCATTACTTTTGGACACTTTATCATAAATTTCCTCATAAGACATTTTACGATATTTCTCATCTATAAGCGCTTGCATATCCTTAATCATACTTACAGAGAACGGTGGGACATCAGCAAGCGTTATATTAGCTTCGTAATCAGCTGCCACATTAGCCCTGTTCATATCGTCTCCGCGACCTTGTGCTCGTCTTAGGTGATTTAATAAACAATGCATAACTTCATGAGCTAATACAAAGGTCTTTTGTAAGAGATTTAGATTATAAGTAAATTGAGGATTTACAAAGAGATTATATCCATCAGTTGCCTGTGTTTGAACTCGGAACGTATAAACAAATCTTAAACGACCTATGAACCCACCGAGCCATGGCATAAGTCTTATGAGAGCCACCTTAGCATTTTGTTGCTCTGCTAAGAGTGCCTGCATGTCTATTATTTGTCCATTAGGACATTTAATAGTATCATAATCTTCCCATTTTTTATCTTCCATTGTATAATATATTTTTCAAGAAACCTTAAAATCAACCATATTTATAACACCTGATACGGGGCCATTCGGAGCAGTTAATGATTTTGGCACAGCTAAAATACCTATTTCCATTACAAAATTATATATAGCTTCTGCAAGAGGTTGAGAAGCTTTCTCAGCTGCTTTCTTAGCATAACTCATAGCAGATTCTTGTAATGTTGTATTGCAATAAGTATCTATAACGGGTTCTGATCCATTAGCCTTAAAAACTGACATCTGAGCTTCATATAAACTATCTATAAGAATCTTTTCAATGTCCCCTTGCAACTTTGGTAGGGCCGATTTTAACATATTGTTGTTTTATTTAAATAATATAAAGATTTGTAGGGTGCTTTAGTTATATTATCATATATTATAAGACCATAAGAATTTTCTATATCTTCCTTCAATCGAGATTTATTAGCATCACAATTAATTATATATAGATCATTTCTACGCTCTTTTAATATCATAAAGAATCGCGATTTCAGTGATGATTTCTCAAAAGTTATATTATATAATTCCCCATTAGAAACTTTTCTTGCTATTTGATCAGTTTCTTCAAAAGTTTTTATATATATATCTTTTTTGACTATACCAGATTCTTTAAGGCAAGCATCCAAATCTATCATTATACACATTTAAGTTGTTCTATATCAAATATTTGGGATTCTTTAGGACAGTCGGAAAGATTATTGTAATGTTCTACGACATAAAATTTAGAGTTATTTATAACTCGAATTATATTTCCTTTAGAAATAGCCTCATCAAGATTATTAAATTCTTCTTTAAGAACACAATAACCCTTTGTAACCTCTACAATATTGTTATTATAAATTGTAAATACAGAATCTTCTATATTATACTTATCCATAAGATTCTTCAATCCTTCTTTAAGGTTATTCTTAACCTGTACAGATTCAAGAACTTGTTGTATTTTGCTTTTAGTGTACATAATATTTTCTTTAATAATAACACTATCAATTATCAATATAAATATTTTCTAATTCTTTAGCGCATTTTTTGAGCTCCTGTAAATCTAAATTTATATAATCATATTTTATGCACCCCACAAATCCTAAAGGAATACCATTATCATCTCGTAAGAGGTGTATAGCTAATTGTTTTATATCTCTGCCACACATTCTGTGATATAAAATTTCATCTATATCCTCTAAATCAGATTTTTTATCAGCATCGATAACATAATACAAACTATTATTCTGTACAAGTTCTATAGGTAAATTACCATGACGTAATATATCTATGTCTTTATACATATGAGCAAATTCTACATCATGTTTAATTTTGGTGGGGTCGAATTTTTCTGCTATTATATCAAATTTATAGAAAGGCACACCTGATATTGAAGAAGTTCCGTTATGAAACAACCCTATAAATATATGATTACACCCAATTCTATCAATATAATCATTCATAGATTTATATATCTTAGGTGCCAAAGTAATTCTTGAAAGCATCTGTTCATTGTGCTTTTTAACTATTTCATTGTCTCTCTTATTAAGTGATGATATAATATTATTGGGCTGTTCATTAACTTTATCCTCAAGATCATCTATACGGGTTGATAAATTATCTACATGGAGCTTAAGTTTATCTTCGAAATTGTTGCTTATCAAAGAAATTTTCTTCTCAACATATTCTAATTTGGATTGTACCGTCGGAAGGTCAGTCTTGAGGTTCAACAAGTCATCTGATATATTTTCTAATTTATTTGATATATTTGTTTTTTTGCTACTATTCTTGATATTATCATATATAATATATCCGGCGGCTGCTAAAACCACTCCGAAGACACCCCACTGGGCGATGACCGATTGTAAAACTTGTTCCATTAGATTAATTTCTTAATTAAAAAATAATCTTTTTATATCATGTTTCAAGGTCTTGATAATTAGCTATAAAATAAGCATCCGCGAGATCATCTATTTTAATATCTCTAATATCTCTTATATTTTTATCTAATTTCTTCCAAGCGTCTATAATAATATCTTTAGTAGCCTGTCCATTGGCCACAGCAAATTTCTTAACAGAAGTAGGAGAAACTATCTTAAAAGGTATGTTATGTTTCATAGAAGTTATCCTGATACAATAATTAAGTCCCGCAAGATCAACCACTGACCCATTAGAAGAATACGCTACACCCTCCATAATAATCATATCCGGTTTATGTTTTTTTATAAGGGATTCTATTATTAAACAAATGTTATATATATTATTGGTCTTTGAAAATTCTTTTTCGACATATTCTTGCCCTGTTATATCATATTTTTCATAAGGAAGTATTTGTATATACTTATTATTAAATTCCTTCATTTTCTTTGTCATCTTCGAAGGTATTATATAGTATTTTATTTTATTATCTTTTTTAACACACAGGCCTGTGCTATTAATAGAAGGGTCAATGCCTATGATAGTCATTCTTTTTATATATTTATCCTTAAAATAACCTATATCTTTTTGAATTATACTTATAATGCATTATTATTAAAGAAAAAAATTTATATAACGTGAAAAATATTACCGAATGTTTTAATGAATCTCTTTCAATTTCTCAAATGCTTAAATCCGAGAACATTAACGAAGGGCTTAAAGATATCTTTAAAAATGTCCAAGCAAAATTTAAGAAGGTTTTCACATATCTTAAAGGAATTGTGGTCAAATTTGGGTCATATTTCATTCCTACAGATGAAGCAGGAGATCCTATGAATGCCATATCCCCCCTGACTGCCGGTCAAGCATATAAAGATGGTGCTATAAACAAAGAAAGTACTCTTGTATGTCTGAATAAAGAAGGCTCGAAAATAGTAGGTCTGGGTACTAATCCTGAATCTGCTAAGAAACTTTATGGGTCTGGCAATTCTATTAAGTACTGGCAAAGAATGATTAAGGAATGTGAAGAAAATTTTGAGACACCCATTAACGAAGTTAAGATGCACACAGAAGATCCTGAGGCTAAGTATAATATTATAGTTGATAATGAAGGTCTTAAAAAGCATATTAAATTAGCTCTTACCAATAAGAAATTAGCTCGTCTTATGATCTGGGGAGCTCCTGGCATAGGTAAAACAGCTATTCTCATGAGTGTCCTTGATGAATATGAAGATTTTAAGGATTATAACTTAGTTGTTAAGACTCTCTCCAATGAAACACCTGATAACTTCACACTTCCTAAGTACGTAGAAGTAGATGGCCAAGAAAAAGCTATGGATGTACCTAAGACATGGCTTCCTGTATATAAACCCACTGGTGATGCATCCAAAGATCTTGAATTAGATAAGGCTTGTGGTAAAGGTCTATTATTTGTCGATGAGTTATCTCGTGCTACTCCTCAGGTACTCAATGTGGTCCTTCCCCTTGTAAATGAAGGTATTTTCAATGGATATAAATTAGGTTCTGGTTGGACTATTATATGTGCTTCTAACCGTATGGAAGACGAAATGTCTGGTCAGTCTGACATCGGCGCAGCTCTCGGAAACCGCTTTAAACATATTTATTATGAACCTTGCGTAAAAACTTGGACATCATGGGCCCAGAAACAAAACTTTATATCCCCGCTGCTTACTAAATGGCTTGAAATGCCTGAATCAGAAAATATGTCTGGTGGTAAGTTCTTTTATATGGATCCTAATGAAGACATGGAAAGTGTTGCTCCGACCCGTTTAATGTGCACGCCACGCTCCTGGACTAATGCCATGAGAGATCTTGCTGAGTATTCAGAAACCGGTAATCTCGAGGGGTTTACAATATTTGATATACCCACAGATATCTTAGCTATGACCTTAAATAGTTATGTACCTGCTTCTGCAGTAGATTCTTTTATAGCATTTCTCGAGGTTATTAGAAATATAGGCGATTTTGATGCAGCTGTTGCTGGTATATGGACAAAGGGGTCTTTTAAGATTGATAAAAAGAATCTTGATTTAGTCAAGATACCTTTCTCACAATTATTATGTTCTGCTCATGGTGATACATTGCCTACTACTGAAGAATTTGCTAACGCATGTACATGGATTACCACTCAGAACAATTCTTCGCTTTGCGCATATTTCTTAGATGTATTTAAGGAAGTCTTTGCGGGAGTATTTACATCGAATAATGACCGTGATACTGTTATGGCTCTGGGTGAGAAGATACGAGTTGCTAAGGAAGGTAATGCCAAAAAATCTCCCTTAAGTCCTGATGATTATGATGATTTTATCAAAACACAGACACAGTTATATGCTAAGTTCTTAAGTCAATGGAATATTTCTATTGAAGATACCTTAAAACATAATTATATGGAAGGTTTAAGAATCCTCGGTAAAAAATATGGTGAAGTTTTCAAAGCAGCTAAATTCGGTGATATAGATTTGTTGGGTTAATAAAAAAGTTCTTATATAAACAAAAAAAGAGAGGTCTTTGATCTCTCTTTTTTTATCTTACAAGCTTTACTTTTAAGCTTCAGGCATTTCAGGAGCAGGTTCAGGTTTCTTCATGATATCTAGAATAGCATTGTGCTTAGTACTTAAATAAATATACCATGCAAGGTCCATTTTATAAGCATCGTGACATTCAGAGAGATAATCATGCACTGCCAGGATATCCTTCCATTCATTATAACCTTTAAATTTCAGACCACCCAAGCATCGCAAAGTACTATCATAAGCCTTGTAATTGATCTTTTCTATATTACCCTTCCAGAGATTTACAAGTTGATACATTCCAAGTGTATACTGGAATTCCACTTCCATCTTTGAGAAGAAGTAAATAATCTTTTTAGCAATATCATTACGAGTATATTTCTCCTGGTCATTTTTATCACCAAAAACATGTTCCTTTGGAAGTTCATAAGTTACGTTATTAAGATAATTGTCATAATCATTCAGTTCCTTAATAACTTCCTGTTCCTTAGCAAGCAAATCTTCTTCAGTCAATTCGGGATTTGAAATTTCTTCACTAAACGCTACAAGTTCCGCTTCGAGCATCGCTTGCATTTCATCATAACTCTTTCCTTTTAAATCTTGTCTTGTCATATTATTAAAAATATTTTCTATATAAATATTGAAATTATTCCAAAAATTAATACCAGCGCAAATAATAATATAAAGAATCTTTTAGTCCATTTAAGACAATCATCTAATGTAATAGGTTGTATTATAAATAAATAATTATCATAATCATCCAATTTCTTTATATTATATGTAAGAACATCAAAAAGATTATTAGATTGAATAAATTCATTTAATACATTCATCCTATCCATAACCCATTTTTCTATATAAGTCTTATTATCCAATCCTTTTTCATTATATTCAAATACTTGATCACCGAGAGGAGTGCTTATATTGGGATTTATAACAGCGTATAAACGACCTATCCAATCCTTCTTAAATTTTATATTAAACATCTGGGATAGCTTATCTATAAAGGATTCTTCTTTATATACTTTTTTGATAATGTTATAATATTTGAGATGTATATATAAGTATTTGAAAAAATTAAATATTACCATCTTTAATCTCTATATTTTTGGTGTTATTATAATCAAAAGAAAATACTTAAAAGAATGGATAATTTTAGTAGTTTCGTTTTAGAAGCCAGAAAAAATTATAATTCGGGGTCTTTATTATCTTCTGAGATTAATCAATATCTTAGTAAGGTCAATAGAGTTATTCCTGAAAATGTTAAGAGGGTTATATATCTTACTCAGAAATATAATCTCTTAGATATTGCTTCTATAGAAGAAATTAAAAATTCCAATAAAGGAGGGCTTAAAAACCTCGCGAAAAAATATAATATATCCGAAGATTCATTAGAAGATCTTTGGAATATGCTTAAAGACCTTAAAAATAAGATTAAGCTCCTCCCGCAATATCAAACTGAACAAGAAAGACAATCTATAGAATTAGGTAAACTTTCTATGGATGACCTTACTATAGACCTTGATAGTCAAGTGGGTAGATCTGCGGCTGCTAAGATGTATATGCCTATGGTATATAAAATAGTAAATGCTTACGTAGGTAAATCTAAACTTGATAAACAAGAACTTATGTCAGCAGCTCTCAAGGGGTTTACTGATGCCATGAATGACTGGAGAAAAACTGATGATGAAGGTCAGAGAGTTGCTTTTAAGACTTATGCCGGATTTAGGGTTAAACAGCAGATACTCAATGATATAAATGAATATGGACACACATTATCGGGTACTAATTGGTATGCTTCGAAAGTCTATGGCGCAGGTCTTTTAGATGCTGTTTCAATAGATGGTATGATGTCTGGTGATGACGAGATTGATTCTGATAAATTATCTGCTCTTGGTATTGAAGATAAAGATCTTACCAGAAATGAAGAGAAGTCATGGCAATCCTTATATAAACTTTTAGAAAATAATTTTAAGCAAAGAGATGTTAATATATTCTATAGATATTTCGGCTTAAATGGTTATAAAAGAGAGAAGTCTAAGGATATAGCAAAATCTATGGGTATGTCGGAGGGCAATATTAGAAATTCTATTATAAATAAGATGATAAAATTCCTCAAGAATGACAGAAAGGCCTCGGAGATATTGCAAGATATTCAAGATATGTATACAGAATCCCTGATGATAGAAATGTTAGGTTATACTAAAGAAGAAATTTTTGAGACCCTTATAAATGATGACATGTATATTCTTTTAGAGGAATTGACTAAATGGAATTATAAAACAGTCTTTAATCAGGCTATGAGAGATACTTTTAGTATGATTCCTGATCAAAAAGATAAAAAGATTTTAATAGATATATTAAAAGGAGACTTTGAATACCTGGATAATAACTTTAAGAAGAATAAGAATTTGATTATTCTATTTTTAAGTAATTTATATCCGACTGAGAACATGAAAAAGAAAACTGATGTAGATTTACTTAATTATATGTCGGACCTACAAAATTATTATAAGAAATATAAATAAGAAATATGATAGACTTAATTGATTTTATAAATGAACAGCTCAATGAAGCAGAAGAAACCATTAAGAATGAAGATGATTTTCGCGAAGTAGCTAAAAAGAAATTTGAGACTGTCTTTGGTGATAAACTTGATGAAGACCGTATGAAAAATACTATTGATGGTTTCTTAAAAACTAATAGTAAACTTGTAAAAGATAATAAATGGGGGCAACTCATCGGTATGTTTAATGTCTCTTTTTCGAAATAATTTTATATATGAGAGATAAATTTTCTGAATTAATAAAATCTGGAGTAGCCAAATTTGAGTATACTAATACTGCTCCTGTTACTCCTACTCAAGACCCTTTGGTGAGATTCTATAATAATATCTTTGGAATGCCTTCGGATACTCATATGACGAAGCTTTTTGATGGAAGATATATAATCACTGGAAGTATGGTCAAGACTGATAAATTTGATAACTTTGTATGCAGTCAGTACTGGGGAGGCATTGATTTTAAGTCTCATACATATCCTTATAGAGGGGCTGCTGATATCGAAATATATTCTGCTATAGACCTTTTTTATCTTTATGGATATGATTATAAAATAGATAATATAAATGGTGATGTAGTAGCTGTATTGGTTCCTATAAAAGAACTTGAAGGTCAATATGAAGAACCCAGTGCTTATACAACAACTGAATCAAAAATACCTAAGCCTCTGAGAGAGCTTACTACAGATGGTAGAGAAGAACATATTAAAGAATGTTTAAGAAGTAATAGTCCTATTAAATCACTTAACGAATCTTTATATGTTCTTGGCAATAATTGGAAGAGTGCTAATGGAAAGATCGTAGGACGAGTGAATAATAAAATTGTGATATTATGAAACATTTGGATAATTATATAACAGAAAAACTTTATACACCCGAACCCGAGCTTAAAACATATCAGCCAAAAAATTTCAGGGAATTAGTTGATTGCGTAAGAGCTACTACCAGCGATCAATTATCAAAAAACAACAAATGGTATAAAAAGACGATTTCTCTTATTAAACGGAAACAAAAGTATGAAACTATTAATCTGAATACAATAGACACTTCGAAAATAACAGATATTGGTGAATTATTCAAAACACTACCGAAGATGTATTTGATGCATAATTATGATGTGTCTCAGTGGGATGTATCTAAAGTTACAAATATGTCTGAGGCCTTCGCTGGAGTTGAAAATTTCGCATGTGATCTTTCAAATTGGGATGTAAGCAATGTCAAGAATTTTAGTGGTATGTTTATTGGCTGTAAATATTTCAATTCAGATCTTTCTAAGTGGGATGTATCTAAAGCTACGGATATGAATCATATGTTTGCTCATTGCGAATATTTCAATTCAGATGTTTCTAAATGGAAAGTATCTAAAGTTACAAATATGAATCATATGTTTGCTCATTGCGAATATTTCAATTCAGATGTTTCTAAATGGGATGTAAGCAATGTCAAGAATTTCGGTGGTATGTTTGAGAATTGTTATGAGTTCAATTCAGATGTTTCTAAATGGGACATATCTTCAGCACAAGATGTATCGAGGATGTTCTGTGATTGTAAAAAATTTGATTGTGATCTTTCAAATTGGGATGTATCTGATATTGGAGATAATGGAGTCATGTCCTTAAAATATGCTATGTTAGATGGCACAAAAACTGATGAAAATCCTGAATTAAAACCGAAAGGATATCGTGGCCGCTAATAAATATAATATAATTAAATTATTCACATACAACAAAAAAGAGATCCTTTTGGATCTCTTTTTTTATAGATATATTTTTGACCAAATTACTTCCAATACTTACCTGTCACCATTTTACAAAGACGGTTAAGATTCATAAGAGCTTGCATAAAAATACCTTTGTAATCATCCCAATCAGCATCTTCTCCCAAAATATCATCACTTATAGCAGAAGCTATCATTTCATTCATCTCAGAACTTTCCATATGTTCTATAACCGTGAAATTTAAGTACATTAAAAAACTATTCCATGGATCTTTTATATTTACTTTAGTACTTTCCAAATTATCATGTAAGTATGTCAAAATGGTTGACATGAAATATTGATATTTCTGAAGTTCTTTTTTATCATTTATCCTTACATTAAAAATATTTTTAATAACCTTCAGATCTTTGGCTTTCTTCTGCATTTTCTCAAGGATTTCTAAAATATCTTGAATAGCAACATTTATTAATTCATGTGCTTCATTACTCCTACGGGCATTATTTACAGTATCTACAAATTGCCTCATAACAGTACTATTGTTTTCATTAATAAATTCTTTTATGGACTTCATATGTAATTTATTTACTTAAATTATTTACAGTTTCAGTTAATGCATCTATCTTTTGCTCTAAAGCATCTATTCGGGCCTTTTGTTCATTTATAGCAGTCTCTAAAGCACTTGTATTTGCTACTACACTCAGACTCCCACCATAATACAGAGGAGAACCATTGATAGTTGCTAATTGAGATGTGTGGGTGAATTTACTCTGAAATTTATCATCAAGATTTTCAGCGTTTCCTTGATCAATTACTATATATCCATTATTTGGATCAATTACAAAGAGCCCTGAATAAACAGTTGTATGGAAGTCATCATAGGAATCAGCTATAGTAAAATGTCCTTGAAAAGAATCATTGGAGTACTTACACCAGGATCCATTAATAATTAAATAAGAAGGATTATTATTATGGATTTTTTCAAGGGTATCTTTATCTATCTGGGGTATTCCATCCTGTAAGGTGTCTATAAAAATTTCTACATAATTTAATTTAGATTTGAATGTGTTTATATTATTTGAGACATCTGTTAAAATCGCTTGAAGATCTGTTAAATTATTGTCAAATTCAAAGTAAGACCCAAGTTCTCGGCCAAACATTGCATTAAAATCAGGAGCAAAGTTATCATAAAAATCAACAAGTTCCACAAGATAATCATTTATATTTACCCAATCCTTTTCAGTACCATTGAATGGGTTCTTCATAATGACATATATACCGCCATCTATAGGTCTTGTAATATATATATTATCAGCATTGACTTCTATAGATCCATCTTCATTATATATATTATAAGGAGCGGGAGCAAGTACATATGTATTATTAGGTTTAATTACAATGAATTTATTAATGGTGGATTTATTAGTACCAGCATTGGCCTTGTCAAGTTCACCCTGGCAATATACTATATCATTAATTTCAAAACCACTTAATTGAGATCTTCTACTAATGGATTTAGCATTAGCAAATAAGATCATAGGATTTTCCTCTATAGAAGATATTCGTTCATCTATATTATCTACAATATCTTGCACAGAAGCAGCTCCCAGTGGATTATAATATAATACGTCATCATTACCTAAAACCTGTTCAAATAAATTATTTGTAACAAAATTAGAAGTATCTACGATAGGAATATTAGAATCACTCCCTGAAGTCTTTATAAGAGATTGCCCACCCACTGTTTTAAGGAGTTTAATGAGTTCGGTTGAGATATTAGATTTTTTTATAGCTGACTCATTAAGGGTATCGAAACTCTGTGCAAACTCCTGTAAACATGAGTTGACGTCTCCTCTTGAAAAAGGCGCGCCAGGGAAACGTGGGTCATCTAAAGGTTTTCCAGCATCAACACCAACAGTTGCCTTAAACTTTTCTAAATTAACATTATTTTGCTCTAAAGACTCCTTTATACTACTTATATATTTTTTAATCTCATTACAGAGAGTCTTTAATCCATTTGCATCTAAAAATTCCATGTACTAAATTAATTTTTTAATAAAGTTTCATCGTAATCATCTATGATTTGATCCACATAAGAATCATCTGCTGCATCGACACCGGCTGCAGATCCTATGAGCTTGCCATTTACAAACCAATAATCATCACCTCCTACTTTCTTTATATAAGGTACATTGGTAGTATTATTTTTGAATATTGAAAGAGCTTCTTTTATATAAGATTGTGATAAATGTATATTATTCACAACTTCATTCATCTTTGTTATAGTTTCTGACATCTCAGATAGAGCTTCGCTTAAGCCGGCTGAAGATCCATCAGAATTTACTGATACTATTTCTGAACCCCGCGCTTGAGAAGAAAATCTTGAACAAATCCTTAAACCGTAACTTGTACCTGCGCCAAAAATATCGTCATTGGATACATATTTAGTTACTTTATTAGACATTATGCCATTTGTGATAGTGCCAGTAAAATATATACCGAGAGGAATATCTTGTAACGTATTATTACCTAATGAAATAACTTCTCCTGCAGAATCGACAATATTATATAAAACAACTATTGTATTAAATTCAAAAGATTTTTCTGGTTTGCTTAGATCTAAAAAATTATTAAAACTATAAAATACTCCATCATTATAGGTCTTTTCGTTATCACCCAATTCTGCACCTAAGGGGACATTGTCAGATGCAGCATAACCCATGATGTATTTATTAGGATAATTTATTTGCACCGCAGTACCTGTTCCTTGAAATGAATAAGTCCCTCGAGGTGCATTATTGGGTATATAACAATAAATTTCTGAATAACCCATTCCGTTATAAGCATCATAAGACTGCATGTTTATATCTCCTATATAAACTATTTGTTCAGATTTACTATTAGAAGGCGTCATAAATCCTCCTCGAGCCATACATCCCCAGAAGATTTCGCGAGATTTCCATGGATACCAATTACCGAGGCTTCTTAGGTATGCACATTCATTTTCAAAGACATTCTGAAAAAATCTTGGGAGAGAAGTATTATTATATCCTGTATAATCTATATTCAGTACTATAAATTTCGATGGAGTTATATGATAAGAATTTGGTTTAAGGAAGTTTTCTGTAAGGTCTTCTGAATATTGTGAAAACATCAGAAAATTTCCTGTATTATTACTTAATTCCTTAAATAAATTACAAACAGCCACTTTAAGTGATTTTTATACTAATAATAAAATAGTTTTTAATTCAGGTCAAGGAATTTTTATTATTAAAGAAAAAATTATTAATAATGAGTTTACCTAATTACTTAGCTAAAATAAAGTCCTCAGGTATTTATCGATTTGTTTGGGATAAATCTGTAGTTCCTGCGCAAGAAGCAGAAACTTTAAGACTCGTGGTAGGATACTCTGAAAAGGGTCCTTTTAATACTCCTGTATACATCGATAATACAACAGACTTTATAAATATTTTTGGTAATACAAGCAAAAAATTGGAGCGTAAGGGTATTTTCTTCCATAGAATGGCTATCCAAGCACTTGCTAATGGACCTATATTGGCTCTTAATCTCAAGCCTTTTAATTTGGCTGAGACTACAACATCTGGACAAAGTACCAAAAAAGGCTCTAAGGTTGTGGTTCAAAGTGAAGATTCTGCAACTCCAGTTGTGCAGGGGGATAAACAAAAAGATCCGGAACAAGTGCAATATATAGGATTTTTCCCCTCTACAATAAATTCTGATTTTACTACTTTTACATCAAATGCAACTTCAAAAAATGTTACTACCGTTTATGATACAAATCGTTTCTGGAAGTTAGATGCGGATCAATTACCGGCAAAGTTTAATGACGGCAAATATGCTTATATTACTACAACAGATGTTAAGGATGCTTCTTGTACAATATTCATGAGAAAAGTTGTACCCGCTTCTTATGATCTGACTTTATGTGAATGGTATGCTAATAACACTTCGGAAGAAGTTCCAGCATATCTTGAAAGTATAATGGATAGTAAACTTAATGACTATTTCGCTGAGATATATGTATTTAAGGGTGAATTTACTAATGATCTTGTAAAAGAAGGTTCTGCTTTTGGTAATTATATAGATAATGTATGGAATGGGTATTTTAAGGAAAATACAACCACTCTAAATGATGAATATAAAAATATTTACGGTGAAAAAACAGATGCTCTTGACGCACTGGCTAATGATCCTAATTCGAATTTTATAGCTAAGTATACAGGTACTACTATTCCTTATTTTAAGGACGCTATGGGTAATTATATTTCTTTGGATATTTTATTCAATTCTGATTATGATTCTCATAAGATGCTTATGAAATTTGATGAGGCTAATCTTGAAAGCAGCGCGGCACCTAAGGTACAATTACAGGTAGAAAATAAAACTGTACAAGCATATTTACAAGGTTATGATTATAACTCTATAGCAAAAACCGATACTGGACTTGGCTTGCAAAAGAAGATCTTTAAAGTGCTTGATGATAAGGGTATTAGAACAGCTCTGACTAATAGAGTAGACGTTGAATATCATTATATAGTTGATACATTCCAGTCTTATATAGAAACTGGTTGTAAGGCTAAGCTCGCTACTATAGCTAAGGAAAAGGATAATGCCTTTGCAATTCTTAATTTCCCACCGATGCCTGAGTTCGTTAAGGATGACTCGTTCACGTCTACATTAACTACTGATACCGCTGATGGCACTAAGAAGGTTTTTGATATAAATAAAGTTGCAAATACGCCGGCTAAGTTCTCTTTGGCAGGTAATAATGAGGGTGCTTCGTGGTGTGCTTATTATACAGGTTTAGTATTCTCTGATGGAACTCTGAAACAGAATGTCCCGAGTGCTGCATTAGTTTCTAATAATTTCATGGATAAGTATGGTGCAAGACAACCTTATTATATCGTAGCAGGTCCTAATTATGGTGTTATGAGCTATTCGGGTCTTGTGGGCCCTGATTATAACTATGGAAGATCTGATCTGGATGTTCTTGAGCCTATGGGTGTAAATGCTATTATATATGTTCCTCGTAAGGGCACCTACATTAATTCTAATCAAACAGCTAAACAAACTCCCGTATCGGCTCTTTCGAAGGTTCATATTCGTGAGCTTGTGATATATTTACAGGATGAGATCGAGGCTATGTTACAAAATTATCAATGGGAGCTTAATACACAAGCCCTTAGAGATACTATTAAAGCTAAGGCTGATACAATTTTGGAGAACGTTATGAATAATGGTGGAGTATATGCTTATAAGAATACATGCGATGAATCAAACAATACCAACGAAGTAATAGATAATGAGATGGTGATATTGGATACTGAATTGGAGCCTGCACGCGGATGCGGGAAAATGGTGCAACAATTGACTATTCATCGTACTGGTGGGATAACTTCTTCCACAACCGCTCAATAAGTAACCCTATAAATCTTTATATAAATAAAAATAGGACCTAAGGGTCCTATTTTTTATGCTGTATAAATCCACTTTTTCATACCTGAGTCGTATATTTTATAATATGGTAATTCATCCATTATTTGTGACTCTGATAGGTTCCTGTCATATCCCATTTTAACTAATTCCGATTTTCTAAATTTATATCTATGATATCTTATTAAATCTTTACCAATGTACCAATAAGATCCGAATTGTTCATTTCGAAAGTTAAATCCTAAAGTTTCATATAAATGTCCATTGGAGATATCATTAGAAGAATATGATATAACAGTTTTACCAGGATGTTCTTTAAGAAAGTGTTTGAAGAGCTTAGATGCTCCTCCTATGATGTTTGTATTGACCTCATTACAGAATCTTATCAATTCAAATATATTTTCTTCTTTTTCGGTTCCCATCATTGATCTGCGCTTTTTTCCAAAGGTCATCAAAGAAACCAGTTCATTATTATAATATAATCCATAACGAATAGAAGAACCTGTTTTGCCCTGTATATGGTTTTCTTCTAAGAACTTAACTGAATCATTATAAGAAACATCTTTAATAACACATTTACGAGCATAAATCTTATCTTTTATAAGACCCAATTTAGATAATAATATAGACTCTACAATATCTGGTTTGTTTCTTATCCAGTCTTCCCATAAAGTTATTAATTGAACTCCTTTTTCATTACAAGTCTTAAACTTAACATAATGGTAATTATTATCTTTGATTTTCGAAGAATGCCAATAAATACCATTACATTCAATAGCTATATTCTTAGAAGGGATGTATATATCAAGTTCTTTAGGTGATATTAAAGTTCTATTATTGGTTTCATATTGAATATTATATTCATCTAATATAGACCTTACAAAGAGTTCTATGGAAGTGTCCTTAATAGAAAAATCAAAAGGCTCAATTATAGGGCACAATGGTATTCCCTGATATTTTCTGGAAAAATAAATAATTTTTGGTATTTCAAAGTATTCTTTATTGCATTTAGTACAGCTTCCACAACTACAAATATAAATCCTCTCACCATCATTTTCTTTAATATTTAATATATCATCATGCGATTCAATAATTTTTTTATTAACACTTTCTTTTGTTCTCTGCTTAACATCGGGGTCTTGCGATGGATGCTCAACTCCATAATGTAAAAGACTTGTTTGTTTTTTCTTTTCTTTAATTTCTTCTAATTTAGATGGATGCTCAACTCCATATTTTTCTAAACATGTTTGTTTAAATTTATTTTTAAATTCATCTAATTGTGAGGGGTATTCGACCCCATATTTTTCTAAACATGTTTGCTTTCTTTTTTCTTTAACTCCTGGTAATTGACCTATATAAGAAACACCATATTTTTCAAGACAAACTCTCTTAATTTTTTCTTTAACATCCTTTAATTGAGAAATATTTTCAACACCATATTTCTTATAATTATTTATTTGTGTTAATTTAATTTTATTAGGATCACTATTACAACATTTTGAAGAACAATATTTATTATATCCTTTATTACCATTCACAAAATATTTAACATCTTTGCCACACACTGGGCATTTTGGATATTCTTTTAAATCATGTTTATACCAATATAGTTTTTCAGGAAAATATGTTAAAAAATCATATTTCTTATCAACAAAATCATAAAATTCTCTATATTTGCACTTTAAGGTTTTTTGGTGTATAGTACCTTTGCTTAAATCCGGAATGATCATTATGTGTTAAATTTATTATTATAATAATAATTAAAAACATCGCATTTATTTAATTGAATATTGATTTTATTATGTTCAATTAAAAACATCCAATACACAATTTTATTATTATATCAAAATAAAGAATATACAAATTATGGCATTACCTCATATAACTAATTCGCAAGCAGGTAGAAATTTATGGGATCCGGTACACGCTAATCTCTTTGAAGTGGCTTTTACAATCCCTGAAGCACTTCGCGCAGAATTTGGTAAAGACGAAGCAATTCTTACAGAGCACGTTCTTAAGATCTCTGGTATGGATCAAATAGGCAAGGGTCCAGCAGTTTCTCAACAGAAATTTATGGGTACTGATAGATCCTATATTAATCCTAAGATGGATACTACGCATTGTGAGTTAGAAGTTGAACTTACGCTGAACTTAAGAAACGAAACAGATAACTACATTTACAAACTTTTCCGTGCTTGGAATAAACTCGGATATGACCTCTCGACTGGTGAAAGACACCTTAAGAAAGACTATGTAGCTGACTGGCTTAAGGTCTCCATTGGTAACCGCGCAGGTGATATTTATCAAGAAGTTGTTTTCAAGGACGTTATGCTTATAGAAGGTGTAGGTGGTTTAGCAGAATACAATTATGATACCGCTGATGCCCAGACAATAACGGTCAAATTTGCTTCTGACTGGTGGCAAGAGACCATGGTGTAATTTTATAAGAATATCGATATTAATAAAAAGAGGGTTCTATGAATCCTCTTTTGTTGTATATAAAGAAACTGGATAATTTTAATATAATTATATATATGTTAATACCTGAACTTAAAGAATTAAATTGCAGCTCGAAATTAAAAGCTCGATATATAGAAATTCATTATCCAGAATTTTATAAATACTTAATGAAGACTTATAAAGATTATCATTACGAAAGGTTTCCGGAACTTTTATATTGTTATTATAACAACATCAAAGAACACCCCAAATGCCCCATATGTGGTAAAGAGACAAAATTTTTATATATCTCATTTGGATATCAAAAATTCTGCGGAAATAAATGTAGTATGACTTCGGAAGACACCAAAAACAAACTTAAAAATACTTGTTTAGAGCGTTTTGGTGTTGAACATGCTTCTCAAAATGAATCTATTAAGAAAAAAATAATAGATAATACCATAACAAAATATGGCGGCATGGGAAATGGCTCACCAAAATCTTTCGCTAAATTTAAGCAATCATGTTTAGAAAAATATGGGTATGAGAATCCGATACATACAGACGAGGTTAAATTAAAATTAAAAAAGACAAACAATGAAAAACTGCTTAAAAATAATGAAAATATTCTTAATGTAGAAGAAATAGAAGGATTAAGAATCTATACATGTAAATGCCCTCATCCAGAATGCAACAAATGTTCTGAAAAAATATATAAAATCGAATCGCATAAATATTGGGGTAGAAGATACAGTAACATTGAACCTTGTACAAATCTTATACCTCACAGGCAAGTATTTTCATCAGGTACTTCTATCGAGCTCTTTGTAAGGTCTATATTAGATGAATATAATATTCAATACGAAACCAATAACAGAACTTTAATATCACCCAAAGAACTTGATATATACATCCCTTCGCAGAATTTAGCTATTGAATGTAATGGTATTTTCTGGCATTCTCTTAAAAAGAAACCTTCTAATTATCATATCAAGAAATTTCAGGAGTGCCAAGAAAAAGGAGTTCAATTAATAACTTTATGGGGAGACTGGATAAGAAACAAACCTAATATTGCAAAGTCTATATTATTATCTAAATTGGGTCTTATAAAAGATAAGATTTATGCTCGTAAATGTGTCATTAAAGATGTTTCTTATAATGATTCAGTTAAGTTCTTAGAAGAAAACCATATACAGGGCAAAACAGGTTCTTCTATTCGTTATGGATTATATTATAATAATGAATTGGTTTCTTTGATGACCTTTGGAAAGCAGAAAGGAGGTCAGGGAGCTAAAGGAAAGAAATCATGGGAATTATCAAGATTCTGTAATAAGATCAATACAAACATCATAGGAGGGGCATCTAAACTTTTCAAACACTTTCTTAAAGAACATCCTGGTGAAACTGTTATATCATATTCTTCTAATGATATCTCCAATGGACATTTATATGAAACTTTGGGGTTTCAATCAGATAAAAAACCTATAAAAATTTATTGGTATGTTCATAAAATATCCTATGACAGAGTTCATAGATCAGTTTTTATGAAGAATAATATTGTAAGAATGGGATTAAAGGAGTCTAATGATTCATCCTGGACTGAACGAGAAGTTACATATGAATTGGGATTTCTGCCTTTGTATGATTCAGGTCTGACAAAATGGGTATATAAGGATTATTATAATTAATATGAAATCTTTATCCAATTTTCTTGTATATATTGTTGAAAAGAAAGAAGACGAACCTAACAAAAATCATTTCAAAAACGGTAAGCCAACAGCTGCTGGTTATGAAATACTTTTTGCTATGGCGGTAAATCTTACCCAGGAAAAATATAAGACAATAGATAAAAATACTATTAGGCAAGCTGCAGAAGAAGCAGGATTAAAACCAAATGACGTACGATCATGTGTTGATTATTTTACTTCTGTTAAATCAAACCCTAATAAAGACAACGAAAATAGGATACAAGAAATGGTCAGAAAGATAGGCGAAATGAATGCAAGTCTTCCTAAAGAGGATAAAATAAATCCTCCCGTTCATGCTATAGGTGGTCAAAATGGTAAAACCGATATCGCCGAGGTCATTTTAGATAAAGATGGAATCGCTCATTATAAAAGAAGAATTTCAATGAAACTTTCTGGGCCAAGTCGTTGGGATAATCAAAATGTAGCAAGTCATTTAAAAGATGATCTTTCGGATAAAATAGACAATAAAGGGATCTTATTAAAGATAAAAAATGAAGTTAGTAAAAATCCTTCGAAATATGATCAAAGCATTCTGACTAAGATTGACAATCTATTAAAAATGTCAAAAAACACTAAGGAGGAACAAAACAAAATTCTTGGTGCAATCAATTCTTTATGTAATGATCATGCGGATATAAAAAAATTATATATTAATGCACTTATCACTGGTGATATAGATCCTAAAAAAGAAGACGCTATAGATAATACTTTGGTGTTTGATGCTACGAATTTGGTGTGGAATTATGAGCCTGTTGAAAAGACTTTGGAGAGAGAATATAAGCGATTTGAAGGAAAAGATAAGAATATTTTAAGACCATCATCCAGAACTAATAAGAATGGTGTAGAATCTTCGCGAGGAATAATGGATGCTTTTGAAACCATTCCAGACGAAGTTTATGAGAGATTTAAAATTGACCCAACATCAATAAGAAGAACAGCCGTTACTAAGTATAATGGTGAAATTGCAAATATAATATTATATAATATAAATGGCAAGTATTTTTGCACAGATGAAAGCGGTAATAAAATTAGCGTCTCAAACCCTAAAAAATTATTTATTGCTAATAACCCTCAGACCAATAAAAATCCCGATTTTATAGATGAAGTTGACCAAGAAGATGGGACTTTTAAAAAAAGAATATTAAAAACTGGACCAGATGGAGGCATATATTATATAAGTGATAATGGTACAAAGGTGTATGTTCAAAAAGATAAGAATGGTAAATATAAACTCAAAAAATAATAATGAAAACTTTAAAGAATTTTATAATAGAAAGTGTTTTTGATGATAATTTAACAGACAAAAGTCCAGTTAAAGATATCTACCAGTGGTTTGGAAATCGAGAAAATGTATCATTTGGTAGAAATAAACCTATAGAAGAAATTATAGAAATCCAAAATAACACTGTATATTTCATAGCAAATTTCCCACCTGAAAATGTATATTTCTACAAATGCCCACCGAGTTTTCTAAAATTTGATGAAAAATCCTGGAGTGACCGAATGATTGCTATATGCTATGACATCGCCTCTCAAAAAGATATTGATTGGGCTCCTGGAGAAATTAATTATATAAGCTGCGATAATTGCGCTGATATAATATTGGATGTAAATTTTGTATCATTAAAAATTAATAGCATTAAAGGTATTACTATGGATCCAAGTGATCTTATTAAGAATGATTATTATAAATGTGTAGTGTCATTTTCGAATCAAAAGAATGTTAAGGATGTTCATTTGTTGAGCATTAAATCAAAGGCTCCTGATACGTCAATAAGGATTAATTATACAAACTTGGCTAATAAATTAAAAAGACAAATAAAAGCGGGAGAAGATATATATAAAAAGAATAAAAAGATTTTTGATGGATTATATCAAAATAATATAAAATATCTTGAAATTGAAGACGGAGCTGTTATAGAGATTTCCAAAGGCAAGGCAACTGCTCGTAAGTTATGATAAAATTTTTAATTATAGAATCGCAAAATTTTATTATATAAACAAAATCAATTAATAATGTCTAAAAACTGCTTAATATATGAGACACTTAACGGTGTCAAAGATCTTAATGTTAAGAGAGATGGTGATCTCATGACCTTAACAGGAGTCTTTGGTGTCTGTGGTGTTAGAAATAATAATCAGAGGGTTTACGAGACTTCTAATTATTCCAAGATGGTGACTGAAATGAAGAACCGTATCAAGGAAGAAGGAGGTATTCCTGGAGAGCTCGAGCATCCTCAGATGATGAATATAACACTTGAAAATGTATCTCATAAGATTACTGATATAAATATAGATGAAAATGGTGTTGTAACAGGTTCTATAACATTACTTAATACCCCTAAAGGTAAAATAGCACAGGCTATAGTTGAAGGAGGCCTTCCTTTATTCATCTCTTCTCGGGCTACAGGTAATGTTGATAAATCCGGTAATGTATGCCTTGAAAAAATCGCTACATATGACCTGGTGGGTACTCCGGGGTTTTCACAGGCTAAATTACATCTCAATGAAAATCAAATAGCTGAATCGATCAATGAGAGTAATATTTATTACATCACCGAGAAAGATACTGAAAAAAATGAAATAGACAATAATATGGAATTAGATGAAATACTTGAGAAGATGTCCGCTCTGGAAGATCGTATCAAGGAATTAGAACAAGCCAATGAAGATCTGCAGGAACAATTAAATGAATCTAATAATAATTTTGACGCGCAGAAATTCGCTGATGGTATTCAGAAATGGATTATAGAAGAATATTCTCCTGTAGTGCAAAGTTGGTGTACAGAACATCTTCAGGAAGAGTTTAGTAATAACATAAAAGAAGATGTCAAAGAAATGTTTGTAGAATCCATTGCTCCGAAGATTCAAGATTGGATTATAGAAGAATATTCTCCTGAGGTTCAGAAATGGATTGTAGAAGATTATTCTACAGAAGTTGAAAAATGGTGCAAGACAGAATTTGCTGATGGTATCCAGAAATGGATTGTTGAAGAGTTCTCACCTGAAATAGAGAATTGGTTAACAGAACATTACAGCGAAGCTATTCAAGATCAAATTGATGAGTCCATAGAAGATGATAAGAAGAACAATCTTAATTCTATAGACGAAACTCTTAAGGTTCTGGAATCGATCGAAGTAACCAAACCCAATTATTCTCGCAAGGCTATCATCACAGAAAATCTCAATGAACCCAAATTTATAGCCGCGATGCCTGCAGAGAAACGTGTCCAATGGGATATGGCTGATGATTCTGTTAAGGAATCTATCATGCGCCGAGCTAAGCTTTATAACTTTGTAAATGAAGGTGCTATAGAACGTTTCTGGAACAATATCCATTTCGAAGATGTCAAGCCTATTCAAAATGTTTATGAAGGCCTCCAGACTATCGAAGATGAGCGTGAGCGTCATATAAGAAATCAATTCCGTACTTGGAAGTCTCACCGCTAATTATTTTTCTAAATTATATATTACCAAAAAAGATCCTTTATATTTTAGAGGATCTTTTTTTTATATTATTATAATTGTATGTTACTATATTCTGTTATAAATAACAAAGGAACTATATACAGCGATTATCTAAATGATGAGATATATAATCTTTTAGATATGACTTTTGCTTTACCTAATAATGGCTTTGATTTCAATGTTTTTGATGTATCTGCGCAATACATAGCTCGACCTGATCTGATATCCAAAGATGCTTATGGGGATTCTATGTATGCGGATGTAATATGTAAAATCAATGGTATATCTAATCCTTTTGAATTAAATGAAGGTATGAAATTAATCCTTCCAAGACCTGAGTATATACTTGATTTTGCTATAAAACCTCTTGCAGAAGAATCTGAGCAAGATGATATTGACATACCTACACCGAAACAACGTAATACTAAGAGATCGCCTAATGAGGCCATTGTGGGAGATTCACGGTTTAAAATTGATTCAACTTCTGGAGTTATAATATATTAATTTATGGGGAAGATTTTTTTAGAATTTGAAAACAAACTTAAACAATCCGATATAGTCATACCTCTTACAAATTCTTCTATGGAAGAGGCCGGTTCGGATTATGTTTATAATAAAGCGGGTGTACAGCAGACATCTATATATGGTATTTTAACTCCCCTCATACAAATTAATAATATAGTAGTTGATTTTATAGATGTTAATGACTTTACACTTAAATCAACCGGACCAGTTCCAACTGTGACTCTTTCAGTAAGAGATAGATATAATCTTATAAGTTCCATAGACACTCCTGATAATGATAATGAATTGCGTGTTCAGATCTTACCGCAATTTGATAATGCTTATAAAAAGATTAATTTAACATTTTATATAACTAAAACATATATTTCAGGAGATCAAATAAATATTACGGGGACTTATAAAGTCCCCAAATTAACTAATTCACAGTTCAAATGTCTCGGAATAAAGGATACTTATAATCTTTTTAGAGATGTCGCCATAGCAACTGATTTGGGTTTTGCTACGAATTGTTCTGAAATGTCAGATGATAGATATATATATTGTGATCATAAATCTTATTTAGATGTCCTAAGTAATGAAATAAGCAATGCATCATCGGATGAATCTCATATATATGATTGGTGGGTAGATTTATGGAATAACATTACATTAGCTAATATATACGAAAGATATAATACCATAGAACCTGAGGAAGAGATGATGATATGGGTTTCCGGCGATCCTCATGAAATGATTGAAGGTGTCAAAGTAACTCCTATACAAGTCCCAGCATTGCTTAATAATCTTCCTATGGGGGCTAATTTGGAATTACATGTATATGATTTTAAGATTGACAATAGGCAAGGCGCGCAGATCTCCTCAGGTACTGATAAGGTTTTTTCGTGTTATGTAGAAAATCTTAAAGAATATAAAGATACTCTTATACAAGATGGAGATGTTAAAAAAGATCTTTGGATGAGATGTGAATACCTGGGTGAAGTTTATGGAGAATATAATTATTTATTAGCTAAACAATGCCGAGAAGCTTATATACAAAAATTAGGGACTGAATCAATTATAATATCTCTTAAAACACCTCTTTTAGCACTCACCCGAGGTTCTAAAGTAAATTTTGCCTGGTATATAGCTAATACCCAATATGATGCTCGTATGAACAATTATAAAGAGGCAGGTTTAATATCAGATGAGGTTACCATACCGGCTCTTGATGATAGACTTAAAGAAGATACTGTTAAAGATTATGGTGCAAGAGCTGATGAATTTCAAAAAGACAATTCAGTATCGGGACAGTATATGATTGATGGACAGATAATGAATTATAGCTTAGGTGAGTGGAATTATCAATTAATCCTTAAAAGACCTCAATCACAAAAAACCAAAATTCTTAATTTAGATCAAGAAGAAAATAATAGGGTATAATAATGAACAGTAAAAAAAATGAATATTCAGCTCTTTCATATGGCACTTTCTTGCAAAATAGACTAAATTTTAAGCAAGCTGGTACTAATGATGGTTCTGATTTTAATATATATGACACGCCTTCACAAAAATATTTTAAGATATTTTTTTATTTCTGGAATGGTAATGTTGAAGATAGAGATGATTTTGTTCAATCAGGAGGTCTTTTAGCTCCTATATGGCAATTATTTCAAAGTTCAAGCAATGATAAATCATCATATACTGAGAAAGATTACTGGAAATATACCACCGCATGGACATATCTTAAACTCAATGGGGAAGATGAGCGGGCTGATTTATTAGAAAATTTTGTTGAATTACTTTCTAATATCAATTCAGAATCCCCATGGTATTTTCAACAAATTGAAGGACTTAGCGAAGCATTAGATCGACCTCAGACTATGAAAAATGATTTTATGTTCGAGGAAGGTAGGCAAAAAATCACCTTAAAATGTCTTCAAGATGCTTATGATGACCGAATATCGACTTTATTAGATTTATATAAAGCTATAGTATGGTCCTGGCAAACTAAAAGAGTTATTTTACCAGCTAATTTAAGGAAATTTGATATGGGTGTATATATCTTTGAAACTCCTATTAAGAATATACATAATCCTGATAAACAATCTTTCTTAACAAAACCAGAATCAGATTTCGCTACTATAGATAAAAACTCAAGTCAGTATCTTACATCATATAAATATATAGAATTTCATAATTGCGAAATAGATTATAATTCTGCACGTAACGGATTCGCTGTTTTAGATAATATAGAAGGTTCATATCCTATACATGCCATTGATATATACTTTGATGATTGTTATGAAACTCGTTATAATGAATTTATGATGAAAGACATAGGTGATATGATTGCTCGAGATTCTACGGTATATGATTATAGTACAGGTATAGGTCAAGGTTCTGTTGAAGTTACTCCACAAAAACCAGCAAAACATTCTACAACAGAACTCGAAGCAAGATCTACAATGTATCAAAGTGTGGGTCCTGTTACAAATGCTGCTAAAGAACTTATAGGATTTGGTACTCGCTGGCTCAAATCACAAGCAAAGCACTTAGTGCTCGGTAATATGCACGGATTATCCATTTCAAAAGTTAAGGATCAAGTGGATGCTATGTCACTGGGACATTTATGGTCTACCGTATCCGCTGTAAAACAATATACAGATAATAAAAAATCGGCTAAAACAAAGCATGTTACTAAAATTGGTAATATGTTTAAATCAAACACAATAGCAAATAATTTATAATAAAAATATATGAAAGAATTAGGCATTTACAATAAAGACTATCAAAAAATATTCGTAGTCATTAAACCAGGATTTTTACACCTCGCAAAAAATATTATTGAAATATTCAATAAGAATGGTTGGGATATATATCAAATCAGAACCAAACAATTGCTCCGCAAAGAAGCCAATAAACTTTATGCAGTACATAAAAATGAATTTTTCTACAACGATTTATGTAAGTATATATCATCAGGTCCATCGATGGCTATAATATTTACCCGGAATGAACTCCCTGATGACAAAATTTATAAAGAAGTGTCTGGGATCAAAGAAAAAATCAGAAATAAATGGGGGGAATCTGATATGAGAAATGTCCTACATTCATCTGATTCTTATGAACATATGTTAAAAGAAATGTCTATATATTTTTAATCAATCCAAAGAGGTACCTATATGATACCTCTTTTTTATATATATTAAGACATGTATATTCAAAAAATTAAGATAAATAACTTCAAATCAATATATGATTCCCTTGAAATAGATTTTAATAACATTCAAGGATTCTGGAAGATATCTGGTCCTGTAGGGTCTGGTAAAACAACTATAGGAGAGGCTGTTATATTTGGTTTATTCGGTTCTATCAATGGTAAAAATAACTCTGATTTAATATCATGGGGAGAAAAACATTCTTTAATAGAACTCTGGTGTACTTCTAAAGGACATAATTTATATATTAAAAGAGAATTAAATTCCTACGGGCAATCTCCATTGTATGTTGAAGTAGATGGAGAAGAATTGGTTTTTACCAATAAAAGGGATGCACAAATACAACTCGAAAAAGAATATTATGACACAACCAGAACAGCACTCGAGATGTTATGTATAATATCTTTTAATAATTTCAAATCGGTTGCTACTCTTAACTCTCAGGATACCAAAAAGTTTCTTGATCAAGTCTTTGGGTTTTATATATTAACTCAATACACGGAAATTTGTCGGTTCCTTAAAAATGATAATATAAATATTATAAATACCATCAAAGGAAACGCACAAAATATAAAAAGTCAGATAGATAAAATCAATGAATTAACTTCTAAGTCTATTATAGAAGGAGATGAACGAGAAATAGAAAAAGAAATAGAAGATATAAAGAAAGAATTAAATGAGAATATAGAAATCTATAATAATAATATTAAAAAACTAACGGAGGAGATTCAGGATAAAAAACAAAACATGGCCTCTCTTATAACGCTTGGCAAGAATAAGAAAAAAGAAATAGATTTTATCAAAAAAGGCAAATGTCCCACATGCGGAGCTCCTATTGATCAGTCCCGATTAAAAGACAAGGAAAAAGAAAGAGAAGAATTGCTGGAGGCATACAATACAATACATAGCACTATAACGCTCATAGAAGCTCATATTTCGCGTGAAAAGGATGAGATGAACAAATATATATCCGAGGGCAAAGATCGCGTTAAAATCAAAGAAAATTTACTTATAAGATTACGTGAACAGGCTAAGCGATCCTTGATAAATTTTGAGGAGGTTGAGAAGTTACAGAAAGAACTTATAAAATTAGATGAAGAATATAATAAGTATATAGAAGAAGGGTCTGCTTGGGATAGGCTTTATAATATTTTGTCTTGTGATATTAGATCAAAAATATTAAGTAATTTTATTCCTGTTATAAATAATAATATCTTAAAATACACTTCACTTCTTCAACAGCCTTATATAATAACTTTCGATGAGAATTTTAAGTGTATTATCAATATGTGTGGATATAAAGACCCTATACCACTCTCTTCATTATCTACAGGGCAACTTAAAACCGTGGATATGATAATTATATTAGGTGTTTTAGGAGCGATTATAGGGTCTTCTTCGATTAATATAATGTTCTTAGATGAACTTTTTTCGAATTTAGATGAATCCCTTAGAAATGATATGTGTAAAGTCTTAAAAGATTCTGTAAAATCTAATAATACGTTATTTATAGTATCTCATCAGGATATTGATGAACAATTTTTTAATGGGTTTATAGATCTGTCTTTAGAAAATATGGGGGATTTTAAGAAGAAGTCTTGTGTTAATATTACTTATAATGGATAATTATTATATTATCCAATTACGCACCATATGTAATATAAGTATCATATATTCTAATAAAATCCCATGGCCCAACTCGTAGGTATTTTATTTTATTTTCATAAAGAGTTTTAAATAAAGTCCAATTTTTAGTATAAAAATCTGTTGTACCGTATTTTTTAATTTGTCTTTTAAGTTTATTGCATAATTTAGTTTTTCGAATATCTATATATATACTATTAGTTATAGATGATATATTCATTAAAGTATTTTCATCCGGTTCTGACTGAGCAAATTCTACATGTATATTATCTTCTTTATCATAGTGTAGAATTATATTTTCAATTTCTTTCGTATATATAAATTCTAAAAACTTAGTATTAATATCTACATTTTTAACGACCGGAGCCTCAATACGCTCAATCCATCCAGGAATATTATTTATATCTTTTTGAGATTTAATGCTATATTTAATATTAATTGCCTGTTCTCCCCAAGATTTTTCATCAAATTTTATCCATTTTGGTGGATTAGATTTGATAGTAACAGGACTCCAATTGGTAGATGTGTCAGTATAAACCTTACCATTATTAACTTTCACTCTATTGTGTTTTAGGGCATATTCTAAATCGGTATTTTCTCCCAACCATTTGTATATAGCAATATCAGGAGTTTTATCCAGTAAATCATCTTCAGAATCGAAAAGCGACTCGTTTATATATTCTTTTATATTTTTCATTTTATATAAGGTCTTTCGGCTAATTTTACATATTGATTTCGTACTCCATCACCATCAGCACTTCTTCTAAAAATACTTAATACATATTGTGCTTTATGATTTTTTTTAGTAGATCTTGTTTCGAATATATATTCAGGATTTATAGTGAATTGATATATATTATCAGTATTCTTCACAGTAATTCCATCTAATAAATATTGTCCTTCTATAGGATTACCCTTTGAATCTGTCTTTTGTGGTAATATGGTTACATCTATTTTATTCTTAACCAAAGTATCATAAGATATAGTGTCGACATTTATAAGGTTTATTTTTCTAAAACCAATATTTCTTAAATCATCATCAGAGAAATATTTTTTAAGTTTAATTAAGTATATATCAATATGTTGATTATAAGCATCTACCAGGTAATATGTTGTGGGTTTATCAATAGTAAAAGATCCTACTGATGTCTGACCATAATATTTATAAGACCCTATAATATATGGAGTACCTGAAATTAACTTCTTTCCTACACCAGATGAAGGGATTCCATTATCTATGGCACAATTATCTAATGACCATTCACCTAAATATGCATCTTTAAGAGTTTCTTCTTTATTATCTATATCATTCGCTTGATAAAATATCTTATTTAATATTACTTTAATTCTATATCGAGTATCCCAGCTTTCGGATGTAATTTTGAAATTATATATATTCTTAGCATCATCTATAAGTATTATATCAGCCATACTAATATCTATATCCCCAGGATAAGATTGTTGATATATGAAATTACTTAATACAGAAAATTTTCTGAGACCAAACACTAATGTTTTATCAAAAAGCCCCGTAGTGAGATATTCTATAAGTGACTCATATGAATCATCTGTTATATAATAAGTTTTTTCATTTTGTAACACATCAACCCTTATCGTTTCAGGAGTTGATTCTGATAATAATCCATTTAAATCAAATGTAGTAATAGCATAGAGTCTTTGAAACCTTTCATGTATATTTTTCCATACAACTTTAATATTATCTAAGCTGATAAATTTATTAGGCATTATGGATGTATTTTAATTATAAAATAAAATTAATTTTATATAAATTTAAATTTATATAAAATAAAATATAATATTATATAAGTATGAAACCTATAAAAGAATATATAAACAAATCTTTATTTGAACAAAGGTAAAAAATTCAAGAAGGTTTGTTTGATCAAAGGCAAACAATCTATGAGGGATTGTTTGATGATGAAGACGATATGTTGGATAAGAAGCCTATCGAAGTCTGTTAAATCGCTTCTAAATGTGCTTAAAAAGTAGGTTCGTTAAATCGTTTGTAAACATACTCTACAGTATGTTTACAAATTTCCATTGGGTCGTCCCAGAATCATATACTCTCCAGTAAGGCATTTCAGACATTATTTCTGCTTCGGTTTTTCCTGCAATATCATATCCTATTCTTTTTAAGCATCCCTTGGAAAAAGTTGATCTGTGAAATCTTGTATAATCATCATAACTAATATACCAGTAAGCAGCTCTTATAATATTGTTGGAAATGAAACCTAAGGTTTCATATAAATGTCCATTAGAAATATCATTAGAAGAATATGATATAATAGTTTCACCAGGATGTTCTTTAAGAAAGTGTTTGAAGAGTTTAGATGCCCCTCCTATGATGTTTGTATTGATTTTATTACAGAATCTTGAAAGAACCCAATTGTTGTCCTTAGAGTTCTTATTAAATGTCATAAGGGATACTAATTGACCATTATAATATAATCCATAGCGGATCATAGTCGGGGTCTTGCCTTGTATATGATTGTTTTCTAAGAATTTACTACATTCTTTGCTATTAACTTCTTTTATAATACATTCTCTGGCATATATTTTGTTCTTTATAAGGCCCAATTTGGATAGTAATATAGATCTTAGAATATCTGGTTTAGAGTATACCCAGTCTTCCCATATAGATAATAATTGAACATTCCTTTCTTGACATTCTTTGAATTTATTGATGTGATATTTAGGTTCTTTGAGGGAATGCCAGTAAAGCCCATTACATTCAATGGCTATATTCTTAGAAGGGATGTATATATCAAGTTCTTTGGGTGATATTAAAGTTCTGTTATTAGTTTCGTATTGAATATCATATTCATCTAATATAGACCAGACAAAGAGTTCAATGGAAGTACCTTTAATTCCTAAATCGATTGGTAATAACTTAGTACAGGGTTCTGTTTGCAGTCTTTTTCTATCATTATAATTTTGTTGTTTGATTATGTAAGTTTTTTCTTCACATTTATTACAATTAGGATGAGGGCATTGCATTATCCATAAACCTTCTTCAGTATATCCTATATGGTCAGGATGAGGATTATAACATTTATTTTTATAATTTTTCTTAGCTTTTTCTCTAACTTCTTTATTAAGAAAAGTATATTTAACTCCATACTTATCTAAACAAGATGCTATAGATTTATCACGACATTTCTGAGTTTTGAAATAAGAAGTCACACCAAAATTTTTAAGACAAGTTTCTTCTTTCTTTTTTTGAATTTCTTTAGACTGAGAAGGATTCTTTACTCCGTATTTTTTAAGACATGTTTGCTCAGATCTTTCATTTCTTTTAGGGTTCTTTCCAGCACATCTTATAGAACAACATTCACAATAACCTTCTGTTAAAGTCTTAAAATTAGTTTCTTTACCACATACAGGGCATTTATGCTCAGGATTATTGTATATATAATTATACAATTGCTCTGAAAATGTTTTACCAGGTTTTTTAATAATTTCTTTATAATCCTCAGGCCAATGAATCTTTATATATCTTGAATTAGCCTTTCCTTTAGGATTTAATAATATTTCCTGTATATCCATATCTATTAATATTTCTTATAAAATAAAAAGAATAGTCGGATTATTAAATAAAAAAGGACCTCAAATAAGAGGTCCTATAAATTTATATTATATATTTTTATTCTTCATCGTCAGGATGATTTTCATCATTTAAGATATCATCGCAATGATCTTTGACTTTCTTTTTACGTTTCTTTATAACTTTCTTTATAGTTTCTATTTTATCTTCCTTAGATTCTAAAAGATTTGCTATTTGATCAATTAAAGACTCTGAAGGAGCATTATCTGGATCGCCTGCTAAGTTCAATTCATCAATTTCTTCTTTTTTCAATTTCTCATTTAATGCAAGATCTGCGGCAGAATACTGTAAATATTTTTGTACTAAGAATTTAGATGAGAAGAATTTGACCTCGTTTCCTTCCATATCCATATCTACTAAACTTTCTTTCATTGTATTTATGAACTCCACTCGTTTTTGCGTGAGTTCCAAGTCCATCATCTCTTCAAATAAATTATAGGAATGATATTTCAAAGAAACTGCTTCAAGAATCTCTCTATTATCTTGTAATTCTGGTATAGAAAGCGCTAATTGTAATTGAAGGGGTTTAATAATAATTTGAGAGAATTGATTGCGTAGACGTGTCACAAATCGTGCAAATTCTATCTCAGTTCTTGTTGCAGATGTAGGATCAGATCCAAACCAGGTCTCACCAGATTCCTGGTCAAAGCGTGAAAGGGGTATTTTAGAAATTTTATATAATTGATTCTTAAAATACTTTAATTGATCATTATCATTGAGCTCAGGGCCTTCTCCACCTAATGTTTCAACCTGAGGAGATCCGGATTCAGATTCTGGGAACCAATATTCTTTATTAAAAGGCATATTAACTTGACCATTTATCTGAAGCTCACCAGAATCTGATAAAAACTTTATATCTTCTTTATACTTATTCATAGCAGAGCTCAGCGTTTGCATACCCATAACCTTATTCATACCCTTAATAGGTATTGTAAATTTCATTTTATAAGATGAATTAGTTATAGTCCAAATTAATTGTGCTTGTTCAATAATTCTATATATATTAAAAGGCCTTATAAGTCGTTCAAGATAAGAAGTTCTGGAGACACAGCCGGTTTCTTGATATGCCACATAGATTATTTGAGAATCTAATAAAGTCCTTTCACGACCTTGTATACCCGAGAATTGTACCCAATACCATTTATTATTCTTAAATTTTCTTGTCAATGTAGCAGCATCGACAGGTATAAGCCCTATGATCTTAGTAGGTTTATTAAGGTCATCATAGACTATTTCCCATGACAAATTCCCCTCTATCAAAAATCTCTTAAAATCATCCCAAGCTCGGTACTTCCAATTAAGCATTTTATAAAACTTCCTATACCACTCAGACATAGTACTGGTAATATTATCTCTGACTTCCTTCTTAAGATCTCCCATTTCTTGCTGTTCCATAAAGGGTTCTGCGAAATAAGTATAATCAGAGTCATATACAATAGACTCATTTGCCATTGTATCAAGAATATCTTCGAGCTCTGGTTGTAGAGCTAATTTACGGAGTGCTTCTCTTTTTTCTTGAAAATCCTTTTCGAAGAAATTTTTATCTTGATTATTCTTAACCTTCCAAGAACTTGATAATTGTGCAAAAAGATCCTGTTGAACAAACTGATCAGGCTTTGGTATAAGACTTTTATCAGCAGGAAGTGCACGCATATTCGCGACCACATCTTCTTCATATCTCATACCCATACGAGACATGTTAGAAAAGAATTTTGCTACGAGATTTTTTTTCTTTTTCTTTTGAGTATCTTTTGAATATTTAGGTCGAAAATTGGAGGTTTCCTTAAACCCTGGGATACTTGAAGGATTTTTAAGAGCATATCCTTCTCCTATAAACATATCAGTAGATTCTTGTAAGACCTTAGATTGTACTTCAGTATGATTGTCCATGGACAATTTTTTTAATATATAATAACTTATATCAATACTCTAATGAAATATTTATTATATATTTATGAATATACATTATAAGATGAAACCTATAAAACAATATATAATAGAATCTTTATTTGACTCTGGGGATGATTTGCTTGATAATGTACCAGAAGAACCCATATTACAATGGCTTGAAAAGAATGTTTTTAGTTGGTATATGATGAAAGATCATGTTAAGATTAAAAACGGAGTTATTTATCATACTGGTAAAACCTATTCCCCTTATTTCTTCAGTGCTAATCCCCCTGAATGGGTAAAATTCGATAAAAAATCCTGGGAGGAGATCCCTACAGGAATTAAATATAATGCTATTTCTCAAAATGATATAAATAATATTCCCGGAAAACTTGAAGAAATAGATTGCGATATTATAAAAAATCTTAATATAAAAAATTCATATGTAATAATAACTAATATAAAAGATCTGGAGAATATTAAGTTATCTTATAAAGACCAATTGGTCTGCATTAATGTAACTTTTCAAAATAGTGATTGGAAGGGTGCTGATGTGAATGAAAAGATACTAACCGAATTATATTCGAAAACAAACCATATTATTATAGATATTCGAAAATCTAAATTATCTGGGAAATTTTTGAGGCAAATTAACAAATATGGTTTAGATGTTTTTTATGAAAAAAATAAAAAATTATTTGATACATTATTTACAAATGGCATTGAACATTTGTCCCTTGGGATGTATAGGGATATAGAAATTTATGAGGACCATATTGAATTTGCAAAGTAATCCCGAATTTTCAAATATATAAAAATAAGACCTTTAAAGGTCTTATTTTTTTTGTACATATAAATTAGGATGATTCTCTCCTATCTTAATAATTTTTCCATTGACATCTACTATAAAAATTATTTCTCCTGAAATTATTTCATAATCTTTTATAGTACCAACCACATCAAAAGGAACTAAGCAATCGCATTTGAATCTCATTTTATGATCTTTTAAGGATTTTCCTATATAGTCCTTAAAAGTCTCATTCATGTCTTACTTTGTATTTATCAACACTAAAAATATTTACTAAACTAAAATCGATAAAATCGGGAGTTTTGTCATGGAGTTCTCTTACAAAAAGTTTATGAGAAGGGCTTTTTGGGTTTAATACAACTTTAAAGCCCTTCCAATCTAATTCAACTCTTGTAAAGAATTGAGTATCGGGATAATATATAGGGTTCTCGTCAGTTCTTCTTTTGACTACATAAGTCACTGGATAAGTTTCGTTAGAGGGAGCATTATATTCTTTATATAAATCATCATTATCTTCTTCATTATATATCACGTACTTACCACAGTGTTCTTCCAGCCATATCCGAGCTGCTAAGAACTTATCTAATTTCTCAGCGTTTTTCATAATAGTATTTTCATCATCAAATAATGACATATGTTTAATAATAACCTTATGAAGCTCTTTGTTTATCATTTTGCCATTGACCATCGTAAAGATTTTCCACATCAGAGCTCTGAAAGACTATAGCCTGTGCTACTCGAGCACCTTTTTCGATTTTTATAGGTCTTATAACGTGCATAAAAGCACCCATGGAATCCGTCTCAAATCCTGCATCGAATTGTCCTGAGTGTATTATAGCACCACATCGTACAAGTGAAGATCTTGTCTTAAGATGCAAAGAACAGTTACTGGGGATCTTACAACCTTCTTCAAAGATTACTTCATAATAACCAGGTTCGATATATCCGAGTTCGTAATGATCATAAAAAGGTAGATGTGTTTTACCCACAGAAGGAATATGCCCGATTCCAGTTACAAGTTTTATGTCTTTAATACGGAGATCTATACCTTGTTGTTGAAGGGCCTCTTTGCAAGATCCTGTTATAATACCCCTTTCTAATATTTCTTTGCCTGTTAATTGCATAATTATTTATCGTTTATATTTATATATTAAAGGTTATTAAAAAATTTAAAACAAACTCATCTGAATATATCCATCGGAATTCAATTTGTTATATCCAATGGCATTTAAAATTCTGTTAAAGGGATCTAATAAAAACTTCTGGAACATTACTTCTTTGTCTATGGGCGCATATTGTTCCGCCCATTTTGGATAATTCCTTGATTGAAATGCAAAGAATTGTTCTTCAGCTTTATGATTGTTATTCTTGATCTGATAAATCTTTAGTTTACCACCATATAAAGGATCTCCTGGGAGATTGTTGATATTTCTAATGTTATTATAAGTACCCAATGCGCGGACGTTATAAGGGCATTTAGGAGCTACTTGTACACCCCACTTGTTATTATCATTGAGGATGTATTTAGTATAATTTTGAACTCCTTTATTTTCACATATATCCTCCAGTGGTGCTTCCATCCATTTTTTCTTTTCTTTCTGGACTTCTATATTCAATTGCTGTAATAGATACTGGTCATTATGTTCCAAAAGATATATTATAAGTCTTTTGAGGGATTCACGGGCTTGTTTAGGATAACTTGATTTGGTTGTTTCAAGTCCTTTGGCCTTATATATAAGTTTATCTACATCGGGACAATAACCATCTTTCCATATAAGAAGTTGTGCATATCTCTTTTTAACATCTAATCGAACATCAGAATAAGCTACTGTTTCAAGTTCAAAATCATGAGTTGAATGAACATGTCTGGATTTATAATAGTTTTCCATAAATTCTCTATTATGTTTGTCAAGATATCCAGTATTAAATCTTACTATAATATCTCTAAGTCTTTCTAATGACATTTTATCATGATCTTTAATAGTCTTGATGAGATTTTCATAGGAAATATATAAACTATCCGTATCCCCAGCTACAGGTATTAAAAGATTCTTACAAGAAGTATTGGGATCTAATTGAATGTCAAGTTCTTTGTGAACTTCGATCATATTTTTCCAATTATTATCTACATATTCTGGGATATGTTTCTCCATAAGATGTATAAGATTCCTACCCTCACCCGTAATATCATTGGCAAGAGGCATTAAGTACCAGAAAAAAGCTACATGTGATGATCCTCCATATAGAGAGTTCATTACGAGTTTATTGGCTTGTTCATAAGATGTTAGATATATTATTTCTGAATTTAATTTTTTCTTAAATTCATTCTTATCTTCTATCTTATATATATCTTTTGTGCAAGTAACGTTATAACCAATCTCCTTAAGCTTTTCTATTTCATCTGCGTTGTAAGTTTCTTCTTTAGGATGTCCTCCTGACATTATGTGATCTAAATCCGCAATTACGTTGGCTTTGAGAAGTTTTGCTACATACTTAGATTTATTTCTTTCATTTTTAAGTCGTAATTGAATCTTTTTGAAAGCATAATCTTTATCATTCTTATATATGGATCCATTAACTGAGACAAAGTAGTTTTTATCATTCTTAAAATGCTCCGCTTCTTGCTCATTATGATCATTTATATTACCTAAATAATTTTCTATAGAAATATTACAGGTAATAATAGTGGAAGGATAAAGTGACGCGAAATCATTGCAGCATACCCAATTCCTCTTTCCTGGAGATGGCTCCCTCACATAAGCACCTATCAAAGTCCCACGTTCTCTCCCATGAATTTCTTCAGGAACTACTTTAATACCTTCCTCATAAAAATAATTAAAGAACATCGCCTCAGCCAGAGCAATTTTTGAAAAACATGATCCTATTCTTTCCTTGCAAATAAGTGACTGAGAATATATATTAGAAAGTGTTTTGAATTTCTTATCTATAAGCTGCACCAAGACAGAGTCAATAGCATTATAAAAAACATACTTAGGATAATCTTCATTAAATAACTTCTGAAGATCTCCATCATACTTAATTTTATTCATCCCAACACTTTCCGATGCTATATAATCGAGTGATAGCGACTCTTTTACGGGCATCACAACCATGTCAAAATTTCCTATAACATCCATCATATCAAGTATAAGGGTATGCGAAGGCATCATCAATCGGACTTTTTCACCTCTCATATCAGTATAATTCTTAGGCATGAGCGTCCAAGACATTGATGCACTATTCAATGAAAGATCTGGATAATAACCCCTTATACGATTTTGTATATACTGCCAGTCAAACATTATAGAGTTCCAACCAGCTAAGACAGGAACTTTTGCCACGATGTTCTGAAGGAAATATTTAAGCATTTCTTCTTCCTTCTCGAAATATATATACTGAATCTTAGGAGTTCTCATATTAAGATCTTTGAAGAACTGACATGAATCCATATATTTATTAAAAGAATCCTTAAGATATCCTTCATCGGTCATTTCCTTAGTACCTAAAATAATTACATCACAATTTTCATTAGCAATTGATATAGTTGTTATAGGAAATTTTGCTTCAGAAGGCTCAGGAAATTCATCTGAGATCTCAGTTTCGATATCAAAAGTATACAATTTAGGTATATACTTAGCATTTATAAGATCTTGATATTTACTATCCAATTCCAGCATAAAAGCCCGGATATCGAATTGTGAGGGATTATCTACCCATTTAATATCACATTTAGATCCATCCCAATTCTCATAATGACCGCTGGGTGTTGAATAATAACTCTTGAATTTATTTACGTTGAAATTAAGAACTCCCTTAGCACCATTTTCTTTTATATAAGAAATGCTAAGATTTCTCTTATATTTGTTATAATTATAGTCCAATATCATACATTAAAAATATTGATGTTAACTCAATAGAAAATATTTAAGACCTTGGGATTTTTAATATACAAGAGATGTTTTAAGAATTATTATATATTCATATGAATAGGTATACTAACATAAATATTACGGATGACGATAATTTTTACCAGTATCTTATAGAATATCCTGGTGAGAGCTTATTGTCCTTAGACCAATCATATGAATATACTACGACATATATCCCTAAATCTAACGAGGTCTGTATAAATTTTATTAATGATTCTTCAAAAGTTATTAAAATAGGCAATGTGTGGATAGATGAAATGTCTGCTGAATATTCTAACATATGTATCCCTAATGAATTGTATACTAAGACATTAAAATTATACTTCCCACATTTCGCCCCTGAAGTTTATGCTAATAATATTAAATATGCTTTGACCATAAATACATGGGTGAACGGTTTTAGGATTGTTTTAGGATCTTTTATATTAAGCCGAATAGACGCTATAGCTTCTCCTGAGGTCATTAGAAAAGGCGGTAATGAATATTATGAATATATAGAAATCCCTATATTAGACCCCTGGAAGATTTTATATGATGACTCATGGAAGTCTTTTAGATCTAATATATGTCATGAAAGTGATGCATTAAATATTACAGAGGCATTATTATATTTCTCTTTATATCCTATAGAAAATGGTGAAGAGAATGGATATGTCATGAAAGATAGTTATCAGGGTGGTCAAAATTCTATTAATATATCAAATTCAGCAGATGATTACCTGAGATTGACTATATATCCTAATATATCCACCGGAAGGCAATTTTGTCAGCCCTTGAAAAATTCTTATATAGAAAATTTATGGGGTATTAAAAATCCTGACAATCCAAGTAGCATTAAAAAGAATAATGCTGAGGAAGAAAAATGTAATTGTATCCCGCTGGGTTCTAATAAGACTTATAATATATGGCGAGGGAATGATGTAAGTTATGATGAAGAACCTTGCGATACATGTGGATGCGAAGATATCCCTGAGACTTTTATAAAATCTATTATAGAAGATTATCTTGAAGGTGAAGGTGGTGATATAGGAGAGATATTAATACCTGGTACATGGGTTCCTTCTATAAATTGTAAGATATATTATAATAATACTTATAAGGGCCTACAAGAATATTTTGAAGAGACATATAATATAAATCAAGATTTATATATAGAATATAATCTTGTTGTGAGGGATAATGATAATATTTATACAACGAAATTAGAAAGGGTCTTTTCAGACCATTATACATTTTATGATACCGGTATAAACAATCCTTCACAGGAAAATCTTATCAATTGGCCCTGGATAGAAGAATATTATAAAAAATCCCCCGATAATAGTCTTTATATGCAATGTATAGCCACTTTGCAGTTTAAGGAAGGAGATTCTTATAAAGATTTTATATATATCAGATCAAATATATTACCTCTTACACAAGAACTTCTGGGATATTTTATTAATAGAGACCCTAATAATATTACAGAAGATGATGATAAAAATATTTATTATGTAAATTTAGATAATGTTGATATGAATCTATATACTATTAACGCTGTTAATAAAACTATTAATAAAATTTATCAATTGGATAATCCGAGTGATTCCAAGGCTAATATAATACAACCTATATTCTTTAAGGCACGTGACGTGTCTAATATAATTGTACATAATGCAGTTACAGAAAATATTTGTATAAACTTAGATTCTTTTAAGTCAAAAGTTAAGACCTTTATAATACAAATAGAAAACACTCCCTTTACAGAAATAGGTCGCACTTCGGCAGGTGTTATATTTAAGATCATAGGCAATAAACTCCCGGGGAACTCTACTTCGGGTGTATATTATATACTTAATGAAGATGGTGAATTAATCACTAATGGAAATTATAGATATGAAGCATAATTATGGTAGATTTTAGTCTTAAAAGAGGATCTGCATCATGTAAATCAGATATAGATTTGATATTACAGCAAATAGATATCTTATTTGATACTACTCCAACAGAAGTCTTTGGAGAGGAAGAATATGGTACTACTTATGATCGTTATTTGCACCAGCTGAAAATTTCTAACGAAGCCCTTAAACAAGAAGTTTTATCAGATCTGGGTAATATTCAATTGTTTGGATATATGCCAACTGTAGACGTATATTTGCTCCAGGGTACCGAAGATGATATAGCTCTTATAGATATACATTTATCTCGCGATGACGAGACTTATAATAAAACTTATAAAATATCATGAAAATATTTAGTTTATTAGACACTCAATATACAAACTTTATACAATCTGTTAAGAATTACCTTTCTAATACATTATCAAATTATGATGAATCGTATGGTAATTCAACGATTTTTGGGCAGATTATAAATGTTTTAAGCGCCACTGTCCAGAATATAATGTTGTATATAGAAGATGCCTTTACAGAACAAAATAAGTATACCGCACAGAGAAAAAAATCTATATATGGCTTAGCAGCCCTTTCAGGATATCATCCCAGTCTGGGTAAGGCCACTGGAGTACAATTAAAAATTAATTTCACTCCATCTAATACGCAAGACCTTAATGTAGTAATAAATAATAAGGAACAACTTATATGTACTCAAAACGGTCTTCAATATAATATTATATTACCTCAGGAAGCCATTGTAATGTCTATAGAAAAAGACAATAGTACTCGTTATATATATGCAGTTCAAGGTCAATTTGAATCTCAGACTTTTATTGCTGATGGTGGAAGATATTATACACAGAATTTTAAGTATCAAGGAAATCTCGATACAGATTATTTAGAAGTCCGCGTTAATGATGTTTTATATGATCAAGTAGCGAGTGTTTATGATATGGATCCAGATGGAACACAATATACTTTTAAGGTCAATTATGTTTCTGGAGTAGATATAATATTTGGTAATAATGTTCATGGCAGGGCATTAAATGAAGGAGATGTTATAAAAATTACTTATTTGGTTCATGATGGTGAACATGGTAATCTTGATGTTTCTAAAGATACTTATTTTGTATTTAATAACAATTTAATAGATATATCAGGAACGACTGTAAATGGCAATAATATCTTTAATGTAACTTTTGCCACTAATGATGCCGTTACATCGGGTTCAAATAGTGAGACAACAGTGCAAGTCCGTAATATGATCGGCTTAAATTCTCGTAGTCTTGTAATGTCTTCCTCAGATAATTATAAAAACTTCCTTAGTAAATTTTCTTTCTGTGGTTATAACAGAACTTGGTCAGAGCCAGGATCACTCATAATAAACTCTTTGATAATACGTAATTACAAACTATTATTAGACTCTGGTAAAGATTATTTTAGTATGACTGAGAATGATTATAAACTTACTGATGTCCAAAAAGAATCCCTTATAAACGCTGTTAACAAAAATGGTACGCAAATGGCCGGGGTAACTTATAATATCATTGACCCAGAAATTTGTAAGTATGCTATGTATGTTTATATAAAACTTAAGAAAACCTCTGCAGATCGCGAATATATTAATCAACAAATTCGTAATAGTATAGCGAATTTCTTTTCGGATGTTCAGTCTGATATTTATATACCTAAATCGGATATTATAAATCTTATAAAGAATGAAGTAAGCTCGGTTGATGGTGTCAATGTGTATTTCTTATCAGAAAAAAATGAAACCGCCCTACAAACGAAAGAATATACTAAAGTAACTCAGACATATAATCCTTCTACTAATACATTTGACAAGAAAACTGAACATATATATTTATATGATGGTGAGAATCCCAATTTGGGTCTGGATGATCATGGTAATATATACTTAGAAAGTGATGAACAATTTCCTGTGCTCATGGGTGGATGGGATTATCTTAATAAAGAAGGCCAGGAAGTAAAAATTATAGATCCTTTAATAATAGTTTTTGAATAATATGATTAAGTTTATAAATTTACAATTAGGCAATGTATATGATGGATCTAAACCCTTTATTCATTGGTTTGAGGGTCAATGTTCCACTAATCTTATATATACTCAACCTATAGGATTTTTATCAGACAAAGAGAGTGTTATTATATCTATAGATAGCGATATTTTTTCGGTACTCGACATGACGAAAATAAATGATGTCGAGAATATCAATGAAATTAATTATACAGATTTAACAAACCTTAAAAAGTCTACCATAAAACTTAAAGGAACACCTTATAGTAACTTTTATGTATATATAACATACTTCTCAGCATCTTCATTAACAGCTGCTGAGTATATAGAAAGTTTTTATATAGATAACGAAGAATTTAATATAGGTATTGATTTATATACTGAGAACGAACCCTTATATATAAATGCTTCAAACATGGGAGTAGAAATTCCTGAGTCTATTCAAAAAGCTATATATGACGTTAATGTACATGAAGAAAAGAAAGATAATATAACACTTAATAGAAAATTCAAAGAACTCATGTCTAATTACTGGGATATGATAGCTAATAAAGGATCCTATAAATCTTTATTAAACTGTCTCAAATGGTTTGAATGGGGAGATGTCTTAAAAATCAGAGAGATATGGAAACATGAAGATTTTGGTAAAAAAACCTATGAAGATAGATCTCTTAATTCAATATTAGAAGAAAAATATAAAGACGCCCTAACATCTTTTGCTAAGACTACTTATATATCATTATATTGTGCTCTGCAGAGTCCCGTAGAAAATTCTTATGATCTCGAAAAGAATCCAACATTGGAAGATATAGTATATAAATGGGCAAGAAATGATATGGCTCTTAAAATGTGTTTATTAGGTAATTTTTATCAAACATATTTTATGCCCATACATCTTGATTTACTTCATATGACTCTTGAAAATAAAGTCTTTACAAATACTATTAAGAATATTCCTTGGGGATCTTTAAGTCGTTATGATATGTTTCTTGACTGCAAATCATTTGAATGTGTTATAAACAACAATAAAGATATTATATTATCCAATGTTTCTACAGGAGCTGATAAAAACACACTTTTCTCCGGTGGCATTCCAAGTTCTTATAAAGACTCTATAATAATCGGTGTTAAGCCTTTGAGTGATGTTAAACAAATAACAGAGGGGGAACTTCCTTTATTATATTCGCATAATTATAATGGTCCTGGTGTTATAATACCTATAAAATGTATTATACCCATAGAGAAAGATGATATTGTTAAGCATGAAAAGCTCTTTATAAAAAAATCTAAGGAATGGATATCTATAGAAGATTATAAAATATTCAATAGTATAAAAGGTAAATGTGAAATAAACTTTAACATCCTTCTTAAAGATGCTGGTAATTATACACTTAAATTACGTTTTGAAGCAGCATCAGGAAAGAATTTTGAGAAGTCTATAGATTTCACTGTATATGACATATCTAACATTACCTTAGATTTTTATGTTGTAGAAAAGATTTTTAGCCCTTCTTTATTGTCAAAAAGAAATTATTTAATAAGACCTACAAATCTTAAACATGTCTTTGAAAATACTCTTAGCACTTCTGATAATCTTAATACATATGTTCAATATATACCTATAGGAGATATGACTAAACTTTCTGGAATAGGTCTTAATAATGTAGTAGCAATATCTTCTGATAAAGAAATTAGTTCCTTGGAAGAATATTGGTTTGCCTATAGTTGTACAAGAGAAACTGATATTGTTTCAATATTTGTTTCGAAGAAATTTACAAATGACTTATATAAAGATACTAAGGGTAATTATAAAATTCTAAAAAATTCCTTAGAGTTCATCCCTCAATATCATAATATTAGCCCCATATTTACATCGATTACAAATGATGATATTGATAATTATATTATAGACAATCAAGCTATATATATAAGACCTACAATAAGATCTAAAGATGATAGCACTGTAAATTTTGATTGGAGCAGGTACTTAAAAAGTGCTACTTGGACATTTCATAATCAGACCACTGGTGAAAATTTTATATACAATGAACATATAACAACTCCTATTATAGCATCTAAAAACAAACCCTTAACGAAAGGTTATTATGATGTTAAATTTCAATACTCCTTAACTAATTCTCAAGAAGAACATATTATTGAGTATAAATCAATATTTGTGAAAAAATAGTTATTATGGAAAACATAAATAAATACATTTACGAAGAATTTAATCCAGAAACCAAAGAAAATATAGACAAATGGATTAAAAAAAATTCCAAAGGGTCTTTTAAGTTATTATACCTCAAATGTGGCCATATAAAACTCACCAGAGGTCATATTATACTATCGACCAATGAAACCCATTTTCCTGATTATATAAGATTTGCTACGGTCCGCGGAGATATATCTATAGAAAACTGCCCCAATCTCACAAATATCCGGGGTCTTTTCTGTCAAGAATTACCTATAGAAGGCTCATTAGATATCAGTAATTGTCCTAAATTAGAATCTCTTGAGGGACTTTCATTCCTCATTACCAAAAACTTAACATTAGTATCTTGCCCGTCTCTTAAAGTGTCAGGTGAAACTCCTATACATGTAATGGGTAATACTTACGTTAATAAATGTGGTAAGAAATGGAATAGTGATACTTTTAAGAAAGTAGAAGAATCTTTAAGTATTAATGAAGAACTCAATGAACCCCATTTATTAAAACTCGCCAATCAACTTCGTAAAGACAAATCATGGTCTGTATATAATAAAATATTCAAAGACAATGAAATGTCTTGGAAAGAAGTACTCCCCAGCGATGTAAGAGAATATACTGATGTTGACGATGAAAGATTTAGAGGCATTAGACGAATTATTTCACTTAAGAATTTAGGATGTATTCTTTTAGGTGACGGTGAAAAATATACCCATATTATTAATGGTCTTAAAAATGTCTTAGATCTTCATAATAATACTATTAATAACATTCGATATACAGATATCATGGGTCTTGCTAAGAAAGCTAAGAATGTGACTTGCGTAGATTTTACGAGAACTCCTAAATTAGGTATTAAATTGGATTGATTATAGGGATACTTTTAAGTACATATAGAGGTGATTTAACAAACATATTGTTTAAGCCCGTTTAGAGACGATTTAACAGACTTTAATAGGCTCAGATATATAAATCTATATCTGAGCCTATTTTGTTATGTTAGAGAGCAAATATGAGAGTAATTAAATATCCAA